GTAATTTTCTATCAAAAATTAAACACACATAATTGTCTTTTCCAATAAACTTTGGTAAGTTGTGTGTAAATCTATCTTCTACATAAAAGAAATTACAAACAATCAAACTTATTGTTTGTAATTTTTCAACAGTTAAGTTGCTATTATCAAAATATATTTCTTCCCAATCGTAGTTCTTACCTGTTTTAATTATTTTTACACCATTTTTTTTTGAGTAAATCAATAAGTTCTTTTTTATTTTTCATAACTTTCAATTTTTAAGTAGTCAGGACAAGTTTCGAGCTTGCACGTTAGCTTTACATTTCGTTGACTAACCGCACCTTAAAGCGAGCGTCTTACCAATTCCGCCACCTGACTATTTGTTAGTGTTAATTAACAGGATACAAAATTAATGTCCTTGGTTTTGATTTTATTTCTTTCCATTTATCTTCTGACATACAAGCATCATCTGAAGTCCATCCCATTGAATAAACATTACCTGAATAAGTGTTATCAGGAATATAAACAGAATCAGAGTCAACACCAGCAAGTGGACTATATCCGTTACCTTCACTATCTTTTTGTAAAACTACTTCCATTTCATTAGGAAGATTTGTTATTAATTCTTTTAATTCTTTAATAGTCATAATTTTAAGTAGTTAAGAACAGATTAAAAAACAACCAACTGCCTTCTAAGTAGGATATAATTAGCCATTAGGTGTTCTGGAGTAAGGCAAATTCTAAAATCTTCCAGCCTTTTTAGTAATTATCATATACATTAACCTAAACCACTCACATCTTAGAACTGTGAGGTAACAGGACAGCTTTGCACTGCTTCCTACAAACCTTGTTACTGTCTAGTGTTTATCAGTTGGTTGTTTTATAAGTTTTAGAACAATTCTGCTAACAAACCATTCAATCTGTTAAGACCATCTTCCAATCCTTCAATTTGAAGCTGTGCATTTATAACAGCTTGAGAATCAAACGGTCTTGCAGATTTAGCAGCTTGTAACACTTGTTTACTAGAGGCCAATGACCGTTTTGTAGCCAATACGTCTGCTTGCAATTGCTGTTGAGCTTCTTCTACCTGAAACTCCACTTGCTGTTCGTCTTTCTCCTTCTGTGATTGTTGCAACAGGTCTCTGTATTTTAATTGCTGTGCTACTAGTTGTGTTTCCTTTTTCATTTTGTTTTGTTTTTATATGTGAATTAAACTCTTTAGGATATTTTTGAAAGAATACGTCAAACTTTTTATCACTAATAACAACATCCCAGAAATAATGTTTTTCTGGTGTTGATCCCCAACTAAATCCACCATCAGAGAGACAAGCATCTCTTTCAGCTACAAACACAGATATATCACGCTCACCTGTTTGTTCAAACTGTCTTTGAAGCATCATTTCTACTATTTCAGGAGGAAAATCAGCTATTTCTCCTTGATATGAAAGAGAAGGTTTAGCACCATATTTTTCATAATAAACTTTATATATACCATGATTTATATCGTACCAAAACTCACCCTTCTCTGGTGTGTTAGTCCATAGAAATCCTAGAATATAGCGTTTTGGCCATTCTTGTTCCACTCTTCTATCAAGAGCTAACATAATGATTTCTTCAGGCATATCTTTTGGATAATTCACCTTTGGATATTTATCATAGAAAACATCAAACTCTTTTTTATGAATAACAACAGCCCAGAAATCATGTTCTTCAGGTGTATCAGACCATCTAAAACCAGCAGTTTTACATCCTTGAAATACGCTCCAATCTTTCTTACCATATTTCTGTTGCTGTCTATACATCATAAGATGTCTTATTTCTATTGGAAATTCATCTACAGTCATAATGTGTGTTTTTAAAAGTTAGGTACAGTAATTTTACTACTTACTTTTTCTATATCTTCAATAAATAATCCTGCAGAGGAAGAATCTCCCACACCCCCAGGTAAAAAATAACTACATTTAGGTTCTTGTTTATCATAAGAATAAAAACAAGGAGTAGGAGTTTTATAACCATAAATTAAAACCCAATACCAACCATTTTCTTTAGGTAAGTCTTCTAATTTCATAATTTTATCTCTTTTTAATGTTAAAGAATTTATTAGTAGTAAATGGTTTTTTATTTTGACTATATAACTCAATAGATGTAAACATATACATCATTATAAAAGTAAATGTATTAAGTATAGGAAATATAACTAAAAATACATCTTTTTCATTTGGATTAATATTTGTCCATAATTTATTATATGTCCATCTAATTACAACATAAGACAACAAACAAGAAACAATGTAAATAATAATAAAATAAATCATAATATGTGTTTTTATTTAATAAGTAATTCTTACATGAGCAAATAGCCATATTATTCCCAAAATACAATAAAATATTACAGATAAAAAACAACATATACCAGTTAACAGTCCAATTGGTCCCATTTCACCCTCTTCAATTACACTACTTAATATTCCAAGAAGAAGAGTGACTATTAGAGGTATTAAATATAAATGTATTGTTATCATGGCTTTACGTATTTACCTTTAAACTCCACTGTTACACCAATAGTGGCAAAATGCTTTGTAATGGCTATTTCCCTTTCTTCTGATGTAATAACACTATCATCATTTATTCTTACAGCTTTAGCTGTAAATGCTGAATTATAACCTGGAGAAGCAAGTAAATCTGGTATATCCCAATCAGCAGCTATACTACCAGGAGTTTGTTTGTTTAGTAAATCTTTCTTAGAAATACCCATTTGATGGCACCTAAATCCAAGACAGCACATAAAACCCTCAGAGTTTAAAAGAAACGTACCTCCAATTCCTGTTTCGTTTTTACTATTGTAAATTCCTCCTGTTCTCCATTTTGCTCTGTTAATAATTAAATAGTCTTTCATTGTAAAAATGTTTTAAAAATACAGCGGGGGCTTTACCTTTTATCCAACACTAGCATATGAGGTGTTCCTAAAGCAAGGACTTTTTCATACCTAATACGTGATAATAGCATAAAGCCCCGCTGCATTATAAATTATTTAATCACTTTGACAAAAGGTAACCCACTACCTGACCATGTTCCAGGTAATACACCATTCCATTTATCAATGGCTTTTTGTTCTAAAATTTGTGGAGTTATACCTCTAGAGCGTATAATATCTTCTTGAGCTTGTAATTCAGCTAATTCATTCTTTTTTCTTTGTTCAGTAATTTGTTGATCAATTACAGAAATATTAGTATTAACTTCATTACGAGTGTCAATTTTAGTCTTTACCTTTTCAGAAAAGTCTAAATTAGAACTAAAAGATATAAGTTCCAAACCAGCAAGTTCAAAAGATTTTTTAACTATTTCTTGAACTCGTTGTTCAAATAGTAAAGAACCACCTTGAGCCATTAAAGTGTCTGTAGTGTATTTTCTGCTTTCTTTTTTAATAATATCATAAATACGAGGTTCTAATACATTGTCTTCTAATGCTCTCATAAAGCCATCACCGGATCCAAGTCTAGAATTTTGAAAAACAAGATCAACAACTTTAGTTTCAATAGCTTTATATTAATATACAGGTTTAGAAGTAAATTCTGTGTTATCAGAAGCTTTAAGTTTTAACAGCTTGTCTGTGCCATCATCATTTTGAAAAGCACCTCTTTGTTCCCATGCAGGAACTTGAAACAATTCTGTTCCTGGACTCCAGGTTGGAACTCTACCTTGTTGGCGTGAGTAATCACTCTTACCAGATTTACCATAATTCTCCATTAAAACACCATACCAATTAGGTGCTACTCTTTCACATGATGTAAAAGCAAAAGCTGCAATAGCTAAAACTAAAATTAATTTTTTCATTTATTTTGTTTTTTGTTGTTTTTAAAAATTTTTGTTGATGCATAATATGTCAATCCTATAAAAATAGCCCAAGCTAACCAAGGATTAACATGATTAAATGTCCATACTGTAGTAAAGAATCCTACAGCAAAAAATAATACAGTAAAAAAGATTTTGTTTAACATAAAAGTGTAATAGATTAAAAGTAATGGGAGAATTAATATAATTCTCCCATTTTTGTAGTTTAATTGGTAGTAAATTCTTGTGTTCCATAGCCTTCTTTAAGACCAGGAAAAGCTCTACCTATTGATTTATACATGACATTACTAAGTAATGTATCCACTGTATTGTCTTTCACTTGATCTTCACGCATAAATTCTATATGATGCCTCATAGAAGCAATAGAATCCAAGAATACATCAGTAGAAATAATTCCACCATGAAGCTTTTCTGCATATTTTCTTGCACGACGACCAATTTCAGCAACTACAGCACCTTGTAAATTTTTAGGAGCAGCAACTGCAGCTGCAGAAAAATCTACATTTTCAAAACCACGCATACCTTCAACATGTAATTGAAAGATTTTACTAATCATTACATCATCACAGTAGTCAAAGTGTACCACTTGATCAATACGTCCTGGACGACGCATAGCTGGATTGATCTTTTTATGATTATTAGTAGTGAAAATAAATGTACAGTTTACATTTTTAAGTTCATTACCATCTAATTGATTTAAAAGATCATTCATACGGCTATCACGATCACCAGCTGATATTTGATCTACGTCTTCTACAAATACCATACAAGGTTGGTAATTCTTTAAGTAAGGAATAAGACTGTCAAATAAATCAGCATTATGAAGATAGAAGAAAGTACGGCCGTATAATTGTTTACCTGCTATACCAATACGAATAGCTGTTTCTGTTTTTCCTGTGCCAAAATCACCAGTGAATAACAAAGATGTTTTAGTTTTATCAGCTAATGAAGGAATGATAAGATTACCAATGATGCGTTCAACCTCATTACTTAAAACAATTTTCTTGTTTTCTTTAGGATTGATTGGATTAGCTAATAAACCACCTCTCACTTCACTAATTGTAACAGCACAAGATTTAACAACTGAGTTTTGAATAATGTATTTTTCAACTTCTTCCAAGAAAGAATTGACTTCTTTCTCATACTTAAGTTTAACTTTTACATTAATAGTTCCATTTGGATAAATATCCAAAATAGCATCTTCCCAACATGGTGCTAATACAGAACCAACATATCCTTGTTGAGTTTGTAATTCACCATCTGCACCATAACAAATAGGTATTTGTATATAATCATTTACTGCTGCATCACCACTTGTATCACGACGGCTTACGTGAATCATACCAAAATACTTTTTTATCATGGCATTCATTGCCACCATAAAATCATTCATGAAAAAATGCTTATAATGACGTTTATAAACACGAGTTGTTTCTTCTTCTTCAAACTGTTTTAACAAATTATAAGAAGCTTGCAATTTATTCATTGAAGTTGGAATAACCACTTTATGCAAGTTTTCCATTGAAATGGTTTCTGTACCATCTTTTCTGTCAGGAGAGAAATTATTTTTGTCCATCAAGTAAATTTGTTCGTCTTTAACTTCATCAATCATGAATTTATTTACACGATCTTGTAAGGTTTTGTTACTCATTTTTTGGTAATTTAGATTATTTAATTATTATTGTCAACTTTGTTTTACGATTACCTCTGTTAATTCTAGAAATAATCATTTGTTTTTCCAATGATTTTAAAGATCTTGTTACTGTAACAGGTGCAATACTCAATTCAGAAGCAATAGTGTTCACACTAACTACTAACTGATTATTCTCGCTATCTGCAAATGTACATAAGTAAGCATACATTGCTTTATCTCGTATACATATGTTTGGATCTCTCATTACAATACATGTACAAAATCCAAAACCACCTTTTTTTAAACGTGGATTAGACATAATACTAGTTTATTTATTGTGAATCATCAGATTGATTCACAATATTGTTTAAAAGTTGCGTAATTTCTTTATCAGAACTGTCATCAAAAGGATGATTACTCCATTTATAGAGTAGTTTAAGATAACTATCTACATTATAGTTTGATTTCTTAACAAGCTCAATGCGTTTAAACATTGTTTCTTTACTCATTTTATCAATCATTTCAATGTCTTCTTCATCATTTTCTTCTTTGTCTTCTTCTTTTTGTTTCAATTTTTGAACATGTTCAATCAACTCTAATATTTTAAGTTTAACAACATCTTCATCATTTTTTAAATCTTTTTCCACTTTGTAATGAGCAAAAGACTTAATCGCTAATTCTTCATATTGTCTGAAAAAGATTAACATAGAATAGAGTTCTAATTCATTAGTAGCTAATTTTACTACTCTTTCTAGATCACCTGTTAAGGTTTTTAGTTCTCTAGGACAAATTCCTTTTTCGTCATCTTCTCCATATAAGTCATATCTTTGAAGAGCACTTGAAAAAGCACAAAAAAATATTTTTTCTCTTGCTTTAATTCTAGTATCATCATTAATACCAATAGCATCAGTGAAAGCTGTAATTTCATGATTGAAAATAAATTTAGTTTCCATTTTTAATTAATTTATTTGATTAGGAAATAAAAAAAAGCTGGCTTAACGTACCAGTTGTGTGTGGGTTTCTTACATCTAAACAGTTAAACTGGATAGGTTCAGTGTTATATAACTACTTATTTTGTACGTATATATATTTATAAATAAAAGTTTCGTCACCCCAATTACGGCAAGTGTTGCTTAACATTTAAGTAAGATGAAATACATCATCAGCTTTTTCCTCCTGCAGCATCTCATTAGTTGATCAGACTTGATACCAAGGTTTGGAACATGAGCAGTGTCCACGCTAGTTAATGCTAGCCTCACCGAGTTTAACTATTTAGATGTATGTTGTTATTTTGATCAATAACAAGCTTAGCCATTGACTTTTTGTGAATCTGAATAGTAAAATCTTTAAAAAAGACAGTTCTGTATTCAACTTTTAATGGTTGACTACTTGATGTAGTTTCATTTTTAGTAGCCATGTTTTTTCTTCTTGTTACCCATGCTTTAAGTCTACTAGCAGATAGCTCATCTTTTGCTGGTGTTATTGTAACAAGACCATCAGCTTTAAGTCTTTTAATTCTTTGTTTTAACGCTTCTACTGTTCTAAGATTATACTTAGACATTAATTCTTTTTGATTTAATTTTTCAGAATTAACATCAATTATAAAACTTTTTAATTCTTGATTAGTAAAACGTCTGTTTGCAATAGTTTTCATAATTAATTTTTATGAGTTAGTAAATAAATAAAGAGACATTGGAACTCGAGACCCTTTATTTCTGTATTTCAGAATTTTTTGAAGGGTGAAATTTGGATGAACAATTTTAGTCATTTTAGTAAGCATTTTAGGAAACACTTTATATCTAAAATTGTCCATGTTTGCACAATTGTACAATTCAGTAAAAACTTTACTTTTTTGCTCACGACTTGAAGATAGAGTGAATGCAAAAATAGATTTTTTCTTTATAGTAGTTTGTGCAGCGGATATAAGATTGTTTAAATTTGATACAGATAGATTACCACAAAGATCTAACCAAACAACATCATATGTATTAGGATTAGCTTGTAGCTTATCAAAAATGTCACCAAATTCATAATTAATCTTACAAGGAACATCATTTTTCACTTCTACAAAAAGTGATTGATTTATTTCCATACAATCAATAATAGCATCAGGATATTTTTCAAGCACCATTTTTTCAAAAATGAAATTATTTGCTGGTAGACTTAAAATACGTATTTTGCGTTTATTCAATGTTGAAATTTGATCGAAGACATACTGTCTAGTTTTATGTTTCTTTTCAGAATAATGTTGATTAAATCTAGCCATAGGTTTATCAATTTATTATAATGATTGAATTAGAGGAAGTATTTTTAGAGCTTCTTCATAAGAAGTGGCCCAAATTTTATATCCGTCAATTTCATACTTGACTTTGACTGGTTGAACATTAATTTCTTTATTTCCCCATACAGATTCATCATTAAGAATACACACTGGTATCCATACAAAACCTGATTCCACACTTTTTTCAGTGCGTTTAACAATGTTGTTCTTTACAAGAAAATCTAATACACCTTGATTTTCACTGCAATCTTTAATAAGTATTTCATTTTCTTCCAAAAGAACATCAGGAAGATTTACAGAAGCAACAGCATAAGGAATACCATCTTCAACATCAATAAGTTCTAAACAAGTTCTATCATTAGAATACTTACTTTTGTTAATTAACACTTCTGATACTTTTTTATCAAAAGGACTCGTAATGTAAAATGTTTTTTTCATTTTTAATAGTTAAAGATTTTAAAATTTGGTTTACTTCTTCTATAAAATCATTCAAATAAGGAAATTCTTTTTCTGTATCAAATCTTTCATTTCTAATAGATAAAAATTGACCCGAAACTGCTTTATTACCAATTATATTAACTGATAAAGTGGCTCCATGTTTAGAAACATATCTGTTTTCACTATTAGAATTACTAAAATGAAACAATAAACATTCACCACTCATCATTTTTTTAACATAATTAGTGTATACACAATGTTTCATTTGTTTACCTTCTTTAAAAACATCTAATTCAGAAGCTAATAACTTAATATTATCAGTTTCAAGTTGTTTAAACGGCAATGCATGTTCAACATCAGTAGTGTTAAGAGAATCTAATTCATAAGACATTAATTCATCAGTCATTCTCTTATGTTCTAAATTCATTCTAGAATCACTCCATCTGTAGTCAATTTTTTGATCTAATGTTATACATTGAGTATACATATCAGATATATGTAGGTCTTGTTTAGTCCAAGCTTTAGACAAAAAAAAATGATTTATATTTTTGGCTACACTACCAAATGATAAAAATTCATGTTTATATAAATTATTTTTAAGAGCTTCTTTAAAAAACTTATGAGATGCATCTTTATATCCATACATACTCAATATTTTTTTTAATAACATTTCTTGGTTAGTAATTTTACCAACTATAACTTTACCCAAAATACTAGGCACTAAATAACTTATTAAAATTGAGTATGGTTTATTTTCATTAGTTAATTCATTATCTAATTGTTCTAACCAATCAATATTTAAAACTTTAATTATAGTTTTAATATCATGTGCAATTGAAGATATGTTATGATTAAACCACATTTTCATCCTACCTGATTTATCAACAGTAAAACCATTAACTCTATATTGTTTTTTATAATACTTACCATGTTTACCACGATTAATATTATAAGAAATATCACGATAATGTATTGTTCCATCATCGTGTTTGATAATGTCCTTTACAAAAGCCATTTGACCTTTAATATCTTTATGATAATAAATATTTTTTTTGATATCATCAGGTCTTGATAAAAACTCATTAAAAGTGTTCATGTTATTTTCAGAAATAGTAGTTATCATAAAAAATGTTTATTTAAAATAAAAATAGCCCAGTGTATATAACACACACTGGGCATTAGGAAAAAAACAGAAAGCAGAAAACATAAAAATTTTTATTAGTCACCATCCAAGTCATGCTCTGGTTGTACCAATTCTTTATTTGATTTTTCCGTAATTAGGAATTTTCCGTCTATACTTATAAGGAACTATGTATGCTTTTTGTGACCTATGTCCTTTGTACAAGGATTTTGATTTAGGTACACCACGCATAAAATAATTCTTATTAGTAGTGGGACATTGTCCACGACTACAAGAACTGAATAGTATAATTATAACAAATAGAATTATTCCTATATGTATAAATCGTTTATAACCACCAGTAACTTGATAAGTGGGACGTGTGTCAAGAACAAATGCAAAAGATAAAATCATTACAGATATAGTTGCTGAAATCATCAGTTTTAAATGATTATCAATAAAATAATAATATATTGCTACAATCATAAATATTGATGCAAAATATACAAACACTTCAGGCCAATAAATCTTTTTAACTATATGTCTCATTTGTTCTTTCCATTCAGTAATTGTCAAAGAAATAGATTCATAAACAGGATGTTTCCATTTTACCACCTTAGTAAGTATTTCAAGGATAATAGCCAATATAAGAGCTAATACCAATACAACACTTTGTAAAAACTTTTTCATAAATTAATATGATTTTAGGTTAGGAAATAAAAAATTGAACGTTCTATTTTATCCAACTACAAACGTTCAGGCTGTCCTCACATGACGCTTTATTAGAGACATCATTGTCATAACGGTGAGTTAGGAATAAATCTTTTTCAGTTTGGTAGCTGCTAGTGATTAACTATACCCTTTAAAGCCACATTCAGGGTGAACAAGACTCATATACATAACTAGTGTATTTCTCATCATCCAGAGTTGGACTATCCATTAGTGAAATGGAACGTAATTTTAGAAAGAGAACCCCTACATCTTTACAGATTTCAGGGTTCCCTAACCATAATTATTTTTTCACTAGTTTTTCAAACAAAGTTTTTACAAGATCTACAGGACCCGGACCATTTGGGCCAATAACAGCAGCATAACCATAGTTGTTATGTTTTTCTATTATTTCTGCACCTATTGGATAACCATATCCATCACTAATTCTATATGGTTGTTTAAACCAAGAAATAAAAAAACTATGTCTATAAGCACCACTAGTAAATACAGGAGCAAATGTTGTCCATGAAAATCTTTCTTCAGCACTTTTTATCTTTACTTGAAAAACTTCGTAATCAAAAGGAACATTTTCATACATTTCTTTTCCAAAAGTACAAAACCATATCTCTGTTGGTATACCCGCTGTTTCTAAAGCATATGTTGTAAGAATAGCTGTTTTAGCTATTTTTATAATATCCTCATCTGGTACATTACAACTAACACATATGTTAATTGCTAACTTTACAGTGGGTTTATTACCCTTACTTAAAACAACAAATGACTTATCTTCACCAGAAATAGCTCTTGGAACACTCAATCTAACACCTGATTCAACAAAAACATTACGTTTTTTATACGTAAGAGCTTGTTTAAGAACACTTTGATATTCTTTTGAAACCATGGTTTTAGAAATATCATTTTTACAAAGAGTTTTACCCTTGTTAGGATTCCATCTCTCTTCAAGAAACTTTTCACGAGTTTCTTCATTACCATAGGTAAAATCACATTCACGTTTAGTAATTAGTTGTGTAAACTCACGGTCATTTCTTGTAAATCCTGTATCAATAGGTGTTTCATCTACACTTTGTGACATAAATTCTTTAAGATTGTCAAATGTCACTATGTATGTATCTTTTTCTATAACAGATTTCATAGAAATTAGTTTTTTGGTTAGAAAAAAGAAAAGGTGTACTAATTTGAACATTTCAGTACACCTTTTCAATGACATTATTTGAGATCTGCAATAATCTTGTCCTTCAAAGTTTCATCCCAATGCATAGAAACAAGGGATAAAACATCCTTCTTGGTAAAAGAATTAACTAAAAGAACAGTGGCATCATAGAAACTACGAGTAGAAAACTCTTCATTATCTACGTGCTTTTTCATCCAACCTCTCACTCTGTTAAGCCAGTCATAGTGATTTCCAGCAATATGCTTTTCTAATTCCTCGTCATAGTTAATAACTATACGTGACATTTTAAATCTGTCTAGAAAAGCCTTATCCTGAATCTCACGTCCACTGTAATCTATAGAGCCACTACCAAATGTGTTACCTGCAAGGATGCAATAAAACTCAGGATGTTTAACTGCTACAGGTTTTTCCACACGGTTGGGTACACCTAATTGTCCAGAACGATCAAATGCAGCATTTAAAACCACACTGATATTTGGACTCATTGCATCAAACTCATCTACAAGAAACACACCACCATTCTCATAAAACTTGAGAAATGTAGATTCTATGTAGCCATTTATGTTAGCAAAGCCTAATAATTCAGACTTACTTGCTTCCATATTACAAGAAAAGCTTCCAAAAGGAAGATTCATAGCTTTAGCAGCTTGGCTAGCCATAGTGGACTTCCCAGAACCTGTTGGTCCTACAATAAGAGCTTGTTTGTACAGAGAAAGAAACTTAATCAGCTTGGTAAGCTCTTTATGAGCAGTGGGATCATCAACAGTGGCAATTTTTACGCTGTTTAAGTGAATGTCTATACGTTTAGATTCAAGAAAGCTCTCAATGATAGAATCCCGAGTAACTGTGAGATCTGATGTAATCTGTTTTTCAAGAATATCTTTTAACTCTTTCTTGATTTCGGCAAAACTGTCAAGGCTGGTTTCTACAACAGATGTTTTAATCATCTGCTGGATTTTTTCGTGTCTTAGTTTATAAGACACAATTTCGTTGATTTTAGCTGCTACCACTTCTTGTGGAATGCTAATTGAAAATTCACTCATGGTTAGGAGGTTTTTTAATAGTCATTAAATATAAAAAAAGAATAATACAAAAGGGAAAAACACAACTTTCTGACCTGTCGCTAGAGACATGTATAACATAGTATATATAAGAGAGTATATAATATAGTATGTTATACCTATCTCTACAGATAGATCAGGAATATGGTATGAGAGCCCAGAAACGCTATTAAGCAATCTCCAGACTCTCTTCACCAAAAATGTGTTTATAAAATTTGAAATGATATAGGATTTATGTATTTTCGTAATTCTGAAAGACTGAGAGATTGAAGTAATTTAGGAAACTCTTTGGTGATTCTAGCTTTCCAATTACAATCTGCAGCATTATATGCTTCTTGAACAAATTTTCTTGATAATTGTAATTTTGACACAATAGTTTGTTTTAATGTGTTTTTTATTTTAAACTTTATTGCAAATTGCTCTATGTAGATTGGAAATACTCTCAAAAGTGAACATTTGACATCCTACGTGCACTATTTTATTCACTCTATCTATTTTAGCAGTGTAATTAGAATTTAGTTTTACATCATCATTATTAGCCCATTCATCACAAAGTGCTATAAATTTTTCTACACTTATATTGTTAACATAAAGTGAGCTAGCTCCAATAAACATACCATCATTAAACCAAAGATGAATAAAACCCTTATTATATGAATCTCTACCTGTTTCTGCATATACAGGAACATCTTTACTTCTAGCATAATTAGCTAAAAACTCAAATAATTCTGCATTACATGGTGTAACTGAAACGTCTTTAAAAATTGATAAATCTTTCATGGTTTGTGTGTTTTTATTGTTATTAATTAGTAAATACTGTGGAGCCGAGGGGAGTCGAACCCCTGTCCAAACAAGTCAATCATAATACCATTTTTACATGCTTAGCTATACTGTACACAGTAGCAAGAGTTTAATCTGTTTAAGCTGCCTCCCAGACATTAAACTGCTGTAGTCCACACAGTTCACTTATTCTGATTAGTATTGGGGTCATACTGGTGTATAACCTTCCACCACTCTGTTCTATTACGTGCAAACAGAGAAGACACGTGTGCTTGTGACCGTTATGAACGCTGGTCAGGCGATGTATTATGCAGCAACTGCTACACGTACATTAGCGAAAGCCATATTGATAATGGCTGCGCCTTCAGATTGACGGTTGTCAATTATTGTTTAGGAGTTGTTTGGCTCTCCCAAGCCTTGCATGTGATACTATCATTACCCTTGCTGTCAAAACCAATACGGCCCCATAATGTTAAAAATGTGTTAATGCTATATACGTCTATCATCTTTTTTTTGATGTTCTCTAGTGCACCATCTAAGGACTTGAATTGATTCACCACAAAGTGTCATCTCCCTACCATCGTATACAATTTCTTTTTCATCCATCCCAAAGAATATCATATCTCTAATGGCACCTAGTTTACTGAAATCATCCTCTGTTTCAGCTATAAGTTTATATCCTACACGCTTTTCATCATCGTTGTAAATGAATTCTATTTTCATAATTGATTGATTTTTAATTGTTTGTGTATATTGTTTGAAGAAAATAATTAAATAAATTCCCCTTTGCACAACAGATGTAATAGTAAATAATTATATCTTTCAGTATCTACCTCGTAAGGCGTTCAGATAAATTATTATGATCAACTATTACATCTGTTTTCTCACCTCTTGAGAGCTGATTAATTAGTGGCTTTTTTACTAGGTAGTATCCACCAAGGTTGGTTACACATTTAAGGCTAATGTTTCACCGTTACCTGTTGATTAATCAGGTCTGCTTACACACACATCTTATGAAGTAACCTCTCATCACCTTAAAGGCTCAAGGTACAAGTTAACTCCTGTTTAATACTTTCGCTAAGAAATGTGTCCACGTGAGAATGTGCATTGGAAAATAATGTATGCTCTCAACCTTCCCAACTTTCTTACCCTTTCAAGAAAATGACTCTTAAAAATTAGAGGTATGGTAATAGGATTTCTACCAGAGAGCATACATATTTGGTCCCATAAGCAGGAATCGAACCTACACACATACATATGTTCCAGAAGGAGAACATATAATGTAAAAACCCCTAAACCCGACTGTTTAGTGTTTTCTTAATAGAACTGTCGCTCTATTAGTGATGCCAATCTACGGGAATTATATAACAAAAGAGCCCTGTTCCCTCTGCGTTCAGTTGTAATAGCAAGCCAATAACACAAAAATGTTATCTGTTTGCTGCAAGACTTTGTTCACGTATATAAAATACGTAGCTGTTTAGGCATTCTCTTTATCTCACTATTACAACTGCCTGTCCTTGGGAAACAGGAATGACGCATTAGAATTGTATGTCCACCCTACATATTTGCATCACAAGAACATAAAAGCTCTATTTGGCCAAGCAAAACTGCCTGTTCTCTACAAATATGCATCACGGATGCATTAAGACACTACACGGTCACATACAATATATTAAAAGAATGGTTTTGGTGAATTGGAAAGAAATGGTGAACCAGACTCATTCAAGAGCCCAGTTCACCATAATGCGTTTAGTTAGACAGCTATAGTACGAACCCATAACTTATCATCAAACTCCTCAACATACTTGTCAAGAGATTGGGTCAGTATAGCACATCCTACTTCAAAATTGTCTTTGGCTTGCTTTCCATATATGATATAGAAAGCTTCATAAAGCCATTTCCAACCACGCTTTTGTTTAGCCTGGATAGGAAAATACCTACGTGTACCACGAGGACTGTCTTTAACTACTGATTGAGCCATTAAAGGCTGTAAGTAATCTAAATTCATAACAATTTGTTTAGCTGTATACAGCCATTTTGGTGACCTTACTCCCAGAAAGTTCTGGTTTCAACGCACTAGCCTTAACACCTGCTAGTAAAAAAAGAAAAGAGCCCTGTTACAGGCTCTGTTCAATTAATAACTCACTCAATCTCTCTTTATAGAAAGATAAATCTATTTCTAATTGGTGAATTAATTCTTTCTGCTCAGTGTACCAAACACTATACTCTTTTGCATCAGAATCATTTTCTACATTAAAAGGAGGAATACATAAATCATATTGAGCAGTAGTGAGTTCAGCAGATGTATCACTTATAAGCTTACGAACATCTTCTATTTTTGCTGAGATGTTAGTAATAAATGGTGTATCATCAGCAAGTAACAACTGAAATCCAGAATTACACACCATAAAGAAATCATCATCAGATTGAATAATATCTCCCACTGATGTACTTCTACAAGGAGTTATTGGATTCCAAGGCTCATCAAAATTCTGAGAAAGGTAGTAAGCTTCATCTAAAGAAATAGCTTCTACACAACCAACATACTTCCTAGGTTGTACATCAACTTCCTGAAATCCATTTGGTTCATAACAATGGTAAATTAAATACAGAGCCATATAATTAGGGTTTTGGTGAATGAATGTAATATATAGCCATCTTATCCGCGACAAAAATTTCTTGATTGGTAATAGAAACAAATGAGAAAAAGTGTGGTTGTGTTACTACCATTCACACAACCACACATAAAACCTTGACAATCAACACATTACCATTGATTATCATTAGGGAATTCCGGCTTTTTGTTCTAGGGAACTTCAGGAAATCCGGATTACAACCTGATTGAGAGCCTACGCACTACGTAGCTCTTCTGCTAATCTGATGGCAGCCATCATACTACCTACCAGAATCACAGTTCCGCTTGCTGTAATAGCAAACATGTATGTGTGAATGAATAAATAAACAAATCATGTAACGTGTAGATGTAAAAGGAGAACCGTGGCTTTGTGCTCACGATCCTCCTTAGTAACGTCCTAAAGAAAAGCCACCCTTAAAGGGTAGCTACTTCTTTCACGTTCTGGTTGAATACCCAGTAACTGTCATAAGTACCTTTAGCCACGAATAATGGCTTTTGAAGATTAACCTTTTCTGCAAAGTATAGTCTGCCTGCAACTGTGTCTGCAAACATTCTACCTGTGCCTTGGTTTACTTTAATGTTTGCAATGCCATTTAGGTCTTTAAATGCTTGCAAACTGATACTGTCGAGTGTAGATTGAGTTGTGCTCATTTTGATTTAAGTTTTAAGTTAACACTGAATTTAAGGGGGGTGCGGAGCTCAAAGAAGTCAGGAGGGGGACTTTAAATGGAGAGGTAACTACATCCTCTACTACACTATTTTCATAGGGGGGATGTAAATACAACCCCGGGGTTAGTTATACACATATAGAAGTATTTGTAAAATTTTTTATATAATTTTGTTTTCTATGGAAAAAGATATTATTGTATATACGGATTTAGAATCTCTTGTTTCTCTCTATGTAAATGGAGATCTTCCTTTAGAACAGATTGTATTTAAATACACTGTTCAGCCTGGAAGAGAAGCTTGGATACATATTGATGAATTAAAGAATCAAGTGAAGCTTGGGAGTGTCTATCCACAGGCTAGTAATAAAAAAGGTAAAAAGTGATAAAAAATATGTATATTGTATTATGAAGGTGATGATTTCTATATGTAATGTTTTCTGTTTCTGGCAGCAGTCTGTCAGCCGGGAATATTATGTCTAGTTAATAATTATAATTAGTGTAGCCCGGTTAGAATAGCTCTAACCGGGTTTTTTGTTTTATGTGGGTGTAACTCAGTTGGTAGAGTGCTAGTCTCCAAAACTAGAAGTCCCAGGATCGTAGCCTGGCACCCATGCATATAAGACACCATGGCCGAGTGATTAGGTGGCTGTTTGCAAAACAGTTAAGGACAGTTTGATTCTGTCTGGTGTCTCTATAGTTCTTCTTAGTATAACGGTAGTACAACAGATTTTGGCTCTGTTAGTTTTGGTTCAATTCCAAAAGGAGAAACTAGCTTATACACATGTGTTAATAATTTACATATATACTTACAGAAGTTAAAACTAAATTTGGAGGGTTTAAACTTATTTAGTATATTATTAATGTAAACAAACACTAATTATGGTACATCATTGTAACATTCATTGCCGTAGTATAGATGCAGATAGTGCTAGACTGCTAGAACAAGAAGACGGAGGTAAATGGATGCCCTATATGTTTTTATTAGAAATAGTCTTAGCATGTAAGCTGGCTTCAGATGATGAAGAAAGCTTCACTTACAACTGCACCACTATTTTTATAGAAGGAGGAGATAGTTATATTATTGACACTCCCTTTGTAGAATTTTCTAAAATTTTTAAAGAATATTATCAAGCTTCCCCATCATCTGATTCTTCAGATTGTGGAAGTAATGATTTTGAATTATAAACCAAACATTTATTTTATGAGCACAGAACAAGAAAAACAAAACATTCCTAGCAAGGAAGAAGTGATTACATTTCTACAAGAACAAATTGAGGTGAAGAAGGTACAATTAGAACTTCAGAAGCTTAATACAGAACTGGCTGTTTCTAGAGCTGAAGAATTTAGAGCTATTGCCTTTATTGGACAAATGACTAATTCCCCGGAGGAAGAAGGTGATGAAAAAGAAGAGAATGAAAACCAAGAGCCATCTGCTCCACGTTCTTTAAAAAAAGTTAAATAGCGTATGAAAACAACTGTTCTTTATAAACTACGTGATTATAAGGAAGCGATGGTTTTTGAAAAAGAACATCCTTTGGAGCTTAGGTGGGATTTTAAATACAAGTTTTATATGTTAACACAAAATGACAAATGTCAGGGAGTGTGGTTAAAACTAGGTAAGGAATTAGTAGCTGAAAGTGTATTAACTTGGCAAAGTGATAATGTTGTTAATATAGACAGTTTCACTGTTCTACCAGCTCATAGAGGAAAAGGACTTGGTTATGAAATGATCACCACCGTTTTAGATTGGTGTAAAGAAATGAAGTTTGAACATTTAATAGGGGAAGCTAGAAAAGGTGCTTCTTGGCACATTTTTGAAAACCTGGGAGCTTCCCCAGTTGTTCTGCATAAAAACTGGAACGGCACAGGAGAAGATTATATGAGTTTTAAATTGTCTGTATAATGGCACTATTTAATCAAGTGGAAAAGAGAATGAAACTCACCACTTGGCAATCTGTAAAATACCAACTAATCACTTATTGCTATTTGTATAATATACAAGTGAGTGATGCTGATTTAGATTGTTTAACATTTCTGGCTCTTGAAGGAGAACAGGAGCTGACAAGTTTTTGCTTTAAAGCTTACGAAAAAAAGATTTTTTCTAGTACACAAAGTGTAAGAAACTGTCTTACAAAAGCAGAAAAGAAAAACCTTATTAAGAAAGAAGGAAAGAATAAAAAGAAAATATACATTCATCCCGATCTAAAAATGATGGCCCAGGGTAATATATTATTAGATTTTAAATTCTTGTCTGTTGCGACCAAAGAAGGCTAAAGAGTTTATACCAGATGTAGCAAATGAACTAAATCTACCTGTAAAAACTGTAGAAGATGTTATTTCCTACCACTGGGTAGAAGTTAGAAAAAACTTAAGTGCACTTACACATACAAGAGTGCACCTAACTAATTTAGGAGATTTTGTTATTAAGCATTGGAAGCTAGATGATAAGATTCAAATGCTTGAGAGATTTGAAGAAAAGAATAGATTAAAAGGTATGCAACAAATAACAGCTCGTTATAAAACAGCAGAAAATTTATACGATCTTAAGAACATGAAAACAATGTTAGATGTGGAACAACAAAGAGCAGATTTTGTAAAAATGCATAAACGTACAACATATGAGTCTACGAGAAAACATAATCAGAATTTGGAAAGCTAAAGGGCAGATACTTGAGGGAGTGACAAATAGCATATTTAAACGTGAAGATGTTGAACATATTGCTGAAGAAAGAATGAAGATTTGTCTTTTTTGTGATCTTTATACAGAAAATGATGATGGTTGTTTAGTTCCTGGAACCACTCCTTGCTGCAATGAAAAAATGGGAGGATGTGGATGTTCACTAAAGTTTAAAATAAGATCTCTTAGTTCTGAATGTCCAATGGGACATTGGAAATCTGAGATGACACAAGAAGAAGAGGATTTATTAAATCAAAAGCTAGGTCTTAATTAAATATTATGGTAGTAAAATTTATTCCTGAAAACCACAAATATTATAGTTTAGAACCTGATGATATTTCTTGGTTAAGTGTCACTTCTTTTATTTCTAATTTTAAGCAACCTTTTGATGCAGATGCTATTGCTTTAAAATCTTCAAGGAGTAAAAAATCCAAATGGTATGGACTTACACCAGATCAAATTAAAGAAGCTTGGAAAAACGAAGCTAACAGAGCTACATCACTAGGTACATGGTATCATAATTGTAGAGAGAAAGATCTTTCTGAATTAAAAACAATAGAAGTTCACGGTGTAGAACTACCTGTTATAAACCCTATTGAAAAAGAAGGTGTCAAGTATTCTCCTAACCAAAAGCTTGCCAACGGTATTTATCCAGAACATTTTGTCTATTTAAAATCAGCTGGAATATGTGGTCAGTCAGATAAGGTTGAAGTGATTAATAATGAGGTGTATGTAACTGATTATAAAACAAACAAAGAAATTAAGCTAGAAGGTTATACTAATTGGGAAGGAGTTTCTCAAAAGATGTTTGCTCCTGTTTCACATTTAGATGACTGTCATTTAAATCATTATGCATTACAGCTTAGTATGTACATGTTTATGATTTTAAAACACAACCCCCGTCTTGTATTTGGTGGTATGACAATACACCACGTTTTATTTGAAGAAGTGGGTAAAGATAAATACGGAAATCCTATTACAGCTTTAGATTCTAATGGAGATCCTATTGTAAAAGATATAGTGCAATATGATATTCCCTATTTAAAAAAAGAAGTGATTTCTCTTATTCACTGGTTACAAGATAATAGACATAAACTAAAAAAAGTCTAATGATAGTTCAGACAATACACGAAATAGTCAATCCATTTGATGTATATGAAAAAAAGCACGGATATGGTGTGGCATTATTTATGATTGCTGGAAGCATACATTCTAATCCACAGTTTATAGTGAAGTTTTATAAAACAGGCATACTTCGTACAGTGGACCAAAATGATTTAGTAGTTTATGGTAATCCTACGGCCGGAGAGAAGCTTAACCCCGAAGGTATTCAGGTTACAAAACAAGACGTGGAGTGTCTCTAAAGAAAAACAAATGGTTAAATTATTTGACATACAGAATAGTAGGGTGATTCCAACAGAACACTGTTACACATTAAAGTTTTTAAAAAATATAATGGATGAATATCCAGATGATTATTTAAAAATTTATTCCTATTTATTTTACATGACATGTCCTAGTCCGGACGTAAATCCATTTTTTGATGTACCAGAATCAGAAAAAGAAGAACTCATTTTACAACAAGTTGAAGCTGACTTTTCGCCTGAAGAAGATCTTATTCTTAATGCTTTTGAAATGTGTAAAAAGCTCTACGAAACACCAACGTACAGAGCATATGCTGGTATTAAAAGCATGCTTGATAGGTTTGCTAAATACATGGAGACCACAGAAATTGAACATGGTAGAGACGGTAACATTACAGCACTTGTTAATGCCGCAGCAAAGTTTGAAGCAATACGTCAGAGCTTTAAAGGCACACTACGCGATCTGGAAGAGGAACAACAAAGCCAAGTGAGAGGTGGGCAACGTTTAAGTTATGATCAAGAATAACAATGTAAGGTGGTGAAACTGGTAGACACGCCACCTTGTCTCGGTGGTGCTTTTACTAATAATAAAAGCTTGGACGTTCAAATCGTCCCCTTACAGCTTAAAAAACCCAATAGGGTTGGATGAATAAAATGTTTATAGAAGTTCCTACATATGAAAATAATCAATGGACTACAACATCTTTTTTTACAAGAAAAGACTTTGCAGATTATATATTTTCTATATTTAAAGAACCTGGTGAATATAATTTTGATGAAAGTTCTTTAGTATTTAATTCAGAAGGACGTAAGTTTAGAAAACAAGGTTTTTATTGTGCTGCTCCATTTAAATCCAAAGACTTTAGAATTTACTGGGATGACCAGAAAATAAAGTGTAAATCAGGCATTATTGTCAAAAATGATAATAGTGAATGGTATATCAGTCGTGACTACTATATGTGGCTTAACTTTCTTCCCATATATGATAAGGAAGAAAAAAAGTTTGATTTTGCAAAGGTGAGAGATGCTCAATATCACATGGCTCTTTATGAATTATTAGGAGAGCTTAATTACAAGCATGCTATTATTCTTAAAAAACGTCAAATTGCTTCTTCTTATTTTCACATGGCTAAGCTGATTAATCAATGGGTTTTTGAATCAGGTTCCATTTGTAAAATAGGATCTTCTCTAAAAGATTATATTAATGAAAAAGGTTCTTGGAAGTTTCTAAATGAATATAGAAACTTTATTAATGAACACACTGCTTGGTATAGACCAGCAGAACCTGACAAGGTATTTGCTTGGGAGCAAAAAATTAAAGTGAGGGTTAACGGCCGAGATACTTATAAAGGTCTTAAATCAACTATAAATGGTTATTCTTTTGAGAAAGATCCAACAAATGGTGTAGGTGGTCCCGTAACTTATTTCTTTCATGAAGAAGCAGGTATTGCTCCTAAAATGGATGATACATATGGATTTATTAAACCAGCTTTAAAATCTGGTGAAATAATCACTGGTCAATTTATTGCTGCAGGATCTGTGGGTGATCTTGATCAATGTGAACCTTTAAAAGAATATGTTCTTCATCCTGAAGAGAATGGTTTTTATGGTGTAAAATCCAATCTAATAGATAAAGATGGTACAATAGGTATCACTGGTCTTTTTATTCCTGAACAGTGGAGCATGCCTCCGTACATAGATGAGTTTGGTAACTCTATGGTGAAAGAAGCTTTAGAAGCTTTAGAGAAAAGATTTGAAAAAGCTAAGAGTGAACTAAAGCCTGAAGCATATCAGCTGGAACTTTCTCAAAGTCCTCGTAATATAGAAGAGGCTTTTGCTACAAGAAAAATAAGTGTATTTCCCCCACATTTGGTTTCAAAACAAATGCAACGTATTCAAGATAGAGAGTATTCAGTGGAATATCTGGAACTTTCTCGTGATGCTGAAGGAAAGATTGTAGATAAACCCTCTAGAAAGATTCCTATTATGGAATTTCCAATTTCTAAAAAACTAGAAAACAAAGAGGGAGTGATATGTGTATATGAGCGTCCTATGAAAGATCCCCAGTTTGGAACATATTATGCTTCTGTAGATCCAGTGGGAGAGGGTAAGACAACAACCTCAGATTCTCTTTGTGCTATATATATTTATAAAAACCCTGTAGAAATAATTAGAGATGACGGAGATGGTAAGGTGAAGAACAGTATAGAAAGAGATGGTATAGTTGCTTCTTGGTGTGGAAGATTTGATGATATTAATAAAACACATGAACGTTTAGAACTTCTTATAGAATGGTATAATGCATGGACTATAGTGGAAAATAACGTAGCTCTGTTCATACAATACATGATTTCTAAAAAGAAACAGCGTTATTTAGTTCCTAAAGACATGATTTTGTTCTTAAAAGATATAGGTGCCAACAGAAATGTCTTTCAAGAGTATGGTTGGAAAAACGTAGGTACACTTTTTAAGGGCACAATTCTATCTTATGGAATTGAATTTTTAAGAGAGGAACTAGATCATGAAACTAAGCCTGATGGAGAAATAGTTAAAACAATATATGGTGTTGAACGTATTCCAGACATCATGTTGTTAAAAGAAATGCAAGCATACAGAGATGGTGTAAACGTGGATAGACTTGTTTCTTTTTGTGCACTTATAGCATTTGCAAAGGTGCAACAATCTAACAGAGGTCTTGCTAAGCGTTTAGAGTATGGGAATAAAAAATTGGATAACTCACAAAAATTTAGTAAATTAAATTGGGGACCTTTCAGACACATGGGTTCTTCTGGAAGAGCTTCTAATGGTATGAAAATAGCTCGTTCACCCTTTAAAAACTTAAAATAATGGAAAACTCACTGTATCAAGATAAAGTTGCTATTCTAAGTAGATTAATAAAAGATAGTTCTCTCACGTTAGAAGAGGCACTTTTGCTTTTAAAAGAAGAAGATCTAGAAGAAGAGAAAGAAGAAGAAGAAGCTGTTGCAGAATCTCCGGTTAAATACTATCCTGGTTGGAACAATCCAATAATTAACACTCCTAATCCATATACTAATATTGGTAGTGGTACAACACCAGTTATTTATACTTATGATAGTACAGGAACTTGCACTACTGTTAGTAATCCAAATCTAGGAACTTCTGTCACTAATACGTTTCTTACAGTTGATCTAAATAATTAATAATCATGCAGTTATATAATGCTCTAGATCTAAAAGCTGGTAAAAAAGCTGAACATAAGAAGATGGGTACACTTACCCAGCCAATTCAGTTTTTGCCAGAAAAAGAGAAAGATGATGAATGGAGGTCTCACAATCTTGACTGGCTAGAGTTCCAAGGAATGAAGCAACTTAGACGTAATGCTCGTAGATTAATGAAAAACTACAAGCTTTCTAAAGGGCTAATTGACAAAACAGACTATATTATAGAAGAAGATAATGAGATGGCTGATCTAATAGACACTCTAACTAAAGAGGATGAATCAGCTTTAGAACTCAAATTCTATCCTATTATTCCCAACGTAGTAAATGTTCTATGTAACGAGTTTTCTAAGCGTTCTTCTCGTATTATGTTTAAAGCCGTAGATGATATTTCTTATAACGAGATGTTAGAAGAAAAAAGAGCTATGCTTGAAAACGTCCTTTTACAGGATGCTGAACGTAAGATGATGATGCAAATGCTCAATATGGGAGTGGAGTTAGATAGTGAAGAAATGCAAAAAGCAACAGCTCCTGATAATTTAAAACAACTTCCTGAGATAGAATCATTCTTTCGTAAAGACTATAGATCAATGATTGAGGAGTGGGCTTCTCATCAAATGAGTGTAGACGAAGAAAGGTTTAAAATGCAAGAACTTGAAGAACGTGCATTCCGTGACATGCTTATTACAGATCGTGAGTTTTGGCATTTTAGAATGATGGAAGATGACTATGAGCTAGAACTTTGGAATCCGTTATTAACATTCTATCATAAATCTCCTGATGTACGTTACATTTCCCAGGGAAACTGGGTAGGTAAGATGGATCTCCTATCTTTACCAGACGTTATTGATAAGTATGGTTGGATGATGACTCAAGAACAATTAGAGTCTTTAGAATCAGTTTATCCTGTCCGTTCTTCAGGTTATATGATACCAGGTTATCAAAATGATGGAAGTTATTATGACGCTACAAAATCTCATGACTGGAATACACAAATGCCTTCTCTTGCTTATAGACAACATATGTCTATACATGATAATCAATTTGGTACAGGTGATATTGTAGAATGGATTCTTTCAGATTCTGAAGATGTAGTGGATTTTGGTAAATCTCATATGCTTAGAGTTTCCACTATTTATTGGAAGTCTCAACGTAAACTAGGTCATCTTACTAAAATCACAGAAGAAGGTGAAATTATACAAGAAATAATTAGTGAAAAATACAAGGTTACAGATAAACCATTGTATAACACAGCTTTATATAAACAAAAGTCTAAAGATAACTTAATATTTGGTGAGCATATAGATTGGATTTGGATTAATGAAACATGGGGAGGCATTAAGATTGGACCCAATAGACCAGCTTTCTGGGGTCAAAATAATCCAGGAGGTATAAATCCTATCTATTTAGGACTTAATGGAGGTAAACCAGGACGTATTCCATTTCAGTTTAAAGGTGATAATACATTATATGGTTGTAAGCTTCCTGTAGAAGGAGCAGTATTTGGAGACAGAAACTCCCGTAGTACATCTATGGTAGATCTTATGAAACCCTACCAAATTAGCTTTAATATTGTAAACAACCAAATAGCTGATATATTAGTAGATGAGCTTGGAACAGTTATTCTATTGGATCAAAATTCTCTACCACGTCATTCTATGGGTGAAGATTGGGGAAAGAACAATTTAGCTAAGGCTTATGTAGCTATGAAGAATTTTCAGATGTTGCCCTTAGACACTTCCATCACTAACACTGAGAATGCATTAAATTTTCAGCATTATCAAGTGTTAAATCTTGAGCAAACAAATCGTTTACTATCTCGTATTCAACTTGCTACATATTTTAAAAATCAAGCATTTGAAGTGATTGGTTTGAATCCTCAACGTATGGGAGCTCAAATAGCTCAACAACAAACAGCTACGGCCGTAGAACAAGCTATGAATGCTAGCTATGCTCAAACAGAACAATACTTTATACAGCATAGTGATAATCTAATGCCTAGAGTTCATCAGATGAGAACTGACCTGGCTCAGTATTATCATTCCACTAAACCTAGTGTAAGACTAACATACATCACGTCTAAGGATGAGAAAATGAACTTTGAGATGAACGGTACAGACCTTCTTCTTAGAGATCTTAATATATTCTGCACTACTAAAACTAATTCCCGTGCTGTAATGGAGCAGCTTAAACAACTAGCTATTAATAATAATACCACCGGAGCTTCTATATACGATCTTGGAAATGTTATTAAATCTGAATCTATAGCTGAACTCACAGGTGTTCTTAAAGCTGCTGAAGAAAAAATGCTTGCTCAAAAACAACAAGAGCAGCAAATTCAGCAGCAAATGCAGCAAGAACTTATGGCTAGTCAGGAAAAACAAAAACAAATGGATCTTCAAGCTCAGGCCGATCGTGATGACAAAATGATACAGAAAGACATCACAGTGGCTGAAATACGGGCTGCAGGATATGGTTCAGCTGTAGATATAAATGAAAATAAGCAGTCTGACTATCAAGATGCTTTAGAAGGGATTAGAAAGCAGGAGAATTATCAAGAGCAAATGAACTTTAAACGTGAGCAAGAAGTAAATAAAACAAGCACTAATCAACAAAAACTACAATTAGATAGAGAAAAGTTGCAGGCTCAAAAAGAAATAGCTGACAAGCAATTACAAATTGCTAGAGAAAACAAGAACAAATATGATGTAAAATCATCTAGTAAAAAGACAGGTAAATAATTATAGCTCTATTATCCTTACTTCAGCTATTTTTTTATAATACATTTTAAATTTTAAGAGTTTAAAATCGTATATTTTTAATGTAGAAGAACTCCCCATAAAAAACCAAATAAGTTATGGATACCCAATCAAATGTACAGACTAATGTGCAACAAGTAGATGTTGATATTGATAGCTGGTTAGGTGCTCCTGGTGCAGAAAGCATTGTGACAGCTACATCAACCGATGCAAAAAAACCAGAAGCAAAACCAAGTATTTTTAGTAAAAAAGATGTAGATCTTAGTTTTATTGATGATGAACCAGCTGATGATTTAGAAGGTGGTGACACTCCTGATAAATCTAAAGACACTGTTCCACGTGGAACATCCACTGAAAACATCTTTGATGAGTTAAATAAAGATGATGAAGATTTTGATGATAAGAAATCAAAACCAGGTCGTCCTAAAACTGAAAAATCAGGACTTGTTGAGTTTCTAAAGAAACGTATAGAGTCTAAAGAGATGTTTGCCTTTGATGATTATGATGAAAGTAAGCAAAGTCTTGATGATTATTTAGTTGGTCTTGGAGAAAAAGACGTAGAAGAACTCTGGCAAGCTAATGTAGAAAACCTTAAGCAAGAAGTTGCTGCTAAAACTCCAAAAGAGTTTTTTGAGTCTTTACCAGATGAACTTCAATATGCTGCTAAATATGTGATGGATGGAGGACAAGATCTTAAAGGATTGTTCCAAGCTCTAGCTCAAGTTGAACAAGTGAGATCTTTAAATCCCACTGACGAGAATGACCAAGAAGGTATTGTTAAATCATATTTACAAGCCACTGGTTTTGGTAATGAGGAAGAAATTGAAGAAGAAATTACCACTTGGAAAGATCTTGGTGTATTAGAAAAGAAAGCTAAACAGTTTAAACCTAAACTGGATCAAATGCAAGAACAGATTGTTCAATCTCAACTTGCAGAACAGGAAGGTAAAAAACAACAACAAGAGCAAGCTGCTCAAGCTTACATGCAGAATGTATTTGAAGCTTTGAGACCAGCTGAAATCAACGGACTGAAGCTAGACAAAAAGACACAAGCTCAATTATACAGTGGTCTTGTTCAGCCTCAATATCCTTCTATAAGTGGACGTCCTACTAACTTATTAGGACATCTTTTAGAGAAATATCAGTTTGTAGAACCAAACTACTCATTGATTGCAGAAGCTCTTTGGTTACTATCTAGCCCTGATGACTATCGTTCTGAATTAAAAAAACAGGGTAAGAATCAACAAGTTGAACAAACAGTGCGTCAGCTAAAAACAGAACAAAGTCGTAAAAATGCTTCATCCTACCAAGAAGAAGAACCAGAAGCAAGAACACGAAAAATAGCTAGACCTACAAATATATTTAAACGTTAAAATATTTTATTTAATCTAAAATCCGATTTACTATGCCTACCCCAAGTTTAAACAATGGTATTTTCCTACGGGATACCAGCTACCAAACTAGCTCTCACGTAGATTCTTATCACCTTTCAAATCTGCTTAAGAGTGCAGAACCAACTGACTTAGGTCCTGTTGATCTGTGGGCTATGGCACAGAAGGTAGAAATGCCTTTATATCAAATGTCCAGTTTTGGTGGAAAGAACGTCATTATGGTTGATAACAACCGTGGTGAATACAAGTGGCAAGTTCCTGTTGCTCAAGATCTTCCTTATATTTTAGAAGATGTTGAATCTGCAAACACCACTAAAGGTCTTGATGGTCAATCTTTCAAGATTAAAATTAACAAACGTTCTTTTGGTAATGGTGACATTATCACTTATGACAAGTATAATGGAGTTGAAATGTATGTCACTGCAGATGATATCATACCTGCTGGTGATGGTTTCATTTACACTGTACAACTTGTAAATAGTGATAGCACTCGTTTCTTAGAGAACCGTTACTTAAAAGTGGGAACTAAATTCTTCCGTAAGAGTTCTGCTCGTGGTGAATATGGTGAGCGTTTTTCTGATCTTGGTAGTGTGAATGGTGGTTTCCGTGAATTTTATAACTACGTTGGTGGTGCTGAAGCTCACGTACACTATTCTATTAGCTCTCGTGCAGACTTGATGTTAAAAGGTGGTCTTCGTGCTGATGGTACTGTACCTGTTATTGAATTGTGGAGAAACTTTGACAAAAATGTTGATCCTTCTTTAAATAGTTTAGAAGATATTGCTTCTAAAATGGGTAAAGACTATGTTAAGAAAGCTTATGCTTCTGGACAACTCACTCGTTCTTTCCTCACTGCTCTTGAGTCTGCACATCTGACCAAGATTGCTAATGACATTGAGAACTACTTAATGTGGGGACAGGGTGGAAAGGTGAAGCAAGATGGTCCAGATGATATCAGATTATCTGTAGGTCTTTGGAAACAACTTGATAACTCTTTCAAACGTGTTTATAACAAAGCTTCTTTTAACTTAGATCTTTTCAAATCTGAAATCTTCAACTTCTTTAATGGTAAGGTTGAATTTAAAGGACCAGATCCTAAACGTTCACTGGTTGTACAAACTGGTATGGGTGGTATGCGTCTTGTAAATGAAGCCATTAAGCGTGAAGCTATCAACTCAGGTCTTGTTATTAATGCTTCTGAGGTGGGTGCCATCACAGGTAAAGGTATGGATCTGAACTTTGGTTTTGCTTACACTCAATACGTTATTCCGTTCTTGGCTAATGTTAAGTTTGTATTGAACCCAGCGTTTGATAATATTCATACTAATGATATTGAGAATCCTATTATAGATGGTTTCCCTCTGTCTAGCTACAACTTCATCATATTTGATATCACTGAGAATACTAATGACAACATCTTCTTGTTGAAATTATCTTGGGATAATCAATTGAAATGGTTCTATCAAAATGGTACTATGGATTACATGGGACGTAGTCAAGGATTCCAGTCTTCTGGAAACTTCAACGGATATCGTGTATTCATGACACAAACAATGCCAGCTATTTGGGTTAAAGATCCAACCAAGGTGTTAAAGATTGTTATGAGAAATCCTGTAACTGGTGGTTCATTCTAATCTCCTGTAAATTATAAGAAGCCGTAACTTCTTCTAATTTACAAAATTATAACCTGGTGGATACGTCCACGAAGAGCTCGTAACTCTTCACCAGGTCAATTGTCCGCAAATTACGGACAGTTTAAAATAAAAAAAACCAAACATGAGTAGTGTGACTATTGTGGAAAAGTATCCACAGAACAAGAAATCTAGTATTGCTATTCGTCCTTATTTTAATCCTGTTATTGAAAATATGGGATTACAAAAATATGGACTTAGTCTTTTTGATGGTGCTTTTCATGAGGAACAATTAGCTTGTTTAGAAATTAACGGTATTAAACGTTATGTAACAGGTCTTAATGAGTTTTCTCCTGATATAAGAGAACTTCCTTTAGATGAACAAGAAGCAAAGATTAAACAGATTAAAGTTGTTGTGTCTCAACTTGAAAAAGAACTTGCTTCTAATGTAGTTGATCCTAGTGATGAACAATTTTGGAATAAGGTTAAACTGCTTAAACCAGATAATTTTGAGTTTTGGGATAAGATTAAAATTAGATGTGGTAATGAACCTGTGTATTTAGAACCTGATACTGATCCTTATGATCTGATTAGATTATATGCTATAGAAGCAGGTGGTTTCTCAATAGTATCAAAAAGTTTAGAAGAAGCTAGAAAAATGGCTGTTTCTCCTAAATTCTATCTTGATAAACTTGAACAAACAGCTTCTATACAAACTGAAGTGAAGAAATTGCGTAACAAAGCTTTATCTGAACTTCAAAAGTTGTTTGACAAAAATCAAAATAAACTTTTATATGTAGCAAAATTGTTAGATCCTAACAGTGCTCAATATAAGAAGTCTACACCAAATGATATCATCTATGATAATATGGATAAGTATATCAATGGTGAACTTATAGAAAAGGATAAACGTAAAACTGCTCAAAGATTTTTAGACGCTGCAGGTTTAGATATGGAGTCTTTAAAAATCAAAGCAATAGTTAAAGATAGTTCTTATTATAAGTTTATTGCTACAAAAGGAGATGGTTTTATCTATCATATGCAAACATCAACAATGCTCGGAAGAAATCTTTCTGATGTTGCTGAATATCTTAAAAACCCTCTTAATGAAGAAATTTTAATAGATCTCACTAAGAAGGTTGAGAAATACTGGAATGCTTAAGACCTATGAATAATAACCTGTTACAAATTAAAATTAAACAACGTTTAAATAAACTTGCTAGTCTTGATTATGATAACATTGAATGTTGGCAAATTCAAGAAGCTTTTAATAAAGCACAAATTGAATGGACTCGCAGACAACTTCATGGGTTAAATTCTAAAAAAGAAGCAGCTGAACAGAGTATTAACACAATAGATGATTTACAAGTTCTTTTAAATACTGTTACATTAAAATCAACAGAGAATAATAACTATTACGAAACAGAAGTTATTCCTTCTAACTACTTGCATTTTGTAAGAGTGAGTGGTTTTGCAAAGACAAGTTGTTGTCCAAGTGTGAGTCTTTCTATATATCAGGTGGAAGAAGCTAACGTAGATATTCTTTTATCAGATGATTTTAAAGGTCCTTCATTTGAATGGGCTGAAACCTTTTGTACAGTGGGTGCAGATAAAATAAAAATCTATACAAATAATTTATTTGATGTAGAAAATGTAAGTCTTGTCTACTATAGAAAACCAAAAGATATTCAGTTTATAAATTGTGTAAATCCTAGTACGGGATCTGTTTACACTACAAATGTGGATTGTGAACTTAAAGAGGACATCTGTGAAATACTTGTTGATGAAGCAGCTTCAATACTTGCTGGTGACATAGAAAGTATGAATCAATATCAAAGAAACTTACAAAATAGTGTAAAAAATAGTTAATGCAAAAGTTACAAAGACCTGGTACATCAAATGCAGCAGGAACATCTGTAGAAGCTAAAACTGCAGCTTGTGTAACTGAACTTATGAATGCTTCTGCAAGTTTTCATAAGCTTCATTTAAAAGTGACAGGTGTAGGTTCTTTTTCTAGTCATAAAGCTCTTAATGAACTATATGACGCTCTTCCAGGACATGCTGATACACTTGCTGAGGGTTTTCAAGGAGCTTCTGAAAAACTTTTGGAATATAGCGGTGATGTAGCTCCTACTAATTTAAACTCAGTTCAAGAAGCATTAGCTTATTTAAGAACTATGACAAGTATGATAAACTCTTTACAGTCTATTATGCCTTACAGTGAAATAAGTAATGATCTTGATAATGTAAAAAGCACAATTAACAGTATTAAATATAAACTACTTTTTCTTAAATAATTTTTTTTATTGTATATTTTATAACCCAAAAATTCAAATCCTATGTATTTTCCACACGCGTTTAGGAAATCTTTCTTGGTTTCCTCTGGTACTCTAGCATCAGGCGTAGCTACTAATGCCCTCACTGCAGGACAACTTGGTATGTATGCTCCCACTAGTGCTACTAACTCTACACTTGCAACTGTTGCTGCTGGTGTAACTCCTTTTTTTGTTATTCAAGGATCTTATTTCACGAATGACAAAATTGGTGTTCATGGCGGATATAAAGAATCCGTTAAATCTAAGCTGGTAAACCCTAAGTTTATTAGTCGTGTAATTAGAATTCCATCAAAAAGTGCTATTAACCAAGTTGTACGTGTAAGTGCAAATGGTGTAGGTCTTACAGCTGATGAAACTTACAGACTTCGTATAGATCTTAAAGGTTCTCCTGCATTACGGTATTTAAGTCATCAATTGTATAGAGTTGTTGATTATTGGTCTGGTTGTGTAAATACAACTACTGCTACACATAAAAAAGATCCAGTGATGGCTTTGTTAGCATGGAAAGATCAAATTAACACCTATCCTTTGTTTGATCAAATGGTTAAGGCTCGTGTGTATAAGTATGTAACTGTACTTTCTGCTACAGGTGCTGCTACTGGTGTAACTACTCTTCAGGCTACTATTCCTATGACTAGTACCACTGGTGTTGTAGTGGGTCAAAAAGTTATCGGTACTGGTATTCCTGCTAATAGCTTTGTAACCACTGTAACTGCTAATACAAGTATTGTTGTTAAATTTCCTGCACAAGCTGTAGCTCCTACTATTGGTGCGGCTGTATCTATGCAGTTTTTTAGTGATGTATACACTGAAGCTGGTACAGTAGCTCTTATTCCTGGTACAAGTGTAGCAACTGGTTTAACTTCTACTGCTTACTCAGCAGATGCTGATGCAGCTAGTTTCACCTACACTCAGCAGCCTCATATTGAATTAACACTTGGTTTTGTAGAAACTACTTTTGGTGCATGTACTTTCACTCCTACTGATAAGTATGAACTGGAACCTTTGGTAGCATATCTTTCTGTAATTGACGAGAGTGGTGACGTATGTATTTCTGCTCCTTTTGTAGCAAATACTGCTGCTATCACTGCTGCCAATCCTTATTTATCTAGCCATGGTATTGAGATTCAAGCTGTTCAGCAAGTTTCTGGACTGGGTGAAACCTTATTACGTGAATTGATTTTGGACGGACGTTATCTTCAGAATGCCTATCCTGATAGTTCTAGAGTGGAACATCTGCGTATGCGTGAGATTGAAGCAGATCCTATGTTAGCTCAAGTTACACGTAGTGCTTTATATGATAAAGTAATTGTTCTTCATAACGTTCCTCGTTGGAACAATCCTAACGGAACTTATGATAATGATCAATATGCTTTAGTATTTAATGTAACGGCCGGTACAGCTACCACTGCTATTACTAACTATTTCGTTACTGCCGCAAACGCTGCTCAGGGTGCTAACACCATTGCTTTAGAAACTTATTAAGCAATTTAATCCTATAACAATCAGGGAGAGTGTACAGTTGTGCACCTCCCTTTTTGTTTTTGGAAAAGTGGTAAAAATTCAGTAAATTAATATTGAGGAGTTGTATTTAAAATTATAATAAATTATAAAAGTTTATATCAATGGCTAGTAAACATCAGTTAAGTTTAGAAATACTAGAGACTAATAATACAAAGGTGTTTAGAGTGGCTGATACTAGCACCTACAGTGATAATATTCCTGTAGATTGTGGTCTTTTACAAATTACTTCTCCCGGGTTTAGTCAACCTGTAAATATAGATGTGCAAAGTGGCTTTAATTTAATATTAAATGCATGTACATTAGGTATACAAAGTTCTGGTTGTGAGAATGCTCAAGTTTTACCAGATGGTGTGTATACAATTCGTTTTTCTGTTTCTCCTAATTCTGTAGTTTATGTTGAGTATGATCATTTGAGAATAACTCAAACTAACAATCTTTATTATAAAGAATTGTGTAAACTTGAAATGTCTGCTTGTGAACCAGATGCTGATGTAAAAGAACAATTAAAAGAACTTTCTTTAATTAAGAATTTTATTGATGGTGCCAAAGCAAAGGTGGAATATTGTGCTGATTTAGAAACAGGAATGGATATGTTAATATATGCTCAAAAAAGACTTCTTAAATTAGTTGATTCTTGTAATTAATAAAAAAACCAATTTTATGGGACAGTGTTCATATTGCAAATCTCCTTTCACTTGTTCATGTCAAATAAGAGTTGCCTCAGATGGTACAAAACTTTGTGCTAGTTGCGTTCCTATTTATGAACAATTATTACAAAATAATATAAATACTCAATAATAATAATGAGAAATTTACTTCCTAATGTAATAGGGCATAATAAGACATATGCTAATGCTGTGGAACAATTATTTAAGTCCATAAGATATGGAATTAATAGTTGTAAAACAAAGTCTTCTTATGATCAAGCTGTTATAAGAAAGCAAATTGTTAGTTGGCAACTTAATGAAGATAATGATGCTTTAACAACTGCTTCTATACAATATAACACTTGGCTTCCAGTTACTTATGAAGTGAATACTTCCGGAGCTATTGAGTCTGGAGGTTCTTCTCAATGTTCTCCTGCAGCACTATCTTTAGGATATACCTATCCAGGTGGAACACAGAATATTATTGATGTTAATAGTGGTGGTTGTATAACTAGAATTAATCTAAACCCCACTGTAAATATTGGTGGAGGAACTGCTGATTATATTCATACACAATCTGTTGCTGCAACCACTTGGAATATAACTCACAATTTAGGTTTTATTCCAAATGTATTTGTATTAGACGGGTCTGGTGTAGAAATTATTGGTTCTGTAACCTCTGCTACAACAACAACATTGGTATTAACTTTTTCTCAATCTGTTTCTGGAACAGCATATTTAACTTAAGATGCCATCTAAAAAATATCTACATGATATTGACTTAGTTCAAAATCAGCTATTAAATGCTGTTTTAGATAGTAGATCATCTGCTCCTGCTTCTGGAGTGGATGGGCAGATTTATTATAATAATGCATCAAAGCAGTTTTTTTATTATAATGGAACAACCACTTTATGGCAAGCAATAGCTGGGGCTGGACTAACAAACCCAATGACTGCATTAGGTGACATTATATATGGTGGAGCTTCTGGTGCTGTTACAAGACTAGCTGGTAACATCACTACAACTAAACAGTTTCTATCACAAACTGGTACAGGATCTGCTTCTGCTGCTCCAACTTGGGCAACATTAGCAGGATCTGATATAACAGGAGCTGCACTTACTAGTAGTAATGACACTAACGTAACTATTACACTTGGTGGAACTCCAGCTACTTCTTTACTTAGAGCAGCTTCTTTGACATTAGGATGGACAGGTACACTTGCCGTGGCAAGAGGAGGTACAGGTCTTGGAACTCTAGGTACAGCAAATCAACTCATAAGAGTTAATGCAGGTGGTACAGCTTTAGAATATTTTACGTCAACATTCCTCACAGCTAACCAAACAATCACTCTTACAGGAGTGGTGACAGGATCAGGAACAACATCTATTACAACAGCTATTGCTAACGGAGCCATTACAAATGCTATGTTAGCTAATGGAGCTGTAGCTAACTTAAGTGGTACCAATAGTGGAGACAATGCTGTAAACTCTTTATATTCAGGATTGGTATCTAATGCTACACACACGGGTGATGCTACAGGTGCAACAACATTAACTGTTGTAGCATTAAGAGGTGTGGCTCTACCTGCATTAGGAGCATCTGCAGGATTTTTGAGATATACAGGAACAGGTACTAATACATGGGTGTTTGATACCAGTGTATACATCACTGCCAACCAAACTATAACATTAACAGGAAACGTAACAGGTTCAGGAACCACTGCTATAACAACTACAATAGGAACTAACGTAGTTACAAACGCTATGCTTGCCCAAATAGCAACTGCAAGAATAAGAGGTAGGGTAACCGCAGGCACAGGTAATGTTGAGGACTTAACAGGCACACAAGCAACCACGCTATTAGATTCATTTGCAGGAAGTGTAAAAGGTTTAGTTCCTGTTAGTGTAGGTGGTACAACTAATTTCCTTCGTGCAGATGGAGTTTGGGCAGCACCAGCAGGTGGTGGAGGTGGAGGAAGCCCAGCAGGTTCTAATACACAAATACAATACAACAATAGTGGAGCATTTGGAGCAAGTGCAAGTTTAACTTGGGATGGAACAGCTATAACAGCACCATTATACAAGAGAGTAGCTGCAATTCCTGTTAACACCGTATCTGATGCTATTTTACTAGAAAATACAACAGCAGCAACAGGTGTTTTCCCTAATGTTGGTTTTTCTCCTGCTATACACTTTAAGGGTACAGGATGGCCTAATCCCGGTTCATCTTCTGTTCCTATTGACATGAGAATGTACCTCACAAGTGAATCGTTTGGACAAGCATCAGGTAGGTTTGTGTTGGACTACTCAAGCAATGGTTCTGCGTACAAAGAAGCACTTGTTGTTGACGCTTCCACTTCTTTTAATACCACACTTCTTAGGTTGATAGCTCCCGGCGCAGGAGCGGTATTGGAAACGCAAGGAGCAAGTGTGTTGTTTACAAAATTAGGAGGTCAGCACGATATAGTATTTGGAGATGGGACTGTAGCTTATTTTTCTTTTAGAACAGATGCTTCTACAACTAAAATGAGCATTAGAAATTACAGCGGAAGTGCTGATTTGTTAACAGTATTTAGAACATCAGGTAATGTAGTTATAGCAAATACATCAGACAACGGAGTAGATAAACTACAAGTTAACGGTTCTGCAATAGCAACTTCATTAAAAATAACAGGTGGAACAGCAGCACAAATACTTGCAGCAGATGGCTCTGTTATAACAGCAGGAACGGGTATAACCATATCAGGTGGAACTATTAGCTCTACGGGTGGTGGTGGTGGAGGAACTACTACATTCGCAGTAACATTTAATAATAGTGGAACAGGTGCAGCTTCTAGTACTACTTTTGATGGGTCGGCAGCAAGAACAATATCATACAACACTATAGGTGCCAATAAGGTTATTACATCAGGTGCTTCTGCTCCAACAGGTGGTGTAGATGGAGATATTTATTTACAAACAGATATTTCTTTTTTAACAGGAAGTGGTGCTGCAAATCAAATAGCATACTTTTCAAGTGCTACAGCAGTAGTAGGAAGTAACGACTATCAATGGGATAATACAAATAAAATACTTACAGTTAATGGATTATTTAGAGGAACTGTAACAGCTAATAGACAAACTGCATCATATACACTTGTACTAGGAGACAATGGTAAGTTAATTGAAATGAATGTAGGTTCTGCTAATAACTTAACCGTTCCTTTAAATTCAAGTGTAGCTTTTCCAATAGGAACACAAATAGATGTAATTCAATATGGTGCAGGGCAAACAACAATAGTAGCAACAAGTGGTGTAACAATAAATAGTCAAAGTGGTTATTTAAAAATAGGGGTGAGATATTCAGCAGTAACTCTTATTAAAATAGGAACAAACGAATGGTATTGTATTGGTAATCTAGTAGCTTAAAAATGAAAGCAGGGATAGTAGATAATGTTCAAAGAATAGTTACAAGTGGACTTGTATTAAACCTAGATGCAGGAAACCCACTATCGTATCCTGGAACAGGAACAGTATGGACTGATTTAAGTGGATATGGAAATAATGCCACGTTAACAAATGGGCCAACATATTCAACAGACGGAGGTGGAAGTATATACTTCGATGGCTCTGATGATTATGCACCAATAGGAACTAATGGATTTCCATTTGGAGCTAGTCCTGGGACATTGTCTGCTTGGACTAAAAGACAAGGAGGACCTTCTAATGAGAATATGTACCAATGGTTTATAACTTATGGAACAGGTTCTCCAGGAAGAGCTAGATTTATAGGTGCTATTGATTATCAAGATAACTTTTATCCCCTACCTACTCTTGGTTCATTAATTGCAGGAGGATATGCAGGAGGACCTTGTCCACCAGGGTCTATAGGATGTGATGCTAGTTATGAACTTATAAAAGTGCCAGAGTTAACTTGGTTTAATTTAACAGGAACTTATGATGGACAATACGCTAGAGTATATTACAACGGGATACTTTATTTAACATATAGAGTAGACTGGAATGCATTATCTGGTAATGCTCAGCTAGCAAGACAAGTAAATGGGGGTGAATATTATAATGGATATATAGCTACTGCGTATAATTACAATCGTGCATTATCTGATGCAGAAGTCTTGCAAAACTTTAACGCACTAAAATCAAGATATGGATTATAAAAACAAAATAATATGTTAACACAACCACCATTAAACAGAATCTTTATGATTCTAAACGTAAGTGAAGTATCAAAAATAGACTTCAACCAAGTTGAAGAAACTGATGCTACCACTATTAGAAAATCAATAGACGGTACAAAAACTTTTATTAAATATGAAAGTGGGTCAAATCCATCATTTTTAGGTAGTTTGACTACTAAAGAGGGTCCCTATACATATCCTCAGATATTAAATGTTTTAACCGGTTCTGCATGGACTGCTCCTATAACTGGTTCTCTTAACTAAATTTTAAAATATGGGATTTAGAATTAATAGTGGAGGATTCAGAGTTAGTAGTGGTGTGATGAATATTAAACCACCTATGCAGTTGGAGACTCCGTGCTTGGAGATATTTATTTACAATATGTTTAAAACTATAAAAAATGAAAAAGATACAACCATTTAACATTTGGGTAAACGGACAAAATAAATCAGCAAAGTATATGTTTCTTCGTTGTGGAACAGATAACCTAGAAGATTCAGCAATGTTTTACTATTCACTACACGAAGCAACTTTAAACAAAGATGGTGAAGAAATTTCTGGAAATATTTTAACAGAAGGAAACATTACAATGACAGGAACACCATATACTAACTGGGAGACAAATCCTCAAGCATGGACCTGGGCTACAGGACAACTTGGTATAACAGTGTTAGTTTAATATGTTGATTTTTTACACTGCAAAAAATTCAGTATATTATTAGTGAGGAGTGTGTGTGTGTGTATGTTTTTCATATATTTATAAATAATAATATAACTATTCAATAATGCCAGATAATGTAGGATATACCCCAGGTATAGGGGCAACAGTAGCAGCAGAGGAAATACTTGGTATTTTATTCCAAAGAATAAAGCTGACTCTTGGTGCAGATGGTGTAAATGATGGAGATGTAAGTTCTTCAAATCCTATGCCAACACAAGCCCAAAAAACAGATGAATTGCTGTCAACCATACAGATGCTTATGGGAATCCTTGTAGGTATGTGCGAAAGCCTTCAAGTGGTAGATGCAGCACAAAGACAACGTATTGCTATTGATGCTATTGCAGCAGGATTAACACTTGCCACTGTAACTACTGTAGGCACTGTATCTACTGTATCTACTGTAACAAACGTAGCTGCCCAAACTTCAATGGCAGGTATGGATAGAGAAATGTATATTAATATAGCAGACCAAACGTATGCATTGTGCATTCGTCAACACTTAAAATTTGAATAATATGCCAGCTTTAGTATCAAATACATTAATGAGAGGAGTGGATAAACCTGTATGGCAATGGACACGTTTTGCCCCAGCAGTTAGTTCTGCAATATCAAGTTCTTGTGCCGCAGATAATGGTAACTTTTTGCCAGAAGAACATGGAAGATATATACCTTATTTAATTTCTGCAACATCTTTTGTAAAATATGATACTTGGACTGATATGTATCAACCTTTATCAGCCCCACCTATTGCACCTGTTACATTTTCCTCAATGAAATATAGTGCAGCTTTTGGTATAGAGGGTAGTGTTATTGCAGCAGGAGCAAGCACACTAACTATACCATCTGTTACAATGCAATCATTACTTGGGTATGATGTAGAAATTATATCAGGAACAGGTGCAGGACAAATACGAACTATTACGGGTGTAGCAGAACCTATTATTGCTGATAGTGGGATAGTAACTGCTGTAAATAACGTAGTAGGTGCTTTAAACATTACAGATACATTAAAGGCTTTTGCAATTAATCAATATACAGGATATACACTTCGTATAACAGGTAATGCTGGGGTTAGTCAGATTAGAAGAATATTATCAAACACTGCCACTCAAATAGTTTTGGGTGATGTAACCCAAGCAAATGAAATTTGGAACAACCCTGCTGTATTCAACCCTGCAATTAATGCAACAGCAGGTTCACAAGCTGCATATTCTATTGAATCACAAGTTGTAACTGTTGATTCTGCGTGGACTGTTCAACCTGATGCCACTTCTGTGTTTAAGGTTAAAACAGGAATTGTTATTTTAGTTTCTAGTGCTGCTGCTGCTCCGTTTTTCACTATGCAAGCCTATGACATGATTTCAGACACATGGTATATTATACCATCTATGTCTGGTATTTTTGCAGCAGTAGGTACAGATTGCAGTATTGAAAGTACTACTGAAAACTCATCCTTATGGTATCGTGGTATTGCTGCATCAACAAGCACTGTAACTACATTGGTAGATTCTTCACTTGGAGTTGATAGAAAAGCATGGGAAGTTAACCAGTGGAAAGATTATTGGGTGTATATTTATTCAGGTGCAGGAGCAGGACAAATTCGTAAGATTGATAGTAATACTGCTAACACGTTAACATGGACTACTCATATTAGTCCACATCCTAATGCAACAAGTAGATATTTTATTCTTGGATTTGATGCAGGAATAGCAACAGCAGGAGCTGCTTCTAGCATCACTGATTCAACTAAATCTTGGGTAGTAGACCGTTGGAAAAACTATGCAGTTAGAATCATGGCAGGTACGGGAGCAGGACAAGTAAAACCAATTGCATCTAATACAGCCACTGCACTAACTATTGTGGGCACTTGGGCAACTACACCTGATAACACATCTGTGTTTGTTATACAAGCTGACCCTAATAAAGTATATCTTCAATTAGGAAGTGTTGCAGGATTGCCTATTCATAATATTGATTCACAAACTCCTACTTTTGGTAGACAGCAAGATTTTGGTATAGCAAGAAGTGGTTCTGCAACAGTTGCAGGTAACAGACCTGTAGCAATCACTACATTTGCAAATGCTACAACAACTGCAACTGTTACAACTGCACATAACCATCAATTTAAGGTGGGTCAGTTGGTAACTGTTAGGGGTGCTACAGACGCAAATTTTAATGTGACGAATGTGGCTATTGCCACTGTACCATCAGCTACAACTTTTACCTACACAATGGCAGGAACACCTGCTGCTACTACTATTGCAAGCAACCAATCAACAACTGTACTTGTTGATGCTTCAAAGTCATGGACAGTAAACCAATGGGCAGGACAAACAGTGTATATGTACACAACAGCAGTTACAGGGGCTACGGGAGCTGTAACAGGACAATCTTTTAGAATTGCAAGTAATACAGCAACCACGTTAACACTTGTAGCTACTGCCACTGCTCCAACTAATGGTGTGAGTAGATATAGCATATCAACATCATCTGCTATTGGTGCTGCTGATTTTGGTGTAGCTACAGGTACTCAATCTACCACCACACTTCAAGACACTACAAAATCTTGGGCAGTTAATATTTGGGCAGGTAAAAGAGTAAGATATATAACCACAACGGGGGGACCAATAGAGGTTACAATTACCTCTAATACAGCAAATACACTTACTTTACCAACAACTAGTGCTGCAACTACTCTCGTTACAGGATATGTAATATTGGAGCAAACAGTAAAAGGGCTTGGTGTTAGTATGAACTGGACATTTGGAACAAGTGATTTGCTGACAAGAGGTAGGTATATGTTTTCAACACGTGGTGGTGCTGCTATTGGATTTGATAGATTTGATTTAACTACCGATAGGTGTAATCTTATATTTACAACTCCATTAACAGAAACCCTAACCACAGGTACAATGACTGCGTATGATGGTATGGACAATATATTCTTTCAGAAGGATGCTACACAAAGAGTGATGTCCTTGAACGTGGTAACGGGGAAGGTGAATGGTGGTTCTATGTATCCTTACGCAGCACCAACAGCAATTATTGGCAATAGGATGGAAATCTTTACAACCAAAGATGGACTAAAATACATTTGGTTAAACCGGGCTTCTTTTGCAGAATGTTTCAAATGCTTAATCTTTTGGTAATGAATATAGCTAAATTAATAAATCAATGCGAGATACGCTTGGATTATCTTAGAATTCAATTGTTGACTTACACTCAATTGGGTAATATTGAAATGATATTAAAGCTTGAAACGGAGATAGCTGAAACAGAGCAAACAATAGCCATGCTAAAAAATAGTTAACAATGCTTCTTACGTTATTACAGTCACAGGGTGCTCCACCATCACCAAGTGGTGTTACTGTGTGGTTGAAAGTGGGAAGTGTTTGGAAACAAGCTACTATGTATATTAAGGTGGCTGGTACATGGAAGACTGCCACTACTTTTACAAAAATATCAGGAACTTGGAAATAATAAGATGTGCCAATATATTCTACAACAAGACAGCCCGTACAACCAGAACAAGGAATACTTAGACAAGACTTAAATGTAATTAGTCCTGGTCATGCTGTTATTAGAAAAATCATTGCTGGTTCCAATATAGAATTAACATACACTGGAATAGATCCTGGTACAGGTGATGTTACAATAAGTTATGTTCCATCTTCTTCAAGTCCTAATCCAAATGTAGTTTTATTTAATAATACAGGGTCAGGTAATAGTTCTGGTTCTAGTTATAATGGATCTCAATCTATTACAATTAGTTATAACAGCATTGGTGCACAAGGAGAATCCCCAAGTCTTACCTCTCTTACTAATTTAGTTTATTCAGGCACTACAGCATTTGTAAAAATGACTGGTGCTAATCTATTTACATTAGACACAAATGTCTATCTCACTGCTAATCAGACTATTACACTCTCAGGTGATATCACTGGCTCTGGTAATACAGCCATATCTACCCTTATTTCTAATAATGTTGTAACATTAGCAAAGCTTGCTCAAGTATCTACGTCCACTATATTAGGTAGAGTGACAGGTGGCACTGGTAATGTAGAAGCACTAACTAGTGCACAAGCTACAACTGTTTTAAATGTTTTCACTGATCTTTTAAAAGGACTAGTTCCAGCTTCAGGTGGAGGTAGTACTAACTTCTTGAGATCTGATGGTGTATGGGCTGCTCCTCCTGGAGGTGGGGGAGGTAGTGCTGGAACCACTACTAACTCACTCACTATTAACAATTCAGGAAGTGGTAATTCATCAGGTATCACTTTTAATGGTAGTGCTGCTGTCACTATAAGTTATAACACTGTTGGGGCACAACAAGCTAGTTCAGTGCTATCTGGATTGGCTGCTCTTTCTTGGACTTCAGGTACACCGTTTGTTAAGATGACAGCAGCTGGAACATTTTCTCTTGACACTGCCACTTACTATTTAGCTTCCAATCCATCAGGTTATACAAATAATACAGGCACAGTTACATCTGTAGCCATTACTCTACCTGGAATATTTGGTTTAACAGGTTCTCCCATCACTACATCAGGCACTCTATCTGTCACCTTAGCTAGCCAAACTGCTAATACAGTGTTTATTGCTCCTAATGGATCAGCAGGTGCTCCTACATTTAGAGCTTTACTTTTAGCAGATCTTCCTTCTCTATCTACAACAAATGTAAGTGAGGGTACAAATCTTTATTATACGGATGTACGTGTTCGTGCTGCAGTGAGTTTTGTAGCAGGTACTGGTGCATACAACTCTTCTACAGGTGTATTTACAATACCCACTAATACTAATCAACTTGTTAATGGTGCAGGTTATATAACAGGATATACGGAAACTGATACACTAGCTTCTGTAACAGGAAGAGGTGCTACTACAACAATTGCTATTAGTGCTCCTAACTTTTATGATGCTATAGGATCTTATAATGTGAATTTAGGTTCAGGAGGTACTGAAGGCAGAGCACTAGTAGTAGGATATTCCGGAGGTAGTTATGGTGGTATAGGTTATAATGTTCGGCATACAACTACAGGTGGGTCTTATATAGCTCCAGGAACAGATACTTCTTCTTACATTTTATTTTCAGCTGGAGGAATTAATTTTTATGGTGCACCATCAGGAGCAGCAGGTCGTACTTTAAGTTATACAACTCTTGGAACTTTTAGTAGTTCAGGACTTTTTAATGCTGTAAATATTAATGTTAATGGAAACCAAGTTCTTCACGCAGCTAACTATAACTCATACTCTCCAACATTAACAGGAACTGGTGCAAGTGGTACTTGGGGAATAAGCATATCAGGAACAGCTGCTAACAGTACACAATTTGCAGGAATAGGTTATGGTGGTGGGTATAGTTCTGGAACAGTGTCTTATTTCATGATATATAATGGTACTAACTCAAGATGGGAAGCATATACAGCATCATCTTTAGGTCCAACATTCTTAGGACTTGGTTCTAATGCATACACTTCCACTGCTTATTTACCACTTTCTGGTGGCACTATGGGAGGTCATATAAACATGGGTGCATGGAATATTACAAATATCACTACATTAGGAGCAGTCACTTTAAACCTAAGTGGAACAGCTACTGTAGGTGCTATTTCTACTCCTATTATACAAGGAAGTGGAGGTTCATATATACAATCCACATCAACAGGAGTTGCTTACACACAAAACTGGCAAATAAGAGAAAAGTCAGGAGGTAGTGGCAATACAAATGTGATTTATGCACCACAATTAGCATTCCACTGGGGAGGTGTAGTAGCTTCAAGTATTTTATTGGAGTCATCAGGTAGAGTTTCTGTAAGAGATAACCCAGGAACAAGCTATGAAAAATTCATAGCTGGTGCTACAACTATTGTTGGATATAGTGATTCTATATATTTATATGTTAACTATAATAATACATTAAATGTTTGTACAGTTTCAGCTACTAGTACAGGTGTATCAGCACATGGTATTTTGGATCTATACAAAGGAGGTACAAGTAATATACAATTAAATGCCAATAATACTTCTAATAGTTATATAAATGCCGGTAATTTTGGAATAGGTACTACAAGTCCATCTCAACTTTTACATGTAAATGGTAATGCTTTAGTTGCATCTTTTTTATATATTAATACTATAAGTGATAATGTAGTAAGTAACGCTAACCAAATAACAGGAAATAATACTGGTAGCAGTTATACTCAGTGGAGAATTAAAGGATCTAAAAACAGTTATGCGGGTTTTTTTGATGAATATAGTAGTGTTAACGGAATGATGTACGATAGTGGTGGTAATGGTGGTATATATAGAGAAACTAATGGTCGTTGGTATTTATATCATAATGTAGGTAATAACTGTTTAGGAGTTGCTGCTTCTACTACATCATCTTCATACAGATTGTATGTAAGTGGTGCAATATATTCTACAGATGATATAGTGGCTTATTCTGATAGAAGAAAGAAGACAAACATTACAACTATTGACAATGCATTAGATAAGGTGAATAGAATGCGGGGTGTATTTTATGATAAGATTGATGATATAAAAAAAGGTAGACAAACAGGAGTGATAGCTCAAGAAATAAATGAGGTGTTACCTGAAGTGGTTACTTATGCTAAAGATGTAGATGAGTATGGTGTATCTTATGGAAACGTAGTGGGTGTACTTATTGAAGCTATTAAAGAACAACAATTGCAAATTGAACAGCTTAAAACTAAATTAGATGGCATTTCCAGCTAGTGGTACAATATCATTCAATAATGCAAGGACAGAAATGGGTCAATCTGCAATGACTGATTATTCTTTTAGACGTTGGGCATCAGGTGCTGGTTGTGATAATGACACAACAAGTGGTCAAAGATATGCTCCTATAAATGTACATTCTTCTAATTCTGGAAAATATTCTACATCTTGTACAAATTATCAAATGTCAAACTGGTATAATTATGATCATAGTCTTAATTATGCTAGTGATGGAACATTTAGAAATCTTTTTCTATCCTATTTAGCAAGTTGTGTATGTTGTCAAGGATCAATGATTATATTTGATTTAGGTACAACTAATAAAACATTTGATATTACAATTGATGGTACATCTACTGATTTTGCAAATATTTATAAAATTGCAGTTTTTTATGGAAAACCATGGTCTTCAAATGGTGTAGGTGCAGGTAGTAGTAGTCTTGTTTATGATTATACTTATCCTTCTACTTCAGGTTTAACTGTAACAATTAATTATAATTACACTTATAATAGCAGTGTTGGTCAATATTTATATGTTGTTGTTTATACAACTTGTACTTAATTAAAATACTATTTATGGCAATACAGGTAAAAGTTACACCAGGTGCGTCAAGTTATGAATATGATTTTGATGATTCTGGTTATAGCACTGGTTCTCAAGCATGTACTAATTATGCAGCATTAACAAGTGTATATGCTGCTGAGGCAACAGGTGACCTTGTCACTCAATTTTATACAAATTCTGGATTAACTACCACATTTTCTGGTACATCTTCAACTTTCTATGCTTGGACAAGAGTAGGAGCAGGTACTACTTATCGTGGACAAGTGAATTCATCAGGAGTTACAAGTTTAATTAGCAATTGTTAAATTCGTATTATTTTTAACATATGTTAATAACTTTTACAACATTACATTACATCTATTAATATCTTTGAGTTACAAAACCACATTTATGAAAAAAATTACATTAAAACTAGTTGAGTTCTACAATCTTGACGCAGAGCTGAATGGTATAGTTGATCAAACAACAGGTGCTAAAAAGTCTTTTGGTCTTCTAGGAGAGAAGCTTTCTCTTGTTACTAAGTATTGGCTTACTGATCTTGCTAAAAAAGTAGCTGCTGAAAAAGTTGCAATAGAAGAACTTAGAAACGAACTTATTAAAAAATATGGTAAAGAAGAAAATGGGAATATTACAATCCCCATGTTAATAGATGATGATTCTAATGATGAAGAAACAGCAAGTAAAAAATTAAATCCTGATTTTCAACAGTTTGAAAAAGAATTTAATGAGCTTTTACAAACAGAAAAAGAAGTTGAATATAAACCAATTAAGCTTTCTGAATTAGAAAAGGTTGAAACATCAGAAAACTATGCTACATTTTTCAAACTCTTAAATGAAGGAATCTCAGAAAATCCTGATAATGTTGTACCAATGACGCCTAGATAATGTGTGGGTTTTAGTATTTATTAAAGCACTCTCTTAAAATGAGGGTGCTTTTTTATTTTGGTACTATCTGTAAAATTTTGTATATTATAGTGTAGAGTGATTCTAATTTAAACTATAATATATGATTTTATTTTCATTTATTTCAGACAGGTATAAATATACATTTCCTCAAGCTATTGCTGAGGTTGTTTCTGTTACAAAATCAAAATATGTAATGGCAGTGCCTCCTGGCTCTCAGCAACCTATTGAAGGTCAAGTGAATTTATATGCAAATTTTAATATATATGCTAGCCTTAATTCAAAAAATCAAGGTGGACAACCTATAGAATCTATTTCTAAAAACTATTTGTGTGATGAATTTGATGAAGCATTTACTAAAGCAGAAGAACTGTTTTTAGATGAAGTGGGTGGTACATCTGTTTAATTTAATATATCTGATATAATATGTTACCTAAATCTAATGCTGCTAGTCAGGGTTGTATTCCTGTTTCTTCAAATTGTGTCGTATGGCAGGGACCTGATCTTTCCTGTCTTAACCTCTGCAACGGTGACACTGTTTCTGATGTAGTTTACAAGGTAGCTACAGACTTATGCACTATTAAGTCCACTCTGGATTTGACAAGCTTAGACCTCACTTGTTTGGTCTCTTTTTGCTCTTCTGTAAATCCGGCACCCACTACAAAAACCCTGTCAGCAGTATTAGATTTTATTATAGATAAGGTTTGCTGTTTACAAGCTACTATTCCTGGAAGTCCAGGATCTACTTATACAGAACCCACTCTCACTCTTCCTACATGTTTACAATATGTAGATGGTGGTACAGGACTTACAGTAACACAACTTGTTCATAATCAATACACTCTGCGAATAGCTAATCAGTATTGCTCTTTAAAAGCCACTGTTGATTCTCAAACAACTACACTTACTAGTCACAACGCACGAATTACAGCATTAGAAAATGCTCCTGCAATAACTCTTCCTACTGTTACACCTAATTGCATTCTTCCTAGTGTTCCTACACAAATGAACGTTGTATTAGATAAGTTAGAAGAAGAATATTGTCTTCTTAGAACAGCTTTAGGATCTAACACTCAAATTACAGCAGCTGCTTCTCAGCAGTGTACCGCATTAAGTGCTGCATCAGCACTTAGCCAAGCTGGTGCAATGTCATCTATAACTGGTTGGAATTCAACTGTTGCTAACATGTCACAAGCTATGCAGAATCTTTGGATCACTGTATGTGATATGAGAGCTGTTATAGCTGATCTTAAAAACTGCTGTGGTCAAACAGATTGTTCTGGATTTATTCTTGAATACAGTGCTACAGCTAATGGTGCCCGTCAGGAAGTATATCTTGACTTTAACCCAACCACTATTATTCCTTCAGGCTTTATTCAGGCTGTTCAAAACACTACAGTTGTTATTTCTGATGGAACTAATAGTAAGTCTTTTGTAATTAACATTGTAACAGAAGCTGCTAATGTCAGTCCTTATACATTTATTGTAGCTGGTGGAAGTGTAGTGGGAACTCCTCTTAATAGCTCAATGCCATACACTGTTGTTGTTAATGCATTCATATCTAAGAGTAATAATGTATGTAATAAATCTGTAACTAAAAATATCACTGTACCTTGTCCAATTGTGACTAGTGTAAGTGCAACCTTAATATAATATGAATATTACATTAACATGGACTCCAGGTGCTGGTGCATCAAATCAAGATGTTCAGTATAAGTTATCTACTGAGCCAACTATTTGGACTACACATTCTAGTGTAGCTGCTGGTGTTGCTACAGCAACTATAAATGGTTTGTTAGATAATAGAATATATGATTTTAGAGTGGTTACAAACTGTGCAGGAGGGATATCAACATCTGCTGCTACACAACAAATTAACATTATATGTCCAACTGTCACTACCAATCCATCAAGTACTACCATTGGTTTTAGCTTTCCTGAAATTGGTGGTTCTATAACAGGTTACACTGCTAAGATATTTGACACTACAGGAACTACATTAATATCTTCTCAAACACCAGCTGGTACCACTACAAGAACAGGATCATTCACTAGTTTAACCGCTAGTACAAATTATAAGATACGTATAGAAATAGCTGCAGGGTCTTTTTCTAAAACAAACTGTTCTTTTATAAGTGTTACGACCACTGCAAGTCCCACTTGTAATCCACCCACTGGTGTTACAGCTACCCTAGTATAATTAAAAAACATTAAATAATACACACTATGTCTTGCGGATGCACACATACACCTTGTGAACCTTGTTGCTCTAGTTACGGATCATCTGTAAGCTATGTTCTTCCAGATTGTCCTGGTGGAGAACCTTGTGATGAAATAAGTGAAGCACCTTGTGTTTTATATAAGGGACCTAATCTTCCTGCTCTTGGTATAAGTAATAATGATAGACTCATCACTATATTAACAAAACTTCATAAAGTGCTGAATGGTGTCATAACACCAACTATTCCATTAACTACTTATACAGCAACAAACACTACAACGCTACCTTCTATTCCTACATTTAATATTAGTTATTTAGGACTTGGTCCTGTTTATACATCAACAGCAGGAGCAACAAGTTCTTCAACCACAATAACAGTGGGTTCTACAACTAACCTTGTAATAGGTATGGTGGTAGAAGTTACTGCTGGTGTAGGTGCGTTTGCTACAAACACACTTGTTGTAACTATTCCTAGTGCAACTACATTTACAGTTTCTCAAGTTCCTAGTACCCCTCTTTCTGGAGGAGCTACTGTTGTTACAGGAACGGGTTCTACACACACTATATTTAGTTTAAAAGTGGTAAAAAATATTCCTCAATCTTTTAAAGCGTTTACAGGTTCTGTAGTAACAGACTCTGGAACAGGAACAGTTGTATAAAATTATAATATATGGCTTCTTTGTGCAATACATATAAAACCTTACAAGTTGCTTTTACAGCACCGGCAGTATCTCCTGCTAATGGATATTTAGTTAAATGGAGAATAGTTGGTGATACAAACTGGAATACAGTTACTCAAAATCAAAATCCCATCACTATAGCAGGTGTTCCTTCTTGTTATAATATTGAAGGTAGTATACAAGCTGATTGCGGTGGAGGAAACTTTGGTTCTCCTATAGTGTTTGCAATATCTTCAAGTTCTAATATTTGCAGACAAGTCACTCTATTACAGACAGCAGTTTATTATTATGTTGCTTGTAATAGTTCTGAACAAGTGCAAATTATAAATAATGCTGCCACTCCACAAACAATCTGTATAAAAGATGGTACATTAAGTGGTGGAACATTCACTGATTTAAATACAAGTTGTAATATATAATTAAGTTATGGCCACATTAAGTGTATCGTTTACTCCTCCTGGAACACCCCCTGCAAATGGTTATAGGGTGCAATACTGGCTTGCATCAGATCCTTCTACTATATTTACAGTGTCACCCAATCCTACATCATCTCCTGTTACTATTACAGGTCTTACTGGAACTTTTTATCAAGGTACTATAGAAGCTGATTGTGGTGGGGGGTTATATTCTTCTTTAAATACTTTTTCAGCCAATACAATAACAGGAGATCCTTGTTTATCAGGAAATACACTTGCTAATGCAAACTGTTCTCTTACTGAAACTAAAACATTTACACTATCTACAGGTTTTTCAACAACTGTAAATTTATATGGTTTTTATTATTCAGGAACAGGAATAAGAACTATATCAGGAAGACTGTTAAATAACAGTAATGCTTTAATCCAAGAGTTTACTTATACGCAAACAGGGGCTAGTGTAGGAACGACTAGTCCTAGTTTTTATACACTTACTAATATATCAGGATCTGCTGTAAGTTATAAACTTCAAATTGACACTGTAATTTGCACCAACGGTACAGGTGTTGGAGCCATGACTGCTAGTGGTTGCACATCTACAAGTCCTTCTGTAGTAGTTAATAACGCTACATTCTCTGGTTTAACTATATCAGCAGTAACTGTTAATAGTGTTGCTGTAACATATGAAACAGGTGTTAACTTACCTATTGCATATTCAGGTTTAGGTTATTTTAGAACTACACAAGTGGGAACATTTAATATAGCTGTTTCATATAGCAATCCTGCTGTTTCTAGTCCAAGAGCTATACGTGTAACAGGTAGTAATGGTGTTTCTCAAACACAAACTTCTCAAGCAACAAGTGCAACACTTACATTTAGTAACGTAGTGGTAAACACTTCACAATCTGTACAGATAGCTATTGTGCAGAGTTAAAATATAAAGTCAGTGGTTTTGTTGGTTTACCCACACGACAGGTCTCGGTGTTTCTACATTGAGACCTTAATTTTATTAAACTGTTTATAAAATGTGCATAAAATATGTTAGAGTTATATAATATAATCTAACTTTATGCACCATATACCAAATACTAAAATTATGTCTTTAATTAATCAGGTGTATGGTTCTCTCAGATGGAAAAAAACTGATGAGTTCTGTGCGACAAAGTTAGGTGTTTCATTACAGAAATACCAAGAAATCAAAAAACAAATCTCAGAAACAAAACAACTGCTACAAGAAGAATTAGATTCTAGTCTTATAGAGTTTGTAGGTAAAAGAATGCTAGAACTTATTGATGACGAAGGAATTAAGAATGAGTATGTTTTAGATATGAAATACAATCTACAAGATGCTATACTTTCTGAGAAAGAAAAGGTGATAGAATTTAGAGAAAATTTAGATGACTGCACTGCTGAAATTAAAGGAATAGCTTTTGTAGAACCAAAAAGTCCTGAAGAAATAATAAGGATTTTAAAAATTGACACTACAAAATGGAAGCTTAGCTCCTATTGGAATAAGCAACATAAAGACCATTGGCTTATTTCTGCCATGGTTACTCAAAAGACTTTAGAAGAAAAAGATTTTTTAAAGGAAGTGATTGAAAACTTCCAGCCAAGTTATACACCAGTTGCAGAGGTGCATTTGAATGACACATTCGTTTTACCTACAGTGGGGGTTTTGAGTATTCAAGACCTTCACTTTGGTAAAGAAGGTAATGATGGAGTGGCTGATGACTTTAGAGAAGCTATTAGTAATTTAGTATTAAAGGCTTATAAAAGTCATAAACTTGATAAAATCATTTATGTATTTGGTGGTGATCTTTTAAACATGGATAGTTTTCATGGATCTACTACAAAGGGTACACCTGTAGATAATGATTTAAGAGCACAAGATGCTTATAAAATAGCATTTGATTCATTATACTGGAGTGTAAACTTTGTAAAACAATTTTGTAATAATCTCCATGTAGTGTATCTACCTGGTAATCATGATAGACTTAGTAGCTATCATATGGCTCATGCTCTTTCCAAATGTTTTAATACAGCTTCTAATATCATATTTGATGTTGAATATGCTGAAAGAAAAGTTATTACTTACGGTGATAACTTTTTTGCTTTTGAGCATGGTGATATTAGCTCAAAAAATACTCCTTTAGTATATGCAACAGAATTTCCAAAACAGTGGGGTGCAACAAATTATAGAACTTGTTACACCGGTCACTGGCACCATAAGAAAACAACTCAGTATATATCTGAAAATGAAATACACGGATTTGCCATTAAACATCTTCCTTCTCTCTCTAAACCTGACTACTGGCATTACCATAACAAATATACAGGTGCTAAACGCCAAGCTATTATTGAAATCCATGATCAGAGGAAAGGTAAAATATCTGAGTTTGTATATACAGCGTAAACCTGTAAGGTTTAGTTTTAAACTATAGAGATTTTTACGTAAATTATTAATGTAGACAACTGTGAGTAAACCATATAAAAAACCAGATCTTAACGCTCCTAGGTATAGACCAAAGAAGTTAAATTTTACCAATGCTACTTTTTATGAGCAATTTGTAAAAGATAATCCTAAGTATTCAAGTCTCATCACTCTAGAAATGTTTAAGAATATAATTACCACGTTCAATGGTAAAATCTGGAAAACTGTGGTAGAAGACAGAGATGGTGTAGAACTTCCTGAGCAGCTTGGTTTTATTTTTATAGGTACATGTCCTCGTAAAAAAAGTAATATAGATTTTAATAAATCAGAGAAATATGGAGTAACACTCCAGAATCAAAACTGGGAGTCTGATCAGTATATAGCTAAGATATTCTATACAAATTTTGAAACTAAGTATAGGTTTAAACATCATGAGATGTGGGGATTTTCTGGTGTTAGAGATTTCAAAAGAACAATAGGTCAAACCTATCCCAAAGAGTGGAAGAAGTATTTAATGGTTGATAACTTAGTGAGAATAAGTAGAATATTTAGAAAGCAAAGATTCAAACAACATAAACAAGAATTAACTAAAGACCTTCTTGAAACATATGATGAATTTAATTTAGAAAATCCATGGGCAGAACTACAATAGGAAACGTTATTTCAAGAATACGTACACAGGTTAAGGCTGTTAGGCAAGATGCTTTCTTGACTGATCGGGCCATTTATGCTTTTATATTAAAGCATAGTAAGTGGCTCATGAAAAGAGAAGATAGTAAAAATAAACTTCTTGGTTATTCTGGTATTATACAAACCTTGGATTTTGTTGAATTAGAAGAAATTGATAAAGTGGAAGCTAAGTGTACAGGAGTATCTTCAGATTGTGTTATTAAAAGAACTAAATCTGTAATGCCTGTATTTATGCAGGGATATTATGGTCCACTAATTAGAAGTGTAACTTCTTTAGATGCATCTGAAGAACTTCAAATTACCAATCCTAGTACGTATTTGGTAATGAGTAGAAGCAAAAACTTCAAATATAATAAAACTAAATACTATTGGTATTTAAATGATTATTTATATTTTCCTAATTTAGAATGGGATGCTATTCGTGTAGAAGGAATATTTGAAGATGATATTTCTAATTTTACTTGTGCACAAGATAGTTGTGTTCAGAAAGTTGATCAACCTTTTAATGTACCTGATTATCTTTCTGGTGAGATAGAAAATAATGTATTTAAAGATCTTGTAGGAATGCTTCAACTACCCTCAGATGTAAGTGCAGATAAGCAAAATATAAGTAGATGAAAACAGAACTTTCATATAAAACATTTGATGAACTTCTTAGTGAGGTGGCAACAGACTTTGCCACTTATAACAATGAGGGGATGATTGAACCAGGTCAACTTATCAAGGTGGCTCAAAGAGTTAGTTATGATTTGGGTCTTAGAATACATGGTACAAAAGAAAAAGTTTTAGAGGTAACAAATAAAAAAACAAAGCTTCCTGATGATTTTTATGTTTTAAACTATGCTTATTTATGTGGTAAGTATAGTGTTACAAATGCTGTCCTATCAGGAAGACAAACAGAAGATGTTATTTTAAATAGTTCTTATTGTTCTAAATGTGGAGAGCCCGATCCTACATGCACTTGTGAAAAAACATACACTATTGAATGTAACACAGGAGAGAAGATATTTGTACAGGTGGTTGAAAAAAGAAAATATGAAACCAGGGTGTATGATAGTTTTACACCTATCAGCATTGCAACATCTACTGGAAGAATAGATGCTCTAGATGATTCTAAACCAGCTGGTTATATTAAGAACAAGTTTATATACACTAATATAGAAGAGGGAAGTTTGTTTATATCTTATGAAGGTGCTCTAGAAGATGAACATGGAAACTTGTTAGTATTAGATCACCCTATGATTAATGAATATTATGAATATGCTTTTAAGCAAAGGATTCTTGAAAATCTATACATTAATGGAGAAGATGTAATGCAAAAAATGCAACTTATAGAACAGCGTCTTAGAGCTGCTCGTAATAATGCTTTAACAATAGTGAACACTCCAAATTTTTCAGAAATGAAGAAATTATGGGAAACAAACCGTAAAGCTCAATATGGACGATATTATAATATGTTCAAATCAGGAGAAAGCTGGTAACACCTTCAGACGTTGCAGCACAACTATACAGTTTACAACTTATGGATGTAAGCTTGTTATTGCTGTAGTGGATAGTGTTAAAAAAGAGGTGGAGAAATTATATAAAAAATACAAGATTGATGAGGAATTTGATGATGATGCAGAAGGGGCATTAGTAATGCCTGATATGAAAACTTATTATTTACTTCTAGGAAAGGCGTTCATCACTCATAACACTATAGCTCATGAAGTGTTTCATGCATCTGTAAGAATTACAGAACATCGTGGAATAACTGATGAAGAAACTCAAGCTTGGATGGCAGGGCACATTACAGAGATATTATATAAGTTTTTAGAAAAAAAGAAGTTAGAAGTAAAACATGGCTGAGCAACAACAAAATCCTGGAGTGATCACTAACACCTTTAGTAATGGTATGGTGAAAGACTACAATGAAACATTTGTAGGAGAAGGATTATATACTCATGCTCGCAATGTTGTAAGTAATTCACATGATGGTCAGCTTGGTGTAAAAGGTAATGAGCCAGCTAACTTAAGTTGCATCACTCTTCCTTATAGCTTAATAGGATGTATTCATCTTTCTGATGATCAATGGTCTGTATATACAACAGATGATACTAATTCTGAGATAGGAATATTTGATGAAAGTCAATGCACTTATACAAAGGTGGTAAATGATCCATGTTTAGGATTTAAAAGATCTAACTTAATTACAGGTGCTTCACGTAAACGTTATGATTGCGATAGACCTGTTTATTGGGTTGATGCACTGAATCCAGATAGATTTATGGATCTTAGTAATCCCCCTTTTAAATATATAGAAACTATAGTTGATGGTTGTAAAGTAAAAACTATAACACAACCTTTACAGCTTGATTGTGAAAAGATAAGACTTGCATCTTTAATACAACATCCTTGTTTAATCTTAAATAAAGGAAAAGTTGCAGGAACTTTACCTAATGGTTCTTATCAAGTTGCTATAGCTTACACTGAAGATGGTGTTAGATTAACCGGGTATATTGGAATATCAGAAGTACAATCATTATTTACACATGAAAATGTTAGTTCTTCTTTAGAACTATCAATTACTACTATAGATACAACATTTGACGAATTTGAGTTAGTTGTAATTGGTCGTATTAATGGTACAACAGTAGTTAAAAAAATAGGAAACTACTCAACCTCACAAGGTAAAATATACATTGACAGGTGGGATCAAGAGTTTGAAACAGTGCCAATTAGTCAAGTGGTATTTAGAGGAGACTCTTCTGAAAAAAGTGATGCTATATACGAAGTGAATAATTATTTATTAAAAATTGGAGACTATTCAAAGTTTAAATTTAATTATCAAAAACAAGCTAATAATATAAATGTTAGTTGGACAGCTGTTCAATATCCTTCTAATTATTATTTTAAAGGTGGAAATAATACTGGTTATTTAAGAGATGAACAATATTCATTTTTTATAAGATGGGTATACAACACTGGTGAACGTTCTGAGTCCTATCATATACCTGGAAGAGATGCTCTAGCTAGTGATAGAACTTTAGTAATGGGAGATGATGCTTTTGAAACATCTGGTATAGATTCTATTACAAGAGAAAGATGGCAGGTGTATAATACAGCCACTTTAGATAATCTAAATAGTTACACTCTTTCTGATGGAGGGCTTGTTATAGCATCAGGTAAAATGGGATTTTGGGAAAGCACTGAAAAATATCCAGATAACACTCCTGATATTTGGGGAACATTATGTGGAAAAAACATTAGACATCATAAGATGCCTGATGAAACTACAGCTCCATCCTTAAATTTATTTTCAAATAATGGTAAATTTATTAATATTCTTGGAGTTAACTTTAGTAATATAACTCATCCTTTAGACAACCAAGGTAATCCTATACAGTCAATTGTAGGATATGAATTATTAAGAGGATCTAGAGAAGGTAATAAATCTATTATTGGAAAAGGACTGCTTAATAATATGAGGGAATATTCTATTCCTAATCAAACAACTAAAGGGCTTTTTCAAAATTATCCATACAATGATTTAAGACCAGATCCTTATTTAACAGATTCTCCTAATTTAGATGGTCAATCTGCATTAAAAGGACAAGCTAATGTTTCCACTTCAAAAATGAGTGGCTATAAAAAGAATATATTTTCATTTCATAGTCCTGATGTAACTTTTTCCAATCCTTTTTTAAATGCCAATGAACTAACTATTTATCAGGAAGTGTATGGTGAATCTAATGGTAGATTTGTTAATTCTTGGAAACATCCTAAATTTAAAGTTTTAAGTAATTTTAGTTCAGTTTTCGGAGATGTAGCTTCTATAATAAGCACAGTTCAAACAGCTCTTGGAGCACTTGGAGGAGGTCTTGATTTAAAAATTGAAGCTGATAAAGATGCTCCTGTATCAACAGGACTAACTTTAAATCCAAACTATGCTGGAGATACAGTTACTGTTTTTGGTTCAGGTGCCTCACCTTTAACTATTGCACAGTTTATTGCAGCAGGTGTTGCAAATGGACTTTTAATAGGTGCGTTGATAGGAACAGGTATTCTACCAGCAATGTATAAACAACAGTATTTAAGACTTTTTATATATTTAATTCCTAAAAAACAATACTCAGCTCAATATAATTCACATGGTGTTTATGATGGAGGAGCCATACCAAAAAAAATAGGTAATAAAAGAAGAAAGATTAAAGAAGCATTATATATAGGAAGTGGAAATAGCCAGTTTAATTCTGACTATTTTGTTAATAACACAGCTAGAAGTAATGTAGTTGTTTTAGAAACTGAAAAAGATTTGGATGATCCAACCACTACAGACAATAGTAGAGTGACATTAGGTGAAGCAAATAGTAATTTATATCAAAATATTAAAACAACTATATCAAGTCACTATGGTGCTTTAAAAATTAGCATACCTTCTCAATATGGTCAATTAGGTGGAATAAAACAATTTCCTATAAATGGAGGTTGTATTTTTAACACTACACCTGATAAGACTAAAAAGTTTAATACATCTTCTCCACTTTTTAACGGAGACACTTATATAAATAAATTTACTGAAAAAAACACAATGTTCTTTTTCACTGATTGGATGATTGGTGAGCCTGATAGAACTGAATGGGATTACACTTTATATATGTATATTCCCTATCCAAGATTTTGGATAAATAATGTAGAAGAAAATGTAGCTTTTTTAGAAGCAGCTGATAATTATAGATCATTAGATAAAAGAACATCTGGTTTCTTACATGTAAGTTCTGGATATTTTTATTTATTTAATTCTGGTGTTAGAGAGTTTTTTGTTGAAAGTGAGGTTAATTTAGCATATAGAGATTGGGAAGAAGATCCATCTAAGCGTCATTATGATTCTGATAGATACACTGATCTTGATAGTATGTTTAGAAGTGACATTATAAAAAGTGGAAACTTTTATAAATATGATTATAACTTAAGTGTATCTAAATTATTTAATTCTCATATTACTTGGGGAAATATATTAGGTCTTGATTATGATCCTACCACTGCAGAAAAATGTTACGTATATAGACCTAGTAGAGTTAGATATTCTCTTCCTCAATTTCAAGAATCAAAAAAAGATAACTGGAGAATATATTTAACTAACAATTATAAAGATTTTGACTCTCCTGTAACATCTATAAAATCTGTAAATAAAACAGGTGCTTTGTTTATGATGTCAAGACAGAGTCCTATGCAGTTTATGGGTGTAGAAGAACTGAAGCTAGATGGAACGGGTGCTAAAATTACAATAGGTGATGGGGGGCTTTTTAATCAACCTTTACAACAAATTGTAAATACCGAAAGTTCTTTTGAGTATGGTTCTTGCCAAAGTAAGTATTGTTCTATTAATACAATACACGGTGTTTTTTGGGTGAGTCAAAATCAGGGAAAGATATTTCAGTATGCTGGACAAATAAAAGAGATATCTAAAAATGGTCTTAAGTGGTGGTTTGCTAGATATTTACCTAGTGAACTATTAGCAGCGTATCCCACCTATCCTTATTTTGATAACCCGGTAATTGGTGTAGGGGTACAAATAATGTATGACAATACTAATGAGATTGTATATATTACTAAGAAAGACTATAAACCACTAAAAACCAATTTGTTATTTGACTCAAAAGGTTTTTATGAAATAAGTTCATCTAATGGTAAGGTGTACATTCCTTTAACTAACACTAGTTATTTTGAAGATGCTAGCTGGACTATATCATATGATCCAAACGGGAATGATGGTAAAGGTGCTTGGGTTAGTTTTCATGACTGGATACCTAGCTTTTTAATTCCTGGGAAAGCTCATTTTATGAGTGTCAATCAAAATTCTATATGGAAGCATAATGTAAGATGTGATAAGTTCTGTAATTTTTATGGTGTAGATTATCCTTTTGAAATTGAGTTTATATCATCTACGGGTCAGCAAGTTGTTTCTATGAGAAACGTAGAGTATATATTAGAAGCTTATAAAATTCACAATGAATGCAGAGATGAGTTCCATGTATTAGATGCAAACTTTGATCAGGCTATTATATATAATTCAGAACAAGTATCTGGACTTTTAGAACTAGAACTTAAGAATAAAACCAACCCGGTGGCAATGCTTAGTTATCCTCAGATAAGAGCACAATCTATAGGAATAAACTATTCTAAAGAAGAGCAAAAGATTAGATTTAATCAATTTTGGGATATAACAAAAGAAAGAGGAGAGTTTGCCCCAAATACAAACATTCCAATGTTTATTACAGAGGCTAATGGATATAAGTTTAAAATCAATCCAGCTTATGTAAACTATCAAAAGTCACCATTAGAGCGTAAGAAGTTTCGTCACAATTTAAATAAAGTGTTCTTAAGAAAGTTTAAAAGTGATGATGTAAAGATGTTATTTAAAATATCTAATCAGAAAATACAACTTAGTCAAAGGTAATGAAACGGACAGATTCTATATTACAGCAGTTTTATATGTCTAGGCTTCCTAAAGCTCAGATGGGACTAGCCATATCTGATGGTACAAGGGTGGCACCAAGACCAAAAGCTTTAACTGAAGCTGAATATCAAGAAAATGAACGTGCTAGAAAAATAACAAAAGAAGGCACTGAAAGACGAAATAAGCAAATTTTAGAAGAAAGACAAAAAGCAAGAAATACAAAAGGTACATTTAAGGAAAAGAACTTTAACATAGGTGAGAAGTTTAGAATGTTTCCTGGTAGTGTAGGTGGTGCAGGAGAACTCTTTGATGACTATATCAATCCTTTAAAGTTTGTTGGAGACATGGCTTCAAATCTAGGTAATTCTAGAACACCCCAAGAAGCAGCTCTAAATGTAGCAATGACAGCAGGACTTGGTGCTCTTGGATTTGACCCATTAGGTAGTGGATTAAAATCTTCAGCTTTTAAAGAAGCACGTGCATCTTTTCCAAAATTTATAGATGAAGTTTCATATTCTATAAATAAACCTAAGTCTGTAGAACAAATAACTAATAAGAATTTATATAAAGAATTAGGATCTCCTTTGAATATTTCAGAAGGATTAAATAATCAAGGTGTATTTAGTTTAAAAAGATTTCCTGACCATGTTGTAAAATTTGAGCCTGTTGAAACAGTAGGTAGAGGTATTGGTTATCCTGAATATACAAATTTTGATTTTGTAAGTGCTATGAAAAATATAAAAGATAAACCTAACATAGCAAAGGTTAAAAATCAACTTAATGTAGAAAATAACAAGAGAGCTCTTATAATGAATAGGATTGATGATGGATACCGTCCTTTAGATCTTAATCCTATCAATTATAGAAAAATGCCAGATGACTCAGTTCGTAAAATGTACTATGACTTAAAAGATGTTATTAACAATGATTTAGGTTTTGATTTTATGGGTAACAACTACCTATACAATCCTAAAACAAAAGATTTTTCATTATTTGATTTTTCTCCACAATTTAAAGCAGGTAATGATGGTAATTCACAATTCTGGATTAATGATGTTTTAGGTAATACTAATAGTAATTTACTTGGTAAAGCTCAAGCTAATAAAAACTTAAAAACAGCAATTATATCTAAGCTTGTTAATGATCATAGAGTGGCTGGACAAAATTTATTTAAAGAGATTGGTACAGGATATACATTACGAAGTCATGCTGATATTTCAAAACTTCTTGATAAAGGTGATAAGTTTGCTTTTCAAAAATTTAATAATGCACTTAAAGATGTTGATATATATCAGCAAGGTGGTGTAATAAAAGATGACAGAGGACAATGGGCACATCCAGGTAAAGTAACTCGTATATCTAGTCCTAATATAACTATGAAGGGTGTACCCTATCCTGTACTAGGTGTAGGTTCTAATGGTGAAGAACAAATGATGTATCCAGGACAAGAATATAATTTTGGTGGTGCATCTTATGTAGATGAATATCCTATGATGAAAAATGGTGGAGAAATGATTAAACGTAAAGATGGTAGTTATTCTAAAAGAGGACTCTGGGATAACATTAGAGCTAATAAAGGCTCAGGTAAAAAACCTAGTAAAGAAATGCTAGAACAAGAACGTAAAATAAAATCTAAAGAAATGAAATACGGAGGAACAAATAACTCAGGCTTTGAAGCTTTACCAGAATATGTACAAGCTAAAATATTAGCTAACATGGGATATGGTGGATATTATAATCCAATGATGGAAGAAGGTGGTGAACCTAATGGTGGCATGGCACTAGGTCAGATAATGGCTGTTTCAGATAAGATGAATAAGCTTCGTCAGTTTATATCTCCTGATAAAAACTTAGATCCATGGATTGCTTCTAAGCTTGCAGTTATGGATGATAGTGCAGATGCTATTGCTAATTATATGATGTACAATCCTGAAGCTCAGGGTGATGAAGAAGAAATCTCACAAATGAGTAGAGGAGGATATGTTGTAAGTAGAAGTAGTGCACGTAAGGGTAAGACACATAAAGTGACAGGTCCTGATGGAACTGTTAAATACTTTGGTGATTCTAAGTTAGGACAGCATCCTGATGATCCTGAAAGAAAAAAAGCATTCTATGCTCGTCATAAAAAGAATTTAGATTCTAATCCATATTTTAGAGCCTTTGCTAAAGAAACATGGCAGCAGGGTGGACAACCTGGTTTATCATTTTGGAATGCTAGTAAAACTCCACAAGGTGCTGTTACACCTACAGGAATGTCAAATTATTTTAATGATAATAAACAAGGTTTTGATCAAGCAAATTTTACTAAAAAGATGCAGGAGTTAAATCTTGATACATCAAGTAATGTATCATTACAACAAGATATGATGAAAAAATATCCTGATCTTGTAAATCAAGTGATGTCTGAATATGGTGATACAAATGCAGGTAGATTTGATGATGGTATTATAGGAGCTAGAGTTATTAATGCTGCTAGTAAAATTCCTACTCAAACTAAACAAGTTCCTCCTCAAATACAACAATCAATGGCACCTCCTCCTGCTACATATAAAAATCCAAATGCAGGATATGTAGTTAATGTAAGAGGAGATGATAATGACGGAGCTTATTATTTTCCTAGCTCTGAAAACTTTGACAAACTTAGTTCAGCAATACCTGGTGGTAAAGAATACAGAGATGGTTATAAAGGAGCAACAGTTAATATGACTAATGCAAACTTTATGAAACAATACGGAAACAACTACAAAGAAGCACTAGGTCAAGCATACAAACGTAATCCACAAAATCCTGAGCAGTATATTCCAATGCAAAGAAATGGAGGATCTACTTGGTCTGGTAATAACTGGTATCAAAATGGAGGTTTAGTAAATGGTGCAGAAATGGAAGTGACACCTGAACAAGCTGAGATGTTACGTCAACAAGGTTATGAATTTGAAATAATTTAATATTATGAAAATACGCATTACAAAAAAAGGATTGCCTAAAGCACAATGGCAAAATAGTCAAATACCAGGAGGTCAAGCTATTAATCCAAGAAAAGTAGCAGGAAAGGAAAACTTGACCTCTTGGAATGTTTTTGATAATGCACCACAGCAAGGTGTTCCTACACAATTTATTGATCCTCAATCAGTTGTAAACACAGAACGTAATGTTTGGAATTATAGTCCCTATCGTAATAGTCAAGGTGAAAGTATAACAGGTGATGAGTATTATAATCAATTTTGGACTCCTCCTAACACTCCTGCAAAAACTGCTCCTAATATAAATAAAAAATCTACTTATAAAAAAACAAATAACTTTAATGATTATTTTGCTGCAGGAGCAATGACATTAAATGCTTTAGATAATAGACAAACTGATAAGGAGTTGGAAGCTTCTTGGCGGAATGGTCTTATTAGTCCTGGTATTATTGATTATTCTCAAAACAGAGGAGATTATGAAATGAACACTGGTATGGTAGACCCTTATAATACAGGAGCAAAAAACAAAGGACAATTTACTAATTCTTTTTATACTTCACAGTTTCAAGAAGGTGGTATATTTACACTAAATGAGGTGCAACAAGCTATATTACCTAATATGTTATCGGTAGCTTATGAAAGAAACACACCTGCATCAACATATGTTAATCCACCTAATAATTCATTAAAAATAGATTACACAGATGCTGCTGATTTTATTAAATCACAGGAAGGATTTATACCAAAAGCAAAATGGGACTATGCTCAATATAGTGTAGGATATGGCACAAAAGCTAAAAATAAGAATGAAGTTATTTCTAAAGAAGAAGCTGAAAATAGATTAAAATTAGAACTTGCTCCTGTAATGGAAAAAATACAGAGCAAGCTTAAAGTTCCTATTAATTCAGGTCAACTTATAGCTCTTGCTTCTATAAATTATAATACAGGTTCTTTAGCAAATAAATTAATTGATAGAATTAATAAGGGTGAAAGTCCTGACATTATAGCAAATACTATTAAAAGCATGGCATTAACTGGTGTGGGTAGTAATAAAATATTACCGGGATTAGTTAAACGTAGGAATGAAGAAGCTGGCTTATTTTTACGTGGTTATGAAAATGGTGGTGAAAATACAGAAATTATGAAAATACGTATTACAAATTCTCCTGAGAAAATGGAGTATGGTGGTCAATCTAATTATGCATTAGATCTTGGAAGAAAGAATATGTACACTGATATGCCTACTTCTCCATATGAAAGTGTAAGTAAAACAATTCAGGAAGTTCCTGAAGAGTTTGCTACAATAGAAGCAGAAAAAGGAGAAACTATTCTTACTGATGTAGATGGTGATGGTATCAGAGAACATATGAATATTGAAGGTAAATATCATGAATATGGTGGTACTAATCTTGCAGCTAATCCTGGTGATTTTGTTTTTTCTAATCATAAACCAAAGATGGCAATCAAAGATCCAACTGTTTTAAAACTATTTGATAAGAAGTTTAAGAAAGGTGGTTACACTCCTGCTGAAATAGCAAAGCAGTATGACTTAAATAAATACAAAGCAGTGTTAGAAAATAAAGATGCTGATAAGTATGATAAAAATACAGCAGAATTAATGTCTAATAATATTAATAAAAAGTTAGGTATGTTGTCTTTTGTACAAGAAGCTATAAAAGGTTTTCCACAAGGAATACCTGAAGTGGCTAAGTCAACAATGGGTCAAAATAATCAAGTTGCATATGGTGGGTATATTCCTGAAATGGCTTATGGTGGTTATCTGGAACAATATCAAGATAAGGGGCAAGTTACTCCTTCTTGGCTTAAACCATGGTTAAAATCTAATACACAAAAAGGTAGAACAAGTCCCACTGGAAAAATGACAACTTATAATCCAGATGTAGATAATATATACAAAGAGCTTGACTATTGGCAGAAAAGAGCAGGAAGAAATTTTAAGAGTGCTGATGATATGCAATCTTTTATATATTCTTCAATAGAAAAGGAAGATCCTTCTATAATAGAAGATATGTGGAAGAAGTGGGGGAACACAGCAAAAAGTAAAAACACTGATCTAGCTAATTTTGCTGATAATACAATAGGAGCAAGAACTGCTGATTTACTAAATACTTATAGAACAAAAAGAGGGCAACCTGTTTCTATACCTAGAAATGTTAAATCTAATTTTAATCTTCCTCCTTTAAATACAAATTCTATAGATTTGCCATTAACTGTTCCTAATCCATTTACACCACCTTCAGATAAAGTTCCTGATTTTAATGAATCAAAAGGTAATACTCCTTATGGTTGGACAAATCCTGATAAAAGAAATTTAGCTAATGCTCTTATAAATAGAAGCTATATTAAAAAATATCCTAGTGTAAGGTCAGATGTTAATCCTGCTATGTCTGATTTTAGAAATATGGATTGGAGAGGAAAGGCAGCGGAGCTTCAAGGAACTTATAATAGCCAACTTAATACATTAGGTAATTTTCAGTCACCCACCTCTTTAGCTGCAAATATGTCCTTTATGGCAGGACAGCAGGGTGAAAATTTAGTTAATCGTGCTATAGAACCTACAGAACAACAAAATGTAAATATTTATAATCAAGTGGCTGGACAGAATGCAAACATTATGAATAACGCATTAGCTAATGCTGCACAAAATAAGTTCTTACGTTCTGGAGAGAGAGCAGTAGTAAATCAGAGGTATAATCAAGAAATGATTGATTTTAACAATGCATATACACAAGCACGAAATCAAGGAGAGAATAATGCTGCTGGTATATATAATACTAATGTAACAGAAAGTCCTTATTATTATATAGATCCTGCTACACAAAGAATGAAGTTTAATTCTGATAATGCACGTGCTGCTTTTGAAGCAGCTAGAAGAAGTGCTGGCCCGTCTGATAATGATGTAGTAGCTAAGTATCTTCAAATACGTAGTTCTTTAACAGGTGTTCCTGATGATGAAAAGGATGATGTAACAAGAGCTATAATGGGTCTTGATAAATCAGCTAGAGGTAGAATGTCTCAGACAACATTTCCTTTTGATCAAATACGAAATAGAACTACAGTACAACAACCTGTTACAGGTAATTATTCACAAAATCCTAACGGATAATAAACTTAGCAAGTTTAATTTTAAACTTTAATAGTTTTTGCTTAAATTAATAGTAGATGGCAACCTTTATACCAGGAGATCAACCCTTAAGAATGGATCCGGTGTTATACACTCCGGACTATAATTTTTTGCGATATGTATTGCAGAAGAAAGATGCACAATATGAACAAGGTTTAAAATCAGTAAGTGGTACTATAGGTTCTTTGAAAAAAGAAATGTCAGACCCAACTAATGTACAAAGACGAGATGAGTATTTTAAACTTGCTGAAAGTCAACTTAAAAAAATCTCTTCTGCTGATTTATCTTTACAGCAAAATGTAAATAGTGCTAATGCAATATTTGATCCTATAGCTACAGATCCTGGTATTGTATATGATATGTATCACACTGCTAATAATAGAAAGCAGTTAGCTGCAATGGAATCATGGGCCAGTTCAGATGATATGGCAACACGTAAAAAATTTAATCCTGAAATATATAATTGGGTTAAAAAAGATTTAGATAGTTTGAAAAATGGTAATGGTGATATTAATAGTTATAAGGTTCAGGGTAGAAAAGCTTTTGCTTATATAGATGCCCAAGATATTATTAATGAAGCTGCAAAGCAACAAGGTTTTAAAACAGAAAAAGATGATAAAGGTAATCCTTACTTAATAACTACTACAGAAGGTCCTGATTTTGCACCTAATTACAAAGTGTTTGCAGAAAATGTTTTAGGTGCAAACTCTATTTATCAGCAACAACTAAGTATTCTAGGTCAAGCTGCTAACGAACGGGTACTAGATGAAGCTCGTTTTAATTCTGCATATGCAGATCTTTCACAGACTCAGATACTTAAAAAATACTTTACAGACAATTATGATAAAGATAGAAAGGAAAATGAAAGTTATTTATCTCAACTAACTGATGATTTTGCTACACAAAGAAAAGAGTTACTTGCTTATGGTGAAAGTAATAGAGATAAACTTAATAGTGATTCAAAACTTGCTAATGCTTATGCTCAAAAAGTTTATTCATTAGAAAGTCAAGAAGCTCAGTTAGAAAATCAACGTCGTGCTTTTAATACTCGTTTTGGTTCAGATAACACTGCTAAAATTGCTCTAAAAGAAAAGTATGTAACTGATGCTGTAAACAATCCAGAAGGATTTTTTGCTCAAAGATATAAGCTTAATGATATAATGCGTTTTAGTAATATGCGTTCAGCATCTTTTAGCCAGACTATAAAAGCTGATCAAGCTTATTTAGGTATATTAAATGCTAGAGATAAAAGTTTAAATACAATAAATAATATAAAAGATGATCAGTTTGATAATAAAATTGATGCTATTGGTTTAGGAATAAAAACTACTGAAACAGCTTATAAGTTACAAGGTAAAGATAGTAAAGGTGAAAGAACAAAGAATAGTAGTGGTGAGAATAAAGAAGCTGATATTGAGTTTGCAGGAAATAGTCAAACTCAAGTAACTGTTCAAAGACATATTTCTAACTTAAATAACAGTATAGCTTTAAACACTGCTAGTGCTATTCAAGAGCTTACATCACCTGTTGGTGGATTAGCTATTTTAGAAAGCATGGGTGTTAAGCCAGAAGCAATAGGTTTTATCAGACAATATTATACAAGATCTATGATTGATCCTAAAACTAAAATTAGGCTTGATGAGTCTAATGCTTTATCAGAAGCTTATAGATCTTTATTTGCTTTTGCTAAGAATAATAATAGTGCTGACGTCGTGGATAAAATGAGAGATCAAGTAAAAGAGGGAGTAACAAAGGATAAAGTAGACATACCTAGTCTTTTACGTATGGCTGTAAAAAACTACACACCAAAGAATGAAAATGAAATTGCTTCTATTAGTGCGTTAATTGAATATGAAAAAAACCTGTCTCAGGTAAACAACTTATCTGGACAGCTTGAAGTTGCTACTAATAGTGTAATTTCAAATATAATTAAAGATCCAAAAAAAACTAAGGAGTTTTCAAATGTCATTGTTAATGATAATGGAAAGAATAGAGTGGTAGATCCTAGTGATATTGTTAAGAAACTACCATCTAAAGGATGGATGATAAAAGGTATAATTGGAAATAATCCTACTACATTAACTGAAGAAGATAAAAAAATTATTTCTAATGGTATGTTTAGCGGTACATTAAATGTAGAAGTTAATGGTCGAGGTAACTCTGACTCAGGTGAATATTTTGAAACAACATTTGAATATAAAGGAGAAAGCTATAGACTTAGAACAGATGAGCCAATTATACCTGCAACTAAAGAATTGAATAGTAAGTTAAATAAGTTAAATGAGATGGTTCCTATACCTGCATTATCTTCTGAAGAAGGTGTTATTGGAGCTGCCCGTTTTTATTTACGTAATGATCTTAAAGAAAACATGCGTATTATAATAGCTGGTGACGCTACTACTACATCTTCTAATATTATAGATGGTGATACTGAAAAGCAAGTTGATCCTGAAATGCAAAAAAAAGTAAGAGCTGCTATTGGTGATAAAAAGATGATAGACTCAGGATCAATGTATATAATTAAAGGTTCACCCTTAAATAATGGTGGGCAAGTTGTTTCAATTACATTTCCTCAAGGTGAGTTAACATCTGACGGTAAACCTAAAAATGAAATAGCGGGGAAAACTTTTTATTTTCCTATTAATGTAGATAGTAAAAGTCCTGAAATAATAAAGGTGTTTGATCAGATGGATCAATTAGATGAATGGATGAATGTATCTAATAAAAATAAACCATATGTTATGGATCACTTTGAAGGACTTGGTATAAAAGTTGAAGTGATACCTAGTCAACCAGGATCTAAAGTGGGAACTGTAAAAATGTATTCTAAATTTAATCCAGATAGCTCTAAATACGAGGATGAAATGCGTGTAGTTGATAATATTACTTTTGATTTAAATAAGATAACATTTTCTGAATTAAAACAAGAGATGTTTCAAAAATTTATTATGCCTTCTGTAAAAGCACGTATGAGTTATAACAAACAAGTTAGTGTTCAAGGTTTTGGAGTAGAAAGTATAATTAATCGTCTTCGTAAATAACTGACATCCTTTTATGGAAAACTTCAAAATAAATACAAATTTATATATACCTTCTACACCAAATGTTGAGCAACAGCTGAAAGAAACTCAAGCTAGTGAAAACTACATTCAATCTGTAATACCTAGTTCTTCTGATATTGCAGCTAGTATATCAATGCCTGGAGATAGTATTGTAGATCTTATTAATCAGATAGAAAAGTATAATGCTGAGAGTGAAGCTTTACTAGCTCAATCCAACTCTGAAATATCAACTATCGGGTCATACCAATTTGATCAACGAGCTGCCATAAATGATATTGCTAAGAAACTAAATCCTAAAGCACCTACATTAAAATCATCTGCTTCAGGTGCTTATTTAGGTACAGTTGGTGAACTAGAACGTTATTCTAGTTCAGATAATTTTAAAATCTTTGGTTTTAATAGTGCTTTAGGAGAAGAACAAGAATATAAATATGGTCGTGCTATGACCTGGGGTGATACATTAGGTAAAGCTTTTGCTGGTGGTGGAGCTATTGCTGCTGATACTTTTATAGAAGGATGGAAAGGCTGGGGACGTATGGCTGAAGCTTTATATACATGGGATTCTTCTAAACTTATGGGTTCCAAAGAAGAACGTTATGAAATTGCTAAACAGCAAGAAGCAATCTTTAATAAGTATGCTATATATAATACAGCTGAATCAGAAGATTCTCTTTTAAATAGACAGTTCTTTGGTAACATGTTACAACAAGCTGGTTTTACAATTGGTGCATTTGGTCAAATGATTGTAGAAAACTATTTAACTGCAGGTATAGGAAAAGCCATTAGTGCATCAGTTGGTATGTTTGCAAAAGCTAAAGGGCTTAGCACAGCTATGAACGTAGGTGAGCTCATCAACGACACCCGTAAAGCTCAACAGGTTATTTCAAACACACAAAGAGTAAACAACGCTCTTAAGCAGATACCTCGTGCCTTAGTACCATTATTTGGTACAATAGAAGATGCAGTCAAAGCCGGTAAGGCTGGAGCTGGTACACTTCAGTTGGGTATGATTGGTCTAGGTGGTATCAAAAGAGAGCTTAGTATATTTAACATGGCTCGTTCAGAAGCCATCTTTGAAGCTGCTTCCACTTATAAAGAGATGGAAGATAAACTACTAAAAGAGTTTATAAATACAAACGGAAGACAACCTACTAATACAGAACTGGAAAACATCCGTAAAACAGCTGACGACGCTTCGTCTGATAACTTTGCTTCCAACTTGGGCATCCTGACACTGATGAATAGGATACAGTTTGGTAACATGTTCAAAAACTTTAACACCTCTAAGAAGATCTTTTCTAAGAACGCTGCTGCTTTTGCAGATGATGTATTTGAGGTGAGCGGTAAGGTAGGAGGTAAAATAGTAACCAAGGTTTATGAGAAAGGCTTTATAGGAAGACTTGGATCAGTTGGAGATATTGCTAAAACTTTTGGCAAGAAGAAAGCTGCCTGGGAAGCCAGTAAGTCCATGGGTCTTGGTCTAATGAAGTTTGAAGGATCTGAAGGAGCCCAGGAACTTATACAGGAAGCGTCTAATAAAGGATTGAGTCAGTATCATTATGACCTATATCATGGTAAGAAAGGATACGGTAGTAAACTAGACAATGTACTGGAAAGCATTCAAAACCCTATCACAGATATTGATGGGGCCAAAACCTTTTTGATGGGTGCTCTTACAGGACGTTTCATTGCTCCTGTATCATATGCCGGTGGTAAAATATTTGGTGGTAAACAAGCTCAAGAAATAGCTGCTCAGAAAAGACAGGCTATTGATGTCATCAACAGTTTCTACAGTGATCCTACACAATACACTAAAGAGTGGATTGCTAACGTGAAGGTTCAGAACAAAGCTGCTGAAACAATGGAACAAGCTGTTGCCAACGGTGACAAGTATACATTCTATAATGCTAAAGATTCTGCTTTTGCAAAAGCTATATCATCAGCTATTAAACTTAATATGTATGAATCTTTAAAAGACACAATGAATGAGTTGGGTAAAAACTTAAGTGATACAGAGTTTAAAGAAGCTTTTAATATGGATGCTAGTGAAACTAGTCGTCAAGGAGTATCAGAGTTTATGAATAATGTTACTCAACAAATGGATGATTATTTTACTTTATATACCAACTTAAAAGATAAATATGGAGACAGGATTGTTCCTGAGCTATATCGTTATAATAAACCAGAAGAATATGAGAATGTAAAAATTTCTAAGATTGCATTAGACAATGCTATAGAAATGCTTACTACTAATGTATATAAAGCAAGACAGTCTACTAAAAGAGCAGTGCAATTGCAACGTGAGATGGCTGCTAATATAAATATAGGAGCTTCTTCTATAGAAGTTTTAAACAAACTAGGAAGTGAACAATCTATTAATGATCATGTAGATATCCTTCAAAAAGAAGTTTCTTTTTATGAGAGTGTTGATACATTATCACCTGAGCAAAGAAAAGAATTTAATAGAAAGAAGCAAGAACTTAAATTAGCTGAGGGTTGGAAAAACGCGTTTGAAGATGTAATGACTGGTCAGGGAGAAAGTTATTTTGATCCTAAGACAATTCGTGAAATATATGCTGCTTATGAAGAGTTAGTTAACTTTTATAATAAGTCTGAAGAAAAAAATGTTGCAGTTTCTATAGAAGATATAGAAGACAACTTTAGTAAGTTCTTAGATTATATACAGCTTAATAAAGATAATAAGGCTTATATAGATGCTATGAATATTTTGGCTGATCCTTATAATATAAGCTTGATTATAGAAGCTACAAAAAGCTCGCTTAAGGAAATAGGTACACGTAATCAAAAAGAACACATACAAGAAGTGCAGGCCATTACAGAAGATAAGATAGAAGAACCTGCTGAACTAATAGAACTTGTAGAAGAAGCTAAGTATCCTGATTTACCATCTATAAACAAACCTGAAGAACCTGCTCCATCTGCTCCTGAGCAATCACTTAATAAAGAACAAAAGGCTGCTTTAGAAAAAGCTTATCAGGAAGCATATGCTAAGTATAAACAAGATGCAGAAGCTGCAGGTAATAGTATTGCTAACTACGGACAATGGAAAGATTTTAGTGTTGCTGCTAAAGATATACGTAAAAAATTTGATTTAGGTGGTGTTTCTGAAAAAAAAGAACCTGAAACTTACGTAGAGAATTTTGATGTAGCTACAGTTAACACAGAAAATATTTCCACAGATGTTGTAGATGAGATTTTGAGTTCTAGAGAATCAAAAAAAAGTGATAACTTTGATAGTAATACGGATGAATTTTTCACTAACCTTACTGTTTGTAATATCTAATATATTCTATGAATAAGTGTAGTATAAGTATACAGATTTTTGCCAATTTTACTAAGCAACTGTTAGCTCAAGATGCTAAGTATAAAAACTTTGCTGAAGTTGCAACGTTTATTATCAAGCGTCCTGGACAACCTGATAGTGTAAAGATGGTTGCTCTTAAAGGACTTGCTAAGATATATGATCAGCTGGCTAAAAAAGACCAGACCTTTAGCTTTTCTGCAGATGACAGCAAAATCATTGATGTAGATTTGGAAAAAGATGATTTAGAAACACAGTTTAAAAACATTGCTGCTAACTACCAAGTACGTCCTTCAGCTCCTCTTTCTATAGATACTATCAAGAATGATATAAAAAATCTTTCTTCTCTTCCAGTTTTGCAATTGCAGGACGCTGTTACTAAAATCGTAAAAGACATAGCTGCTCTTGCCAAAACTAATTTTCGTAAGAGTGCAGACGACATGGTTAAAATCATTGGTGAGCTTTATGATAGAGCTATTACTGAGCTAGATAAAAATACAGCAGTGAGTCCTATTATTCGGAACTCACTTACACAGCTTCTTAATACCGAAAAGAATATTGCTACAGAAGCTGCCAGTGATTATATTCCTTTAAAGAATACAATATACGGGGATACTAAAATCATAGTCAAGAAAGACGGTGGAATATTTGAAGTTTTAAGAGACACTACTGGAAAATATATTGACATTAATTCATCAGATAGTTCAGAAGTAATATTTGATAGATCTGTTGGAGATCAGTTATTTAATCTTAGAGTGGACAGTTCACCTTTTGTAGGTGGTAACGATGGCACTCAATATATATTTTCTCACAATGAGTTGAGAAATGGTATGACCTTACGTGATCGTACCGGGAAAGTTATAACTAACCAATTGCTTAGTTTTGATAATCCACTTTCTGCTCTTGAAGTGGTAGCTTCCCGTACAGAAATACAACGTAACCAAGACCGCATTAGTAGAATTCGTTCAGAAATACCTACACGTACTCTTGAAACACAAGAGGTAGTCTCACAACAAAAAGCTTTGCTAGCAGGTAATCCTGTGCTTAGTGTATTTTCTCCTTTAGAAGGTGCACAAATACAGTTTCGTATTCCAGGGCAGCAAGGAGCTATGATATTATATGGTATAGATAACTATGCTATTATCTATCCTGATAATCGTACAGTGGCTGTAGACTTTTCTGAGACTCAGAAACAACTTATTTTAAAGCTTGCCCGCAAGAATACTACTAATGAAAATGGAATAAATGTAACAGAACCTATTACAGAAGAAGACTTTTATAATCTGAAAGCCAGTTATGAAAAATTTAAAGATTTTAAGAAAGCTGTACAAGAAATCCTTGATCAAAATAAAAACCAATCTGAAATTATTTTACCACAAGCTTTAGTTACTGCTTATATTAATCTTGCCCGTACTGGTGAAGCTATTGCTGTTGCACCCAGTGCAGATCAACAAGCTAGTCTAACTACATTGTTAAACAAAGAAGGAGGTCCTGGACAGATTAGTTTTAATGTAGTAGAAGCTTTAGATGATAATTCTTATTCTGAACCACGTCGTGTTACTAAACCTATTATAGTAGCTAAACAAGGTGGTGTTTGGACATTTATATCAGACCTTAAGGGTAATGAGATGGTTGCTGTTGATCGTGATGATAGAAAAGAATATATGTCTTTTTCTGATTATATGCAAAATGAACTTAAAATATCTCCAGATATTAACATACAAAAGTTTCCAAGTTCTTTTGCATGGCTTTATCAGAAACCTAATGGTAAATTACAACCTATTGCTCTTAAGTATATACCAGTAGAAAATAGTGCAGATATTGCACGACTTGCTATGGGGTTTGGTCAGTTACTAAAAAAAATGAGTGATCCTCAAACAGAAGGACCAAAAGAACTCAGAAACTTTAACTTGAACGTCTTTGGTTTTTCTCCCTATAATCCAACAGGTGCTACAAGTTTTGCAGGTGACTTTGACGTATTTAAAGATCCAAGTGGTGAACGCAGTGTGTCTATTCAGATTCGTCCTATGACTATGAACTGGAGCCAAGTACCTCGGGATGTAAGAAAGGCTTTAACTGTATATATAGATGTTCCTGTTATGACTGCTTTTTTAAAAGTGGTACGTATAGCTGCAGAAATACCTGCATTTAAATCACAGAAAAATGACCTTAATACAGCGGCTGGTAAAAATGCTTTGGTAAAATTTATAGATGAAGATCCCCAGCTTCGTAAACAACTTATGAGTGCTTATGAAGATATTAATACACACCTCTATCGTAAGTTTCAGTCTATAGGTGAAAAACTTACTAAGACTTCTTATAATGGCGAGTTTGATATACCTAAGATTTACACACTGATGGAAAATGAAAAAAGTGATCTTAGTGGAAGATGGAAGCTTAAAATAAAAGATCGTCAAACTGGTAATGATGTAACTAACTTTAACAACTATCGTAGCATGACTACGGAAGAAGTGTTTACATTTGGTGGTATTCAGGCTGTGTTTGCAGGACCAAACGTTTCTGCTATACAGACAGTTAATAAACCAGCTCCAGTAACACAAAATCCTGCTAACAACACTACAGCAGATAATGTTCCTGGTACTGCTGGAACTATAGAGATAGATCTTAATTTTGAAGATGGTGCTTTTGAACTTGCTATGGATACTGAACTTTTCCAAGCATATCAAGCAGGGCAGTTTCAGCAAGAACTAGATTGGATTAAAGCAAATCTACCAAAAGAAATCAGCGTAGAAGACCTAGCTGATATTATGGATAATCTTAAAGCTGAAGGTCGTGTACTTGGTTATTTTAGAGACCGAGTTATCTATCTCAATGAACAGCTTTCTGGTAGAGGATCAGGATATCATGAAGCATTCCATGGTGTGTTTAGAAAACTAATGGATGCTTCTACTCGTGATCGTTACTTAAAACTTACCAAAGAAAAAATAGGAGCTGTTTCTAAAGAGCAGATTCAAGAATTCCGTCAAAGACGTTCTCTTTATCATTTATCTAATGCTCAGGTTATAGATCGTATAGCAGAAGAATATTTAGCTGATAAATTTAAAGCATATAAGTTAGAAGGTCGTGGTGCTCAGGAAGGTTGGCTAAATAAGCTAATGAACTTAATAGATAGTATCATTCGTTTTTTTAACAAAAATTATAAAGAAATAGATAACCTGTTTCAAAGAATTGATACAGGATTCTATAAGAATGCAAAGATTGTAGGTGAGTTTAAGGAAGGTGCGTTTGAAATGCTATCTACCCGTAGTACACTAGTAACAGGTCCTACAGGAAAAGCTATACAAAGAAAGAACTTTCTTAATAAAATTGACCAAGCACAGTTGATAAATAGACTAGCTGAACTAACTTCTTTTTCAGTAGGTAAAAACTTTGAAGAAAAGTTTGCAGGAGCTCGTAAAGAGCTAATAGCAGAAATGAACATAGATAACCTAATTGCTCAAAATCCTTCTGAAGAATTAGCTATTCGTACACGTTATGAATCCATTCTTCAGGATAAACTTTATACTCTAGGTGTACCTGTATCTATGATTAATGAAACAGGTAATGTTACTATGGATCAGAACTTAAATTTAATACAAAAGGATCCTGTACAGCTAGCAGCTTATAATAAGCAGCAAGCTGATACATTAAAGTCTTTAAAGCAACAAGTTAGTCAAAAGATAAACAACATTTCTATATCAAACATATACTTTGATCCCGACGCTATGCTGAATGAAGAAGAGTTTGATGAAGATGATCTAGGTGATGAAACAAATTATGAAGATAGCTTTGTAAACATAAATACTTTGGACGGCTTGAGCCGTCAGTTTCGTTCATTTTTTGGTCTAATTTCTTATATTCATACAGACGATCTGGGAGTACAAACCACCCGTATGGTAGATGGAGCTACAGTTTTTGATACCATGATGAAAATCTTAGCTGACACACCTGTAGAAAAGATGATGTCTCGTATGGAAGAAACTCTAGAAAAAATGCTAGAGTCTGATAACATGGTAGCATATGATCGTCTTAATGCAGTGTGGGATAAGATGAAAAAATACTTTGGTCTTAATGAAAATAATCAACCTACACGTAATACAAATCTTTATAATCAGTTTATTGATGTATTTAATGTAGCAGATCTATCTACAGATGTATACTATGTAAACACTCGTAATGATTCTTCTAGTCTTAGAGTTATTGATGCCACTATACAAAATGATATTAATCAGTATTATGAAAAGTTAAGAAGAAAGTATGAGAATGGTTTTATGAAAAAGTCTACCAAAGATCGTGAAGATATTCTTCGTGTATCCAAAGCTATTCTTAAAACTGAAGTGACTGTACCAACAGACCTTGGTAGTCAAAGTTATAATTCAATAAAAGCTAAAGCAAAAAAAGTACACAAGGCTCTTAATGATATAGGTATTATATTACCTCTGCATACCGTTATTTACTCTTTAATTGCAATTGATGTAAAAGAAAATAAAGTAGAGTTAAAACCTAAAAGTAAATCTTTAAAGCAATACATATTAGATCAAGAACTTATTAATACAGGAGCTTATCTTGATAAAGATTTTTTTGATAAAATTGTTAGATATGTAGATGAAAATACAAATATTTTTGATAAGTCTGTAGATAAAGATGTTGCTACAGAAGGAACTCTTGGTCTTACTGACTTAGAAAAGAATCAGCTTCGTTTAAAGAAAAGAGGACTGGGTTTAATTAATTCTGTACTAAAAAAGACAGGACGTTATGTTGTTAAGTATGATCTTGATACTGTAGTGTCTGTATTTCGTAATGCAGAAGGTAAAAATGTTTATCGTTATGTACGTAAAAGTCCACCATTATTAATAGCACAGTCATTGAGAGAAAAAGGATGGCAAGATACTTATTCTGATTTTTCAACTGTTGCTAAGTTCTTACAAGACAACCCACTTACAGCTAATAAGCCTGAAAATTTGCTCTACTTACAAAACATTGAGCTTAGAAGTTTTGGTGGAGCTCGTCAAACACTTAAAGGTGTAGAACGAGATGGTGTTACAGCTAAGACTATTGATACAGCAGGTTACTATCTAAGCTATGTCCTGATGTCTATGAACCGTAAAACAACTATAAATAATAACGCTGCTATTACAACTTTTTCTAGGATGCTTACTCAAAATGAAGCTTCTAATACTATATATATGATACCAAATCTATATAAAAGAATGGTAACAAATAATGGATATATAGTTGAAAATAAAGAAAATATAGTGGTTAAAGGTTTTGTAGACGTTATCAAACAAGAATACCAGCGTATACAAAGAGAATGGACTACACGTAAAGATCAGAATAAAGAAAAATTTAATAATTATAATGCTGTTTTAAATCCTGATGGATCTGTAAACACAGAAGATCCATCTTTGCGTGCGTACAACTTTAATATGCTTGCTGATTTTTTTGAGTTTAATAATCTTGCATCTAAAACATCTAATCCACTACGTGCTGATATCCGCAATCAACTTATACAAAGTGCAAAAGATGGAATAAAGTTTGATAAGCTTGATATTGGTTTACTGCAGCGTGAACTTCTTAATTATGCAGAAGAAAAGTTTACTGCTCATTTAAACATACTAAAGTCTTACAAACTAGTTGAAGAAAATGAACAGACTAGTGAACTTATGAGCCGTCTTATTCCTGATAGTTACACCGTTGATGGTACAACTGTAAGTATTGAATCAGAGGATTCTAATCTAGAGTCTTATCTAAAAGATGTCTATTTTAACGTATTTATAAACAACTTGCAGGTGTCACAGTTTTTTGATGGTGATATAGCAATGGGTGTTAAAAACTTTGCTGACTACTTTAAGCGTCAGAAAATGAACGTTGCTGCTGGACCTTCTATGAAGAGTGGTAATCATACTGTAGCATATGTAGATGAAATTACTGTTCTTATTAATGATAACAATCTTGAAGAAGGGCAGTATGACGAGAATGATGAAATGCCTGAAGGATTTATAAATCGTTCACAAAAAGTCAAAAGTTTTGATGGTCAGTCTGTTACAACAATAGAACATCGTATTGAACAATATCGTAAACAGGGAAGACTTGTTGATAATGCAGAAGAGCAAAAATCTGTAGAAGAGATTCTTAAAGCTAGCCGTTACAGTAAACTTACTGAAGAAGAAGTAGACTTCTTGAGAAGTAACAAGGTAGTGCTTGGACCAAAGAAAACAGTAACGGGTGCTTTAGTATACTATCATAAACAAGCAGAACACGTTTTGTTTCGTACAGATAGTTCTTATATGGTTGTACCAGATGGAATGACGCGTGCTCAGGTTGAAAAAAGACTAGCAGAATTATATAATCAAACTGACATTCTCCGGTCCAAGCTTCGTAATGCAGATACATATGATATCACAGCAGAGGGAGGTGTGCAATTTATAGAAGATCAGCTTCGTGATGTTTACTCTCAAATCCATAGATATTGGGAACCATTACCAAATCGTGCTGCTCATCACTATATGCTTAATTCTATGGAATTTAATGATATTGACCAGCTTATGGATCTCACTTCTTCTAAAAAAGCTACATTACTTCCTACAAAAGTTAACAGTGGTGCTATTACTGATCTCAGTAAATCTAAACTTTTAGTACCAAATATTTATAAGTTTGATCAGGTAGAAACTTCTAAAGTTTCTACAGATATTAGTTCTACTACACAGCTTCAACATCTGATAGATACAGATATTAATCTTGATGATAAAGAAGTTGACTCTAATTTAAAAGATGCTATTCTGCAATATCGTAAGTTAACTGGTAGACTATCTCAAGTAGGTCTTGACAGACTAAATAACATCATTAAAGATGAAAATGGTAATGTAGAAGTACGTGAGATTATCCGTAGTATGAGAGATGGTCTTGAAACTCAGGGAGCTGATAGTAACACTTTAAAGTTCTTTGAGATAAGAGATGATCAGCCTGTACACAACATTAATCTTCCTTTGTTGAAGAAGATGTTTACTTATTACTACTTTGCTTTTTATTCTAATAATGTATTTAGTAAACGTCAAAGTGGTAGAAAAGATTATATAGTTACTAGCTGGGGATATAAACTTATTGAAAATCGTACTACTGGTGAAGTTATTAAAAGTGATGAGATTGCAAAAAATCCACAAAAGTATAATGACACTTCTAAATATAAGCTTCGCTACCCTGGTGTAAAGTATGATAAAGTTAACAACCGTTACATTGTAGAAGTTATGGTTCCTCGTCCGTATTTTAAGAACCAGGAAGAGATTGAACTTTTTGAACGTAAACTTAGTGAGTTTTTATCTACACGTATTCCAACAGAAGATAAACGTTCTATGATTGTAGCTAAAGTTGTAGATTTTATTGATGGAGCTTACCAAAATACTATTGTTATACCACAGCTTATTCACGTACTTTCAGGTTCTGACCTTGACATTGACTCTTTATATTCTCATACGTTTGCTACTTATGAAGACTTTAACGGTAAGCAAAAAGTATATGGTGAGGCAAACACTCCTAAAGAACAGTTTGTAGAATATTTACAAAGTATGATGCAAGATGAAACACTAGCCTCACTTATAAAAGTAGAATTAGATAAAGTGTATAAAGAAAAAATCACTGATGTTCCTGAATCTTTACAAGATTTAGCAGAAGATTTAAATTTACCTTTTTACAATTACACTAAAGAACAGTGGATGGCTGCTTTAGATGAACTCAGAATACAACGTAACAATATATATGAGCAGGTGCAGTCTACAAAAGAAAAGCGTAAGCAGACTCAAGAGATTTATGAAAAAGTAAAAGCTGAAAATGAACAAATGGTTCAGCAAATTACTGATAGTCTCAAAGCTTTTTTAAAAGAGCAAGACATAAAAACTACTCCAGATAAATTTGCTGAATTACTTTGGGAACAGACAGCTATAATGAAATCTAATTTCCGTGAGCAGGGTGATCTTCGTGTTTCTTTAGAAAAAATGAATAGCCGTATTAAAGATAGTTATGAAAATATAGCTACAGCTAATAAAAGAATTACTAATTCATCTAATGAATTACAACGTATTAGTAGATTGATGAAAGTTTTAGCCACTTTGAACATACTTGCTCGAAAAAATATGCCTATTACAGCAAAACAGTATGCTAAAGAAGTTTCTAAAAAAGGATCACTTGTTCCTGAAACATTGCAAAATGATCTACTTCAGGTCAAGATAGATATACTTAGTAATCCTTATACATTTAAAAAATTATATATACAAGAACGTTCTGATATATCTAGGTTTGAAAATATAGCAGTGGCTATGAAAAAAAGTATTAAAGATGTTATTAATAAAAATAATATTTTTTCACCAGATGGTATCATTGGATCTCGTGATATGGTTAAAAGTTCTGGTGCAGGTATTGGTATAGCAGCTAACGTTAATAAGTTTGCAGCTTTTGCTTCTAAGAAAGGCTTGAAGCTAAGTAATCCTATATGGAATGTTAACGGTAAAAACTATTCAGACTTTACAGCTGATAGTGAAAACCGGCCGATATCAGACATTGGTAATGCATTAGGTATGCAGGCAGATGCTAAAAGTAATCCTATTCCTGCTGTACTTAATCTTAATGAAGTTAGTTTACCTATCACACTAGTTATGATTGCACAAAAGCTTCCTTTAGAGATGGCTATTACAATCAATTCTGTACCACTTATATATAAAGTGATACAACGTGTTATGGAAGAAAAACGTGAAATACGTACAATAGCAGATTTGTTTAACAAACGTAGTCTTACAAGCATTGCTCGTGATGAGATGAGTGAGGCCATTGAAAAACTTAAAGAAGATGGTTTGCAGGCAGAGCTTTTTGAAGTAGATGATGAACAAAACATTATCTATGATATGGCTGGTAATCCTAAATTTAAAACTGATTTGTTTTTAGATTATGACTTTAATTATACTCCCACAGATAGATCTTCCGCTGAAGACTTTGGTTTTAAACTTAACAACAAACTGGGTATTCCATTGTCAGATGATTCTACACAAGTTTATTTGCTGCATAAATATATTCAGACAAGTAATCTAAACAATGATGTATTTGCTTTAGGTTCTATCTTAAACTTGTATAAAAAACTTAAACCAAGTTGGAAGTCTGTAGACCGGACATTAAAGAATTATGCTTATCTAACTGGTGTACTTACAGAGAAGAGTCAGTTTGCTAATATTGAGGAGATTCTAAAAAACTCTCCAGAGTTTAAACCTTTAATACAAGGTTTAAAAGAACTTTCTGAAAATGCTGAAGTTATTCTTATAGAGCGTCATCCTGTAATGAAAGCTATTGATGATACTATTAAAGGAGGTTTACAAGCATTTAATTTAGATGAACAAGTAGAACAAAGAATCACGGATCAAATTACTAAATACTTTATTATTAACAAGTTTCGTCAGCAAACAGAAACAGAGCTTAATGAAGAATTACTTAAACCTACTCCTAATCTTCTTGTTGTACAGTCACTTAAAACTGCTCTTGAAATGTTTAATGCTGATTTTTGGAAAGGAGAACCTACAAATGCAGATGTTACTTCTATAGAGCAGGACTTTCAATATCTTAAAGATAATCATGAGGGTAATCCTTTTGTAGACTATTTAAAAGAGCGTACACGTCAAGGAATAAGTTTTATTGAAGCTCTTAGTAGAATGAAACTTGAAAAGGAGTATGCAGAAAATGTTAATGATGGATTTTTACTATTGCAGAATTCACCTGATACTCGTAGTAAACTTATAGCTCGTAAACTATTTCACTATACACTTGTAAAAGATGGACTAGGGTATGGTTCAAATACTTTTATCAATTATATAAACCCGCAGGATCCACAAACATTTGAGAAAATATCCAAGTATTTGAATGAGTTTCAAACAACTTTGGTTGAGTTTAACAAGAAGAATCGTGTTCTTATACAAAAAGGTAAAGCAGAAAGTTATTACAAAAAGTTCAATGATTTGCTTAATGACTTCTTTGGTAAGAAAGCTGATTTGAATGTATACATGAGTTCTATCATTAACCGTATAGGACTTTACGCTGGCAACAATGACATTATGGTTAAGAGTCGTATGGCACTTATCAAAAGTAAGAAAAGCCGATTTGCAGGTATAGAGCCTGCGTTGATAATGGAAGAGATGAAATACTTACTTCCTGATACACATGCTCTCACTCCTAAAGATGTTTATACAGAGCTGGAAGAGAATCCAGAGAATATTGAGTTTTGGTTGCCTACTTCTAAAGAAACTGGTATAGGTAAACTTGTAATAGATACCGCTAAAACCTATTCTAATATTTCTAATATTATTCTTTCTCAAATGAATGTTCGCCAGGGTGCACAATTTAATGGCGATGATGGTAAAACTCAGACTTATGTGTTTCCACTGTTTGTAAAGAATAACTTTGGTCAAATACTACGTTTAACAGAAGTGGATGGTGCACGCCTTAGTGAGAAAGTTATTAACAATCTTACTTCAAAACTTCAGGGAAAATCTTATAATGACAGTGTATCTGGTGTTCGTGCTACTTATATAGTGGCTGAACAAGAAGGTACTGATAGTATTCTTAATCTTGGATTTAGTGAGCAAGAAGCTCGTGAACTTTACAAGTTTGCACAGGAAGATAACGACAATCAATTTTTGGATATAAGTATTACTGCTAAATTTGATCAAGTACTTCAAAAACTACGTAATGTTTATAAGGTAGAGCCCAAACGTCTTAATTTATTAGCTCGTATTGTTAAGAGTGAAGTGATGAATAGTGCTGCCATTACATTTGAAAAGCAAAAGAATAATTTGTTTTATATTGACTACACAGTAGATACAAAAGATCGTGGTCCTGTACAACGTAAACTTTATCTTCGTCCAAGTGTTACTGATCCTTTAAGTATTACTATAGAAATGAGGGAACGTGAAATAGTAACTGGAATAGAAACTTTGGTACAGCTTGAAGATAATATGCGTGAGTTTCCTGCAGTAGAGATTGAATTTGTAAAACGTGGTAAGCAATTCCGTGGACCTAGGGTTACAAAGCCAGCTAATCCTATCACTAAAGAAATGGTAGCTGAAGTGGTAAAAAATTATCAAGTTCCACAAGATAGAAAGCTTAAAACAAAATTAACATTTACTATATTTGCAGATACTCAGTGGAATCTTCTAAAAGAAAATCTTAATCTAGATAAACTTGTTCAGATATTTAATGATGTACATACTATTTCAGTAAATCAACAAGCTCCTATACAAGAATCTTCTAGTGCTTTTTCTTCATTTACTATTCCAGCTGGTTTTGTATTACGTCCTAATGCTCCTGATATAAAAGCTTATATTTCTCAAATGCGTAAAGTTAGTGATAAGAGTGAAACTGAGCTTATAGAAATGTATAAGAAGATTAATCTTATTGCTACTTCTACTAGAGATATAAATGATGTAAGAAAGGATAAAGATTCTGGTGATTGTATTATTTTATAAACCTACCAAATATTAATATGCCCTGTCAAGTATTTAGAAATTCCAAACGTGAAATTGTTAAAGTGGTTGCACCTAATGGACAACCTTCCAAGTTATATAAAGACATTCTTGCTCGTCCTGAAATTGAGGGTAATAAAGAAGCTGCTCTTGATGTATGGTTGTCTGCCTATACAGACGACTTTAAAAAGAAGTATGGTGACTGGGAGAATACTACAACGTCTACTACTGTTAATCAGTCATCCATAGTGGTAGATCAAAACGGAGAACCTTTAGCAAAGTATGTACTTCCTAATGCAACTTATAATCTTTCTGAAATTGCTGAGCAATTTAATTATCAGCAATCTGAGCTTCAAAGAAACTTTATGTTTACTTCAGGTTTAACTTTAATGAGTCGTGACAAGGCCCAGAGAATAGTAGACTGGGTCGCTAAGAATAATAAGTATAACTCTATTGAAGTGAATATTCGTGGTGTCAATGACGGTTCTAAAATTATGTATACTGTAAACATATCTGAAAAACCTTTAAAACAACTTTATGAGCTGCAGTCTCAACAGTTGATTGAGCTTCAAAAATTTCAGATAAATCAAGTAATTAATAGATTAGCTATTAAGTTTCCAAAGCTGCAGACTAAATGGATTACAGCTGAAGATCTTATGCAGCAAGATCATCCTGTAGATGTATCTACTATACGTGGTTTTGTACGTGACGGTATAATATATCTTGTAGAAGGTAGAGCTACTGAGTCTATTGCTATAGAAGAAATTTTACATCCTTTTATTGAATCACTTTTTCAAGATAATCGTGCTTTATTTACAGGATTATTTAACAAAGGAAAAGAGCGTTACCCGGAGTTATGGAAAAAGATCCAAGGAGCATATCTTGAAAGTCGTAGTTTTATTGAGGTTGATCGTAAAAAAGAACTAGTTACTCGTGTACTTCAGCAAGTATTACAGGAAGATATAAGTAATCCTGAGAAATCTTTTCAGGAACTAAAATCTCTTTTACAAAGATTCTTTAATTGGCTTAGTGAATTAATGCAGGAGGTTTTTGATATCCGTACGGATGGCAATATTATGATACAGGCTTACAACCTTCCTACTAAGATTAGTTACGAAGAGCTGTCTGATATCATTAACACTAAAAATGTACAGCTTTCTACAGCTGTTGCAGATGCCAACTCTTATAACACAGACGGTGAAATGGACAACCAGGAATTAAACAATTCCAAGGACCGTAAACTTGCCCGTGTTGAAGAGCAAATGGACATCGTGCGTAGTGTAATTACAGACCTGAAAAAGGCTAAAGGAACTGACGCTAAGATTGCCACACTTGAAAAAGTGTTGATCAACCTTAATAAGTATCGTCAGATTATACAAAATGATGAATACACTGTATCAGTTACCAATCTTACTGGTGGTGGCCAGATAGATAACCAGGAGACTTATAATGACTTTAAAGAGTTTGGAACATTTATTCACTTTGTGCTGGAGAATGTACAGAAGATGAGTGTTGAATCTAATAAAAAAGTGACTACTATTCTTACTCGTGAAATGTTTGACATGCTGGCTGATAACTATCCTGGTGAATTTAATATTGTAAACCTGGACAGAGATCAGATGTATGATATGAGCCAGGAGATGATTAGCTATTTGCAATACTATATTACTAGTGGGTACACGCTTCTTCCTGAAATATCAGTAGTTGGTAAGGATCGTAACGACCGTAACGTAGTAGGACGTGTGGACATCATGGCCATAGCCCCTAGTGGTGCTATAGAAATTGTGGACCTGAAAACCAAGAAAGTGTACACTAATGCACAAATCGGTTTAATGTTTAATAAACCATATCCTGTTGCTACAACTGAGCAAACAGATACTGCATTTTCTAATACCAGGAGATCTGTATATGACAGTTGGGACACTCAGCTTGGTATATATGAAAGACTATATGCACAAGAAGGAATTCCGGTAGGTCGTAAAAGTGTACTGGTTTTAGTATACCGTGGTGACATGGTAGACGTTACAGATATTAATACTCCTGGTCAATTTCAGTTTGAATACTCAGGATATGAATTTTTAAACTACAGCTCAGATCAACGTCAGAATGGAACTGATCTTGAAAAGCTTAACTATGCAAACACTGATCGTAAAGTTAAACGTGTTATTCCTGTAGCAGGAGAAGTTTTAGAAGATACAAAGACTTCTAAAGAGCCTATTATCTTTAACCTTAAAGATGAAGATTACAAACGTCTTTTAGCTAACCTGGAATCTATTGCTGCAGAAGAAATTAAAAAGATTGAAAAGTCTTTATCTGAACTGGATGAAAACAATGAGAACGATAAAAAGCTCAGGGATTATTATAAAGCACGCCGTGAGTCTATTCGTAAAATACAAGATAGTTTTAAGAAAGAAACTTGGGAACCTGCGTATAAGCTCACTGCTATTATGCAGTTTATGAGTGACAACACTGCTGCTATGAAGCAGACAGCACAGGACATTGCTAACATTAAAGATCCTGTAGAAAAAGCCCGTAAGCTGGACGACCTGAAGAACAAGGCTGTAGCCTTTAACTATTTTCTTTCAGACATCCGTGAGTTGTTGATCAATCTTAATGATGAGCGTAATGATAAAGCTATCAACCTTCTTGATAATATCCAATCTAATATTGATTACACTATAGGTATATTTAATGAGCTTGGTTTTAATTATCTAGTTGATATACTTAAAGATTCTATGAGTCCTGAGACTTTGCAAAAACTTAATGCGGAAAGATTTGAGAGTATAGATCCACTAATTACTCATCTTAAAAAGAAATTAGAAAAGCTTAAAAACCAAAAAGATCAAGGAGGTACTGGTACCACTATATCTTATTCTATTTGGCAGGGTCTATCTAATATCGCCCGCAGTATTGCAAAGGTGCCTATTGATACCAAAAATGAAATAGAGGCTTTAGAAGTACGTATTAAATCTTTAGAGCTGCGTAAGCAGGGCATTAACCTGGATGATAAGTCTGTACGTCAATATATTCAGGGTATTTTAGATAAAAACTCTTTGTATTATATTGGATCAGATACTACAGTGCTAACTGATTTTATAGCAGCATCATCAAATGCAGATTTAGGTGTTTCTGGTTTTGCCAATCATTTAAAGTTTATTGAGGTAAGAGCTAAACAACTCTATGTAAACTTTATGGAAAAAAATAAATTTCAGAGTCTTTATGATAAATTCCGTAAAGGAAAAATGGACATTGATAAAATTAATGCTCCTATATCAGAGATTAGAGAAGTTACTGAATATAATGCAGAAGGTCAACCTGTACTTAAAAGATTTCGTTCTTTTGTTGATCCTGTTACTGAAGAGTATAAAAATGTATTTAAAAAGTACTGGAATGACATGAGAATGCTAAATAAGCAGATTCGTGAAACTGGTGACGTAGATCAGAAAAAAGAACTTGCTCGTCAAAAAGCTGCTTTAGTACAGGCACAAAAAACATGGAGACTTGAAAACTCCCAGATGCCATACGTAGACGAGATCTATGAATTGGATAAGTTTTTGCCTGAAGAATTTAAGCAAAAAAGAGATGAGCTGTATGAAGAGCGTGAAGCTATAATGGCACAAGTAGGACTTAATGAAGAAGAGAAACTTTCTGAGGAAGACCTGGAAAGTCTTGCTGAAATAGAAATTCAGCTTAAAAAACTTAAGCAGGAAACCATTGAAAAAAACTCTTCTTACCAGGAGTATTTAGATAAGATGGAAAAATACTACAGCTATGAACCTAATGTATTTTTCTTTGAGCGTATTAAAAGTTCCAAACAGATTGAGTATGCAGATGACCCGGTAGCTTTTAAAAAGTGGATGGAGCTGAATACATACAAAACACCCAAGCAGGAATATTATGATACCCTTGCTGATCTGTATGATTCTTTATACAACTTACTTCCTAAGAATGAAGTTATCCAAGAGCTCAGAGAAAAACAGCGTTCTTTACTTAGAGCTTATAAACGTAATGGTTATGTTGATACACGTTTCTTATCGGCTGAAGACATTAAGCTTTATGAAGAAATAGAACAGCAGCTTTCAGAAATCCGTGAAGGCAGTGGAAGTATTATGGCAGGTCTTGGCAAAGAAGACAAAGATGCTGTACGTGAGATTTTTGATGAACTTAACTCTATAACTGCAATATTTGTTAATCCTTATTATGATAGGGACTATTCTGCAAGAATGGAGGCGTTAGATCAAAAACTTTTTATATATAATGAAGCTAAACGTAAAAGTGAAGTGGCTACAGGTATAGATAAAATGCAGTTAGAGCGTGAAACTGTGCAAGCTCTTGAAAACTTTTATGAAGAAGAAAAAGAGTTTGAGACATGGTATAATATAAATCATGATAATGTATATGAGTCTAAGTTGTTAGGTAAATCTTTAAATCCTGTTGCTAAAGCATTTAACTTTGTAAGGCTTCCAAGTGATCCTAATATGATGGAGGTAAAACCTTCACCAAAGTATAGTATCCGTAAGTTAAAAGAGGAAGCATTTAATAAGAACTACCAGGAAACAGTAGACGGGTTTCCAATGCCGCGTGGTATGAAATCTGTAGATGGTGTAGTAAAAATAGACAAGACATCTAAGTGGGTTAACTCCCGTTACGAGCAGCTCACTAAAGAAACAGATAACTTTGATTTCTATACAAAGTTTGTTGGTCAATTTATTAAGATGCAAGACGAGACTTATGGTCGTAACCTAGGGTACTTCTTTCCTGGTTTTGAAGAGACTTCCCTGCAGATCTATAAAGACAAAGGTTTTACAGAAGGTTTTAAAAAGAACTTTGAGATCTTCAAACAGAAGAACTTCTCTGCCAGCAGTATATTTGATTACTCTGTTAATGAGATAGCTACTGGTAATGATACCATGGTAAGGATGAAGTTTAATCGTCCTATCAATCTTAATGAAGCACAAGCTACTGTAGATGGTATTGGCTCTGTGATTAGATGGTATGAAGAAGCATTTATTAATCAAGCTGTAGGAGAAGCTCAGCCTTTGGTAAGTTCTACGCTTTCTTATCTAAATAATCTTTATAAACAGCTTGACCAGTCTAATATTGCTGATAAAGAAGTTCGTAAAACTAATTTAAAAAGAGTAATAGACTCTTACACTTTTGAATATGAAAAAATAATTAAAGGTGAAACCAAGCTTAATCAGGGAAATATGAGTAAGTTAGGTGATACTTTATTAAAAACAATTGGTTTTACCCGTCTTGGTTTTGACCTGGCTAACCAGGTTGGTAACTACTTTTCAGGAAATGTTCAGACATTCCTGGGTGGTCACAAAACAGGACAGTATAACAATAAGAACCTGGCTGTAGCTAAAAAACAATTCTATGGTTCAGATGGTTTGATGGCGTCATTACTGAGGGATTCTAATAAGATGTCAGGGTTTACCCACATGACCAAGATGTATCTTTTTTTTAATCCTGCTCAAGCTGATCTTAAAAATACATATGACAAAACTCGTTCTACTAGTCAGCGTATTGGTCAAGGAGCTATGGACTTACAACCTGCTTTTTGGATACAAGATAAAGGAGAAATAGAAATATCTTCTACTATATGGCTTGCTATGATGGATAACCGCAGGGTTAAACTGGTAGCTGAGCGTAATGCAGATGGTACTATTAAGACCTACCAGACTGAAGCTGATGGTACTGTAAAAACTATTTCTGCTTTTGAAGCATATGTTTCTAATGCTGAAGGAGAGATTGTTATACGTGATGATGTTGACTGGACAAAGAATGATGAAAAAAGTATTATGAGTGCTATATATTCTGAAATACGTAGAACTCAGGGTAACTATGCATCAGCAGATAAGACCAGAGCAGAACGTGGTATTCTTGGAAGGTTCTTGGTATTCTATCGTAAGTACTTAATGCCTTTTGTACTAAACCGTTTTGGTGCTAGAAGAGATAGTGCTGAATCTGGTGAGGTGGCAATGGGTTATTATAATGCTTTAATACGTGGTTTATACTACTATCGTTGGAAGCTTTTTGCAGGTATGATTGGTAAAGATGATTCTGTCTCTCCATTCTATGCAAAAAAAGCTTATTATGCTGTAAGAGAAATAGTAATGGCTTCTATGTTATATATTCTTGGTACTTTTTTACAAAGTATGGTAAAACGTATGGATGATGATGATGATGATAAAATAGCCAAGAATATTGCTTATCAACTCTTGGCTATTTATATCAAAACTGAGCGTGAAACTCGTTCAATGGTACCAGTTCCTGTTATTGGTTCTATAGATGAATATATTAATCAATTTACTTCTTTTACTAACTTTGGTAGAGACATCACTCGTGTAATTAAACTTACTGAGCATGGTCTTGCTTTAGGTGGAGCACAAGTTTTTGATTCTGAAATGATAGATAGAGCTGCTTACTACCAAAGAAAGACAGGTATATTTGATAAAGGAGATGCTAAAATTATGAAAGATATTTATGACGTTTCAGGTTTTATGAACTTTTATGAACTTTATAATCCTGAAGTGAGAGTAGAAGATGCTTTCAAAAGAAGATGATAAAAAAAGGGGGGGTTAACTATTCCCTTTTTTATTTAATATTGTTATACTAAATAACAATATTCCTATACCAACTTCTATGTCTACACCATCATAATATTTTTCTGTAGATGTTTCAAACGTTTGAATAACATTAACATTAATACCAATAAGTATTTGGTATTTAGGTAGAAATTTTAAACGGATATCCTGTATTCCCATATTTAATTTTTATTAGTTTCTATTATAAATGGATGACGGCCGAGATAGCAATCTTGCTCCCATCCCATGTGTTTTTTAAGACCGTTAATATAACTTTGTATGTTGGTAGCTCCCACTGGATTGTGTGAATGTACACATACAGAGTTTAACATTGCATTATTCTTTTGTACATATTCTCCTAACCACTGAGCACAATCAAGCCCTGTTTTTTCTTTATAGCTTTCATAATCAGGAATTTGATATCCTTGTGCAGTTGTTTGATTTATATAGTCTGTCATGTGTTCGTTTGCAAGATCATGATCAAAACTAATAAGATCTGGAATACCATTCTTACTAATCCAATCAACAAACTCTTTATAGTTTCTCACTACTACCCATTCTTTATATCCTGGAATGGTCGTTGTTGGTGTACGAATATCATCAAGATATAAGCTACGTTTAAGTTGTTTTGTTAGCATGTTCATGGGTTATAAGTTCTTTTAGCATTTTATTATCATGTTGCAATATAAGTATTTCTTTCATACATGTTTCTACTACATTAGACATTGTTTGTAAAGCTTGTTCATATTGACGTAAATTTATACTCACTGTTGTATAACTAAGCTGTTCTCCATCCATTGAAATACCTGTTTGAATTACATATTCATTAGGTAAAGGAGCAGATAAATTAAGCTTGTTCTGTAATGGAGAATGTCCTTGTCCTTGAGTTATAGCATGACTATAAATTTTTAAGTTATCTTTCAACCATAGCTTCATTTCATCATGAAGAAAAAACCTGGGCTTATCCCCAGGTTTTCTTTCTTTTAGTATATCTTCTATCATATATGTTTATTATTTTATAAGTTTACTAATCCAAGATTTACTAGTTTCTTTTTGTAACTTTTCTTCAAGATCTTTTATTTTCTCTTCAAGTTGCTTTTCACGAGTTTTAGTTTCTCTTTCATTTAAAAGATCGTCATACTTATTTTGAAGATCTTGTATTCGGGACTCATATGATTCTATTTCAGAATGATGATTTTTAGTACGAGCTATAATTTCATCTTCATACTCTTTACTAAGTTCAGCAAGTTTTTGAACTTGTGTACTCACTTTATATTTTAATGTACCTATCTCTTGTGATACAGCATCTTCAGCTTGTTGACGTATATCTGCCTGAACATCTTCAAAATTTATATATTCTTTGACTTCATTTATTACATCAGTACCTGTAGGTGTATATAAATTAATGGAATAGCTATATAATAGTTGATCAAGTCTACCTTCAAATTTATACATACTTTTTGCATCAATTCCTAGTTTATATAAGTTTGACTTTAGTAAACTCCTTACTTTAGATATAATATCATACACTACATTATTACTTGTAGGGTAATTTTTAGTAATTTTTACAATACGTCTATCTGCTTTTTCTTTTGCAAGTTCTGCTTTTAGAGTTTTTATAATTTCTTCTTTTTTCTTTGTGTCATCTCTCATTTTATCTATATCTGAAAGACTCATTGTTACTGTACCTGTTGTCATATTTTATATTTTAATAGTTTTGATGATATTTTGATTCTTGTACACCTGTTTGACCATTGTATTTACTTCCAGACTTTTGATCATATGTCTCTAAGATTTCTCCTTCTACACGAGCAAATTCTATTTGACAAATCTTCATATTAGGATAGACTTTTACAGCACGTGTAGCTACTAATTCTAGAACTAAACTTCCTTCAAAGCCTGTATCTATAAAGCCGGCCGTAACATGTACAAACAGGCCCAGACGTCCTAAAGAACTCTTTCCTTCCACCTTTGCACGTATATTATTCTTCACTCCTATACGCTCATTACAAGCATATAAATACACTTCACCGGGATATAGTATTCTCCCTTCTTCAGGAATAGTGAGCTCAATAGTTTCATTGGGTTTTTTAGGATCTAATACACCCTCTTTATAAACTTTAAACTGAGGTGCTAATGTAAGATCTACACTGTTTGGATTTACATGTGCAGGATTTAGTGGTTCTATCACTATACCACCTGTTTTGATTTCTTCTAAAATAACTTTGTCACTTAATATCATATTATTCTTATTTTAAAAACTTAGATCTACTTATTAAAATTTGTTCTTTGTATTCTGGTTCCATTTTAGATAATCTACAAGCAACATCTTTTCCATATAAAGGAGAGTGCACTCTATTTTTACTTGCACATTTTTGCAAGACAGTTTTAGCATCTATACCAAGTCTATTACTAGCTTTTGCATAACTAGGATAGATGCCTATTAACTTTTTTAACTCAGGATCAAAAACCTTAACACACGTATCTGAGTGAAGTGTGTTAAGGCCTTCTTTAGGATGCTTCATAAATTATTATATAACTTTCTAACTTTACTACCTAATTCCATATCATTAGGTGTGTTAACTATTTGAGATACAGGCACTTGTACAGATTTTGTTGCTTTTTCATAGCAATCTATACATAGTTGACCAGCACCTTCAACATATCCATATCTGGAATCTATATGATCAGTAACATCATATAAAGTGATTTTGTCACACATTATACATCTATCTTTCATAAACTAGTTTTAGAATTAAATTGTTCTTCAAATCTTTTTTCTAAATCTTTCCAATAACCACTTTCATCATTAAAGCGGTTACAAATTGTAACCAACTCAGGAAAACCTAGAGCTATCTTAGTTCTGTTTGATCTATCTAATTTAAATATTGCATCTATAAGAGCAGTCATACCACTACCTAATATACCAAGTTTATAATGCATAAACTTGATTTCCATTTCTGTTAAGTTACTTGTTTTCATTTGTTATATTTTCATCTGTTAAAAATTTGAATTCATCTTCAAGTTCTTCTATACTGAGCTTATGTGCTTCCCAATCATGCTCATGATAAATTCCTCTTTCATAACATTCTAGTGCTCCTTTTAGGTCTGCGTATGCACACTTAATAGCTTGTTTCTGTAATAATGTCATTGTAGTATTTTTTCTTTTTTTAAAATATTATGTACAGTGAACATCAAAGATACTAAATCTGAACCATTAAGAATCTTATAATCAAAATTGTAATCATCTAACTGTGTTTCAGATGGATGATCATTTACTGCAATAACTCCAGGACGGTCTACACGTATCATAATACCACCTGCATCTTTAACAACTTTAGCATCATTAGGAAATCTACTATCTGTAATAATCCAATTAGGGTATTGAGGAATTACTTCATTTTCTTCATCTGAATGCTGTTGACAATTATTAATAGGTTTATAATCAGCCATAAGAGCATTCACCCATGCAGTAGGATGCAGTCCATTTCTAATAGCATCAGTACCTAGTTTTTGTAAGAAGTCTCTTACAGTCATAGGAACAGATTCCATATCTACTTTTTTTGGAAATATTCCATTCTGACGTTTACCTGGTTTCATTTTTAAAACATTCCACTCAGGGCCAAGATTGGTCTTTTTGAATTCTTGGTCTTCAAACTTCTTTTCATCTATGCCAGTTAATATACTAGCTATAGTTTTAAGCTTACCTGACCATTTTTTAATTTCCCAACCAGATTGTTCAGATAACCACCAATCATGATCATCTACATTTTTTAGTATTTCTTCTAATGTAAGTTTGCCTACATTAGCACATTGTAAGTATTGAATAATTCTACCTACAGTGTCTTTTCCTGATCCGGCATAGCCTGATATTCCAATTATTGCCATAATTATTCTATTTCTTTTGGATTTTTATATTCTTTAAGACAATTTACAACTTTATTATGACCTTCTAAAGCTTCATCCCATGTACAATATCTCCACATCTCTCCATCATACTCTCCACCAAATATCATAGTTTCAAATAAAACTGGTTGACCGTTTGGATCCCAGTTATGATCTAATTGTAAAAAAACAGTAGACACTTCTTGACCTAATATAACATCTAACCCCACTCTTCTTTTATCAAATGTTTCTTTTGTCAAAGAAGCTGGGAATTCACCTTCCGGTAACATTTCTGTTGTTTTATCTTCGTTTAATTTATACCAACCTATCATATTTCTATTTTTAAAAATTAAAATAAATAGTTCTAGGAGATGTTATTCTCCCAGAACTATTTTGTTGCAAACTAAAAAAACTATATTTATATTAGTTAAAACTAACACCAAATTCTTTAACAGTTGGTTCTTCTTCCATCATAACTAATTCTTCACTCTGATAAACTACAGGTGTTCCATCATCACCATTATCTGTAGGTTCATTCAAATCTTGTAACTGGCCAAATTCATTTACAAAAAAGTTGTGCACTTTTTGATGATCTGAAAGATAAGTCATTGGATGTGAATCTTTTAGAGCAAGTGTTATATGATTGTACAAATCCCAAGCTGAATCTGGATTATTAGAATAAGTGTAAGCAGGTATTTCTATTTGACGATGTATCATACCTACTTGTGTAAGTGTAAGAACATCTTGTTCAATTAGAAGACGTCCTATAACACTTCCTTTTTGAGCTTGAGTAAGATTCACTTGTTTTAACATTTCTTTATCTGCTACAAGATTAGTATAGTATACATTAGCGTGACTAATTTGATATTGTATAGATGAAACCATATCATTAAAGGCTGTTTTACCTAAGTGCTTTCTTTGAAAGTTAGAAAGATCTCCTGATACCATTCCATTGTCACAAACAAATACGTGTCCACCAATAGCACACTTAAATTTCATTGTTTTATTATAACTGTTTGACCATGCAAACATTAGTCCCATATCTGCATCTCCACCATCATTATAGTTGAGATGATAAATTCCTTGAGCAACTTGACCATCAAGGGTGGTCTTATATAATTCTTTATCAATAGTAAAGTTTCCATTACTTAATTCTTTACGTACAGTGTCTATAATTGTTCCATGACTAATTACAGAATATTTTCCCCCATGTTGTGGGAGAGGTGTTGTTCTTAAATGTTGCTCTGTTACAAAGCTTGTTTTTGTAGGCATAACTATTATTTAAAAAGTGATAATTGAACTGAGGATTTATATTTAATTATTTCCATTTGTTCTATTTGTTTGTATATTTCATTTAAGTAGTATTTCATATTAATATCATACTCCTCAAATGGTTTTTGTTTATCTACATTGTTTACTACTGTTTGCATCCATTCTCCTGCCTCCACTTGAATTTGTCTACCATCAGGATGAGCTTTAACTAGCTTTACTCCACTATTAGAGATAAAGTATCTAACAATCTTTTGTAAAGATTTAGATTGATAAACACCTTCTTTTTTAATAGTAAGATTAAAAGCTGTATCTAAATTACAACCTGCCCAGTCTATGTTGACTTTTGGATTATCTCTCCATTCATCTTTAACATAGCTGTCCTCACTCCATTGAGTACTCCATCCATTAGCTAAAACATACTCTCTTTTTTGTAATTGATTGTAATGCTTATACTTTTCAGGAATTGCTTGTACTATACTAACTTCATTAATCTTCCAGTTTCCTTTGGCTTTTACACCAGCACAATAATCTAATACATTCTTATTAGCTGCTAAGAAATCTTCAGGTTTAATACCATTTACAAAATATGCATAAATAGCTTTAGGAATAATAAGAAAGCTTTTATTTTTATGAAATACTGCTACTTTTTTCTTATCTAAGTCTTCCCACTCAAATGCACCTTTAGATTTAACCTTTCCTTCTTTATTAATAGCAATGTAATTATTTACATCTCTAATAATCATTTTTGTATATTCGTCATGCTCAAGAGCAAGTTTAGTTATTTGCTCCCATTTAGAGCATATATCCATATACAAACTTACACTATGTGTTGGTATCATTGTTTCAAGACCATCCGTATTCTGCATAAGAGGAATAGCATCTGGTATTTCTTCACAAATCATCTCGTAAAGCATACTTAGACTAAGCTGACCGTTTACAGTAATTTGCATAGTCATTTTAGGATCGTATAGAAAACTATTTTCATCACCAGTTAAACCATACGTACTATTTAGAATAATCTTGTATACATAGTTTTTAGGATCAGTTTTAGGAATCTTTTTACGTTCTTCAAATATCCATTCATACAGTTCAGAAAATTCTTTCTTAGGAAGATGTGCAGGATGAAATCCGTTCTTAATAGCTAAATTTGGATAGAAACTAACAACATCTGATGTCATTATAGTCCATCCTGGTTTGACTTTATAAATTCCAGGACTTGTTGCACCATGTATACCACCTAGTCCATAATCAGTTTTAACTCCTTTATATTCAATAGTGTGTTTAAATCCTTCTTTTGTAGATGTGATCACCTTTGTACGGAAATAATTTAATACATTTTGAAAAACGGATGTTTTAAAGTTTATGTAGGGTAGAATGCAATCTGCTAAAACTATATAATCTCTAGGTGTTCTGAGAGTTTTAATCTCAGACTTATTCCAACCAAGTTTCTTATGCAAGAAATAGAGAAATAACTCTTTAGATATTCTAGGTTCAGAGGCACTATAAAGATCAATACCATATTCACCTGTTAATGTTTGTCTAAGAACTATTTGTTCTTTACTAAACATCATAATTTCTTTAGTAGAAAGTACATCATTTAAACAATAACTAACTATCTTTTTAAGCGTTTCAGAATCAATTACAGGTTCATAGTGAGGATGTGGCATCTCTTCTACATTAGTCCAATCCATGGAGTATTGTATCCATTTTAGTGAACTCATTTTAGCTTTGTTATCCCAGTGATTCATTTTAAATAAATCTATCTGTTTTATAGAAAGCTTATAAGGAGCAAAGTCTTGAAATTCTCCTTTATCAGACTTGCTTATAACAGACTGAGCATACTTATACAAGTCACTGGCAAGATTGCTAGTGGATAGTGTTATAAGCCTGTCTGAGTTATTTAAAATATACTGAGTAATTTGGGCATCAAATGCTAATCCATTATAGGATATATGCCACTCTTTACTTGTCACGCATGTTTGAAGAAAGTTGACAAGCTTTTTTATATCATTTCTATCGTTATTAATTATAAAGACGTGCTTTACGTCATCGTTTTTATAATGAACAAATACACCTACAAAACAATTAAGTATTGTCTCATAGTCCATAACCCAATGGGTTTGTTGAGTGCTCATATGTAATTTGTTGTTCAGTTGAGCTGTCCCCCCTCTTTTTTGTACAAATTAATCTTTTGTAACTTCTTCCTGTGCTACCACTTCAGTTTTATTATCTATATCAAGATATGATTGAAAATCAAAGTCATATGAATTAGCTGCTAAATAAGTAACCATTGCTTTAATTTCACTAGGCTCTTCAACATAATACTCATAATAAGACTCAATTGTTTTTCTTTCTTCAGCATAGTCTTTACCATCTTGACGTCTTCCCATTTTTAGTTTTTTAACATCACCATTCTCGTCAAGTTTGGGAAACAAGTGCATGCTTTCTTTCTTATCTTTACCAATCAGTGCCATCACTTTACTGTCACGATCATAAATACCTTCTAAAAAAGGACACTCAGAAGATGTAGGAATTAATTTAAATGTCTTAGTGTTACCCCAAGTACCGGTAACTAGCATCATAGAATTCATCATATGTATATAATTTATTTTTACAAATTTAAAGAGTTTTCTACAACATCTCCAAATCTTCTTTAGGAATTTTTAATGTTTCTTTATCAATATCACAAGGATTACAAAGTTCTCCTACTGCTTTTATGCTGCTAGTTTCCACATCTAAAAGAGTAGCATATAAATCATAATACCTATCTGGGTATAAATATGTTTCTATGTAACGATATTCAACTGAAACTTCTCCAAAATAATCTTTTATAGCTTTTTTTAATTTAGGATTCAATTTAGAATATTTACCCATAATTACATGAAACCAGTCACTTTCAAATGATTGATAATCAAATACATATAAGTTATAGTTTTTTACATCCATCATTTTACTAAATAATGGATTGTTTAATAACATTTTTTCTTCATAAGATTTAAATTCTGCACTTTCTTCTTTCTTGTAAGTACATATTAATTTACAATCTTCAATTTGTATTAAACCTTCTACTGCCATATATGTACCTGTAGGTGGGAAATCAGAGATCTTTTTTATACCTAATAAAGGATATAAAAAAGATCTAGATTTCTGAAAATACTTCCCGTATACATCAGTAATTTTTTGCAAGTCTTGTTTCATCTATAAAATAATTTTTATAAAATTACTAAATCATTTGCAAAATCATATGGAAGTTCATAATTTTTATTTTTATAATGCCATTCAGCTTTTTCAATAACTTCGTTAAATCTATCTAACCAGCTGTTTAATGTATTTTCTGATACAGGAAATGCATAAGTCTGAAATGCTTTATCAATCACTACAAAATGAAACTTCACATTATAACCTTGGTCTATTAAATCACGGAATAAAAAGTCTGCCATAATCATATACATTATAGCTTGTAACCAGTAAGAATAGTATTCTATAGATTCACTAAAATCTTTTAGTTCTTTACTAGTAGTTTTAATATCATTGATATATATAATTTTTTCATCATGATTAATCACTATGTTATCAATAATACCTTTTAATCCATATGATTTACTAGAGAAGTCTATAGATGCTTCTAGCTCATTAATCACTTTTACATTATCAAAATCTGATATATTACAACCTATTAGCTTACATATCTTACTATTAGTTTTAACTATTTCTACAGCATCATAACAATACTTATAGGTAGGTTCATCTACTAATGTTTTATCAGCTTTAAGTTTAAGAAATTTCCAATAACTTTTAGTATCATCTGTAATTATTTTATCTATTCTTTGGGCGTCTGTTTTCAAACTTTGATGATAATTAATATCTCTCATTACATCTAACAAAGCACCTTGAAATTCTTCTAATTCTGTACGCGTGTCACCATTTCTAGCAAGTTCTGAATAATGACTGAAAACTCTATCTATTACAATTTTTACATTGTCTTTCGGTAAGTTATCTGGAATCATTAAAAACTTTTCTTTAAACTTCTCAGGTTCTAGTAGAAGCAGGTGAATAAGTTTACCTTGTATTAAATGCTGTTCTACTTTTTCTTGTTTTAATCCAAGTACATACAAATGATAAAATATAGTAGGATTCCATAAAAGTTTATTTAAACTACTATATGAGTAGTAAAACTTCTTATTATAGAAACTTTCTTCTAAAATATTTATAGATTCTTCCATTATACTTTCTAGTTCCATTGTTTATTTATTTTATGTTATTTATTCTTTTTCCACACCCCAAGTTCTTCAAGCTTAGTTCGTATACGTTTTTGACTTTTTGGATCAACTGTATATCCTTCTTCATATTCTAAAAAACTTATTAAATCTATAACATCAATAAATTCTTTAGTTTCTTCTTCTTTTATCTTTTTGAAACTAGACCAGTCTTCTTCTGGTAAATATCCTATTAGATATTCTATAGGTATGAAGTTTAATAATTCTTCTAAAGCTTCATGATCATGAAAGTGAATATCTTCGCTCACTTGTTCAATAACTTTTTGCATTAGTTCTTCTTTGTTCTTTTGGTTTGGCATATCTATTTATTTATTCTAAACAGGTGAATTATTTTTAGTAATAATACCTAAAGTTTTATGCATTTCATCTAACACTTTTTTATGAAGACGATGTGTGCTTGTAGGATCTGCGTCTAATTCAGAAAGAGTTTTATATCTTTCTTTTAACCTTATTTCTTCTGCATTATTGTTTTTTAGTTCATCTGCAATTCTTTTAAGTTGAAGTGCAATTTCTGGTAGAGTATGTTCTATAAGCATACGTCCCAGCATAGTTTCATGTAATTCAGGCATATTTTACTTTTTCTATGATTTTTAGTTTATTCTTCAAAAGGTGCTTCAACAATTGATATGATAGCTCCCAAGTCAAATATTTGTAATACTCTTTCTACAGACTTTGCACCTATAAAAGTCCATTCTTCTTCCTTCTTACTGTGAGGAATATAAACCACTTTAAATCTTTTCATTTTCTTCTTTTTTTTCTCTTTTATGAATAATTATACTTAATACTTCTAATAATTGTTTAACATCTTCTTCTGTATATTCGTGCATTTCAAACATATCAGGTGTTATAGCATGTAAATCTTCTATATTTAAACTTTCTAAATAATCAAGAGGAATACTAGGCTGTGGGTTTATCTGATGCTGTATATAACAGTATATTATTTTAAGCCATTGTGTTTCAGTGATGTTTTCAAATAAATTCATTTCTTTTCTAATTTTGTTTTAATCTTAACTTGTCATCTTTGCTTTTAGTGTCATGACATTGGATACAAAGCACCTGCAGATTATCTATTTCACAGAACAGTCTTTCTACAAATCCAGGAAGATCTTGTGCACAGTTTAAGCTTCCAGCAGGTTGTATATGGTCTACATTAATATGCTTTTCTGCAAACCAAAGTTTACATACATTACATTGATACTCAAACTTTTGTCTTTTGTTGGGTCCTTTGTATGTTCGTTTAGCTTTTAGCTTACACTGAGTGATGGGTTTCCACCATCTAGACTTCTGTCTAAGACCTGAACGTATAAAACTCCAGAAGGCAGCTTCTGTCATTGTACCTGCATTTTTAGTTTTAGGTACACGAGGTTTTCTTGTGGTCTTTTTAGCCATATTATTCTATTTTCTATACAAATTTAGTTTAGAAAATTATAAATCCTGTAATTTTTTATCTAATAATGGAACTAGTGTTAATAATACTTTCTTTGCTCCATGGTCTTTTATGCTATCAGAAATATCTTTACTCATAGGTAAAACAGCTACAGCCACTTCTGGATAGGTGATTTTATACTTTGCCAGAGATTGTATACCTGCTTCGTCATAATCAAATAAAACTATCACTTTTTTATAGTTTTTAATGTATTCTAGCATTTGTTCTTTACGAATAAATGTATTTTCAGAATCAGGAGCAATTACATCCATATCCATTTTAAGGCTTCTTAAAGACATTACATCTTTAAGAGAACTTGTAATAACTAAATATTTAGAATTATTTAATTGTTCAGTTCCTTGTATATAATCATTCACTTTAATAAATTTTTTATCTAGAGTTTTTGGTTGGTATATTTTATAAAGAGTTTCATCTTTTTTAAAATAACCATATAAGTAATTACCATGAATAGTAAGACTATTTAATTCTCCTTCAACTTCTTTTTCTAATGTGTAATATTCTAAAGGACGAACACAGTATTCATTTAGTAAACGTGAACCTATATTAAACTGAGTCCAATAATATTGATCAGAAGTGTTCCAAGAACGAAACATATATGATTTCACTTTATACTTACTAGCTTGTTTAAACTCTTTTAAGTCATACCCACCATTATTATGCAATATAAAGTCATTATATTTTTCTACTATTTGTTGGCAAGTTTTGTAATAAGAAAGCTGTTCAATATCTTTTACAAGATCTATAGCTGAGCCTCCTTTACCAGAAGAAAAATCTTTATATTTATATATTTTTCTTTTATCATCTGCTACATAGATACACATTGAAGGTGTACGTTCTTTACTATTGAATAAACTTTTTATTTTTACATCTTGCCCTATTAGCTTTTCTTTAAGTTTACAATAAGTTTCAAATATCCATGTAGTTGGTACATCTTTTACATCATGTACAAGATTCTTTGTTTTAAACATACTATTAGTTTATAAACATGTATAAAAAATATAGGGGGGTGTAGAAACACCCCCCGCATTTTAGGATAGAAAGTATAAAGAATTACATTTCAAAATCATTACTAGCTGGTTCAAAACTAGTTACATTAGATTTTGACAATGGTTTAAAATGATACTTATTTGTTTTATCAAACTTATCAAGTTTTGATTCATCAGTAGAGATAAATTTATACTTTGGTAAAGACAATTTAGTAATTGTTTTATCATTGTATTCTTCTTCTGATCCTTTCAAAAACCAATAAGCATTATGTCCTTTTAGTATTTCTGTAGCAGCAGCTGCCCACTCTTCAATACTTGTTATTGCTTTATTAGTAGAAAGAAGGTCAATTTCATCTCTAAGACCTAATTCTTTTGCAATAACAATAAACTTATTTAAGATGTCATTTTTATTAACATCATCCGTTTGAAATTGATCTGTCCAAATAGTAGCAGAAACACGAGAACATGGTCCTGTATACTTTGGTCCATCTGGATTGTCTTTGTCAAGAGGCCATCCTTCAAAATCTGGATCTGTAGATTTTGCCACTAAGGTTAATTCAAGAATTTTCTTGTCTCCCTTACTAGATGTTCTAACTTGTGAACTATGGATTTTTGCATAAACTACACCAGGTTGTAATGATTTTGGTGTTCCACCTTGTTTTACTTCTTGTCCTTTTGTACTAAACATAACGTTTTGTTTTTATTAAATTAAGAATTAGAAAAATTAGTTTTCAAAATCAGAAATAGCTTCATTAACATATGCTAAATCATTAGGTATTTCAAAATCTTTGAACATACCTTTTGGACTTTTGCATGTATTATCACCAGTTGTTTGTGTTTCAAACACATATCTAGTTGCACCATTAGCATCTCTTTTAACTTTACCATATAGTACAATAGAAAATAAACCTTCTAATGTAAGCTTTTCATCAACCATTTTACCAATGGTTTTAGCTTTATATCGTTTTTTACCTTCAATATCAGTTCCTTCTTCTGAATGTGTTAGATAATAAACAGTAAGATCATCACGTAAATCTTTAGGAAGTCTACTTATACGAGCTAAGTGTCCACCAATTTCTGTAAATTTTTCATAACCTTTCTCACTTGCTCTATCAAAAAATTCAAAACTAGACATGTATTGAAAGTCATCTATCACTACTGTTTTAATCTCAGGACGTTTACTATTTACATATACTAACGCTGCTTCAATTTGTTCAGGTTTACTACCTGAATACAAATTTCCTGCTTGGTTATCTTTAGTCCAAATAGTGAATCTTTTCTTCCATCCTCTAAATGGAAGAGGTTTATTAGCTACATTAATAATAAATGTACTATCAGGATCTAAATTTTCAATAGATGTAGATTTACCTGTACCTGATTCTGCAATAATTAATACTCCTTTTCCCATATTATTTGTTTGTTGTTGACTTAATTAAATTATTTAACCAATCTTTAGAACTAACAGGAATACCTTTTTGTATAGCGTAATAATCTCTAATAGTCATATCTGAGAATAAACAATCATCTAAAAATGGACTATCTGCTTTATTAATAACTGATTGTTTTGGCTCAACTTTACTTGGTTTTTTTTCAACATCTAATAATGCTGAACTTCCACTAATAGATACACTATATTTATTAATTATTCTAAGCTCATCTACAGGTACTAAATATGCAGTATGATTTTTATTTAATAAGTTTACTTCATATTCTTCTCCATAATTTAAATTATGAGGAACATTATAAATTGTTTTTTCTTCATCTGTAGGATTAAATGCATTATCATACATTTCAAAGAAAAGACCTCTTTCTTTTAAAAACTCATTATCAAAAATTGATACTACATGTTTTCCTTTAGGACTATAAAAAGGTGTTTTGTATTGAAAATCATTTCTTTTTACACCTAAATTATCAGCAAGAGGTTGATGATAACTTCTAAGTTCTTCTAAAATAGCTGCTTTGTAAGTTGATGAGTCTTTTGGATCAAGAGCTTTGTATTCTGCATAAGATAAGCGTTTGATCATTCCGTTGTTGTCTTTTGTAATTTTAAACATATTTGTTGATTTTTAAATTTCTGTTCCTATTGGGCATTGTGGTTGAGAATTTCCTTCTGCTCTTTGTGAATATCTTGGTCTAACACCAAGCTGTCTCTGAGGAGTTGGTGTCGCCACTTCAACCATTCTTTGATTTTTACCATCCATCTTCATAAATATCATGGTTTTTTTATCATCGTTATTTCTCACTTTAATTAAGTGCATAATAACATCATCAGTTTCTACATTATAAGCTTCTGGACCATATGATTTGATATCTAATTTGAACGGACGTGATAAAACTATTACCATATCAGATCCTTGCATAAGAGCGTCACCTCCAAATATATCTCCTGATGTAGGATAGTTATTTACAGAGGAAGCCACTCTTCTTCCTGCTTCTTCTATTGATCTATTTAATTGTGTAAGCATAATTACAATAATAGGTAGTTGATTCTTTAGTTTCATTAACATTTCTGTTACATTGTATAAGACATCAAATTTATCTTTATCTTTTGAACTTTTCTTAATCAACCAACTATGATCTATTGTTATTAAAAGTGGTTTACTACCACCTCTTATATATGCTAATTCTATTTCTTTTTTTATTTGATGTTCTGTTAAAGATTCATTTATAATGTCTCTTCTAAGTCCTATTTTTTCAAGTTCTTTTGTTTCAGCTGTAAATTCAATAATTTTATTCATTGTAAATTGATCAAGCTCTCTTTCAGTACTTAATATTACACCGTAATCTAAAGCCATTTCTGCAGCAAATTGACGAGATGCATATTGATCAACTCCCATTTCAAACTGAAACTCAAGAATATTAAACTTTTGTGTAGGATTTAAACGATATGCTTCTCTTAATATTTGAGAACTAATCATTGTTTTACCTGCACCTGGTCTAGCACCAATGGTTAACATGGATCCCCATTCTAAACCTGCAACACCTGCTTTATTAAAGCTTGGCCAAGGTGTTCTTAAACTTTTTATTTCTCCTGATTTTCTCTTCTGTACATATTTTAAACCTTTTTCTAAAACTTGAGAGAAAGGTTTAAACTTAGACGTGTATTCTTGTTCTTCGCTCATATTAATAATATGTTTGTAAAAATACAAAATAAAATTTAAAATCAAATAATTTTATAAATTAATTTTGAGATAAAATCTCAGGATTATCTAGAATCATTTGGCAATGATCTGCCAAGAGTGACCTATTTATTCTTGTACTTGCATCAGTTCTCTGAATAAAATAACTACTGGTAGTTATATATTCCATATTCTCCTTTTGTTTCATATAAATGTAATAGTCAGTTGCATCTAATACTAAGGTCCAGTCATATTCTGGATAAGTTTTAAAGAACCAAACAAACTTATCTTTTAATTCTTGTACAGTTTGTCTAAGCAATCCCACCTTACCTATTCTTATAGCAGGAAACATTTCTCTATAAGTATTTATATTTTTTACTGAATCTTCGCCTAATACTTCTGAGGACACTTTCTTTTTTGATTTTACAAGATAAGTTTGAAACTCATCAAGTATAAATAAAGCTCCGTGACTTAGATTATTTTTTTCATCTAAATGACCTCTTTTTATTGCAATTTCTTTTTCTTTTTCATCATCTATAATACTACATGTTTTTATTTTATGTCTACGGCAGTCAAGGAAATAAAGTTGATTAGGGCTTATATTATACTTGATCAGTGAGTTCCAAAGTTGCTGGCTCATAAGTTTCTTTTATTAATTTAATTATTTTTTTATATGTTTCTTGAAAAGGAGCATTATTCTCTAAAAGAATCTTACATGTTTTAATGTTGTGTATCACTGTTGTATGATCTCTTTTTCCTAAATATTGTCCTATTTTATCAAGAGTGTAACCCATTGTTTTTGCCATAAGACAAAACATATTTCTAAGTTCTACCACTTCTCTAAATCTTCTTTTTACTTTTAAACTAATAGTAGTGTGTCCTCGTTGTGGTAAAAAAGGAGTGAATACGTTTTCAAGATCTTCAAGTGATAGTATAGGAATGGTGTTTCCATTAGCATCTGTGGTTACATTAGTCACTACAATAGGATAGTAACCTAGTTTTTCACAGAATTTCTCTTTAAATTCAGTAGTTAACTTTTTTTCTAACATAAAAGCATAAGTTTTAGTATTCATATATTTTTAAAATTTTGCTTACAAATATAGGTTTCTTCTGGAATATTTTGTATATTATATTGTAGGGATTATTTTATTCTTACATATTTTAAATTTATTAAAATATTTTAACATGTCTAATCCTATTAGTAAGTATTATGCTCAGAAAGACTCAAATGGTTGGCCTATTCCAGGAACCATGATGGGTATTAATTTTAGTAACACAATACCTCCAAATACAATTGAGATTCCAACAACCACTGGAAATACTAACAATCGTAATGGTTTTAGGTATTTTGTTAGACTTGATCATCAAAATAAGATTATACCTAACTCATTGATGATTACACTACATAGACCTTCTGATGGTCGCGTATTAGAGTTTAAACTACCTTAATATATTAAAATAGTTTAATATCATGGAACCAACACATTTTGAAGAACAAGTAAAAGATGAACTTAAAAGTATGGACCAACGTCTTACAGATATGGAGGAAAAACTCACTTCCATGGATACAAAGCTTACACAAGTGGTCGATGCTATTTTAGGTAATGCTTTGACAAAACAGGGTGGATTTGTTAAACTTTTAGAATCTTTTGATGAAAAGATTACACATATTGAAAAGACTAGAATTCATGTTCTTGATAAAAAGGTGGCAGAACTTGAAGAATTTAAGAAGAAAGTGTACTGGGGGCTTGCTCTTTTAGGATTTATTGTAATGGCAGCCGAGTTTATTTTGAGAGTGTATACAACAATTAAGAAATAATATGGATTTTATAAAATCTAACGTTCTCAATTTCATTGTTCTTATTTTATTAGCAGTGATTTTGTTACAGAGATGTGGGGGTGGTAAGCAAGATACAATCCCTCCTTCTATTAAAAGAGATACAATATGGGTTGTCAAGGATTCCTTGATAGCTAGTAAGCCAAGATTGACTAATACAATACAGATAACATCACATGACACTATTATAAACCACTACATACCAGATACCAATTACAATAAATTAGTAAGACAGTATCAGGAGATTGTAAAAGAACTGTTAGCAAAGAACATACATTCAGATTCCATACGTATTGATACAAACGGATACGTAAAAATAACTGATACAGTTCAAAAGAACCTAATTATAGGTAGAACCACAGAGGTGAAGCTTAAATATCCTGTTATAAAAGAAACTATAACAATTCACCAACAGCCTAAAAATCAGCTTTATATAGGTGGTGGAATAGGTGCTAGTCAAAATGCTGCAGTTAATCAAGTTAGAATAGGTGCTTTATTTAAAACAAAGAAAGATCAGCTTTTTGGAGCTAATATAGGAATATCCACACAAGGAACAGTAGTTTACGGAATAGACTCTTATTGGAAACTTAAAATTAAATAATATGGAATTTGGTTGGAAACACTATTTTGAACCCACTCCTAAGAGACTTAGAGTGTTGGGTGATAGTTTAGCTGCTGCAGGAACATTTGGCGGCACTATAATTGTACTCAATGGACATCCTGTTGCAGGAACTATTGTAATGATTGTTGCTATAGTTGGTAAGTTTATTTCTAACTTCTTTAGTGAAACTCCTGAAGACAATGGCTAGAAAAATCATCATATCTGCTGGACACGGTGGTGTAGATCCTGGAGCTTCAGGAAATGGCTACATTGAACGTGACCTAGCAATAGAACTCAGAAACTTAATTGTAGCTGAGCTTAAAATCTTGGGAATCAATGCTTTAGTAGATGATGATAAGAATGCTCTTAAACAAACTCTTTTATGGCTCAGAGGTAAATTCACCACAGGTGATATTCTTTTAGACATACATTGGAACAGTGCAACACCAGATGCAAAAGGAACAGAAGTATTCATTCCTGACCAGTCTTCTAGCTTTGAACAAACATTAGCATTAGAAATTCTTAAATGCTTTACAATATTTGGTTTTAAAAGTAGAGGTGTAAAACCTGAATCTCAGAGTGCAAGAAAAACTCTTGGTTGGATGAGACCTGGAGCTGAAAATATTCTTCTTGAAGCATGTTTTTTATCAAATGTAATAGATATGAAACTCTATCAAGCTAATAAACAAGGAATTGCTCGTAAAATAGCTTTAACATTAAATCAATATAGCAAATGAAAAAAGGAAGTAGTGACTCTCGTAAAGTAATTTTTGGAAAACGTAAAGGACGTAGAGCTCGTAAAACAAAAGGACCTAAAGATAAAGCTGTCTCTAAATATAGAGGACAAGGAAAGTAAAACCGGTGTACATAAAATACACCGGTTTTTTTATTTAGCTTACATATCCTTTTTCATTTACTTTTGATATTTTTTGACCATCAAATAGAATAACTTGTTCATTTTGTGCATATTGTTTCATAACATCATTTGAAAATCTATGAAAAGAAGAACCTTTTACACCAATAAAAAAGGCTTTTTTACTATAAATCTGACATCCATCTTCAGCATCTGTTACAATTATTGCATTTTTATCACCTTTTTCTATATGTTTTACCACTTGATTAAGGTCTGTTCCTCCATTAGCTTGTAATGTAGCAATACTTATAATATCAGTTTTAATTCCTCCACTTTTAACATGATTGGTAAAAGGATAAATCTGGTTCAAAATACCCATTTCTTTTAACTTAGCCATCATAGATTTTCCAAAATCCATTCGTGATATAGTATCTCCTTTTTCATTAACAACACCACAACTATGACCCATTGATCCTGATACATCTATATAAATATTAATTTTACCAACATTTATATGATCTTTCACTTGAACATCTTCAGCAAATATCTTACGAAGATTTGGATGTAAAAGCTCATAATCTTCTAATCCTGATATATCTTGAGCATTGAATAAATCATCATACACTGGCACTTTTCTTGCTGAAAAATAACTAATACTTTTATCAAGTATTTTTTTAAGACTATTTTTAAGTGAACCCATTGATAATTTTATATTATCAATTTGAGCAGTAACTGCAGCAATAAAATCAGTTGTCATCTTTCCTGCAGACATGTTTGTTCTCTGATCTGGATTTGCGTAAATATCTTCTTGAATATCTTCACTTACATTCTCATCAAGATTTTTACAAATCTCTTGTGCATCTTTCATTTGTTTTTCATAATGCTGTTTAGAATTATCAAACATATCTTTAAGAATTTCTTCTAATTTATTTTGATTACCAGCTTCAGAACCAGCATCACTTAAAGACTTTTTAAGTTCTCTAGCTTTATCAGGATCTACAAATTCTAAACGAGCCATTTCAAAAAGAAAGTATCCAATTGTATTTCTTGTGTATATAGCTGATTTAAGATGACTTCCTTCAGACATGATTTTACCTACAGGATT